TCTGTTACTGCATCTGCTAATGTAAATGGCATTGGTGTATCCCCTGCTGATTCTGCTCTGTCAGTAAACTCAACAAATGCTTCGGCAAGTGCTGGGTTAGACTTCATCTGTTCAGCAATCTGTGCAACTTCTGACGGCTTAATACCAAGGTCTTCTGCAACTTCTACTTTTGCTTCTTGCGTCAATGCTTTGAGTGTTTGACTTACTGCTGTAATTTGTTCAGGGGAAAGAGTAACTAACTTATTATCCTTGCTTGTAAGGTTAGCAATAACTCCAGACAAGTCTTCTGCTGTCCCAGTACCCTTTTCAGGAATAAGTTCTGCTAAAACTTCATCTTTAATTTCTACATCTGGCTCAGTCCATGGGTTTTCTTCAGGCTCAGGATCTGGTCCTGGTTCTGGTGAAGGTTCAGGCGTAGGCTCTTCTGTGGGTTCCTCAGTAGGCTCTGGAGTTGGTTCTGGAGTTTGTTCTGGATCTGGTGTAGGTTCTATTGTAGGTTCAGGAGTTGGCTCCTCTGTAGGCTCTTCTGTAGGCTCTTCTGTAGGCTCTTCTGTAGGCTCTTCTGTAGGCTCAGGAGATGGCTTTGGCGTAGGACTAGGCTTTGGTTCCTCTGTAGGCTCTTCTGTAGGCTCAGGGCTTGGTTCCTCTGTTGGCTCATCTGTAGGCTCTTCTGTAGGCTTTGGAGATGGATCATCTGTAGGTTCAGGACTTGGTTCTGGGGTGGGTTCTGGGGTAGGCTCTGGAGTTGGTTCTGGAGTAGGCTGATTGGCTGCAGCGTTAGCTGCTGCCTGAGCAATAGCAGACTGAATCTCTCTTTGTAATTGTTCTTCATAGTAACGCCATGCGTTATCAATCGCACTATTAAGATTATTTATTGACTGCTCGTATGCATCTTCAGCATTATTTTTATTTTGCAATGCAGTGGCAACATTTAAAACTGCGTTGTTATATTCGTTTGTTTTATTAATTAATGTTTGATTATAATTATTTAATGTTGAAACTGCTTGATTATAAATATTTAGTTTGTCATTATATACATCTTGTGCTAAGTTCTTTGTAGCAAGTGCTTGGTTATAATCATTTATCTGCTCCTGTGTTGCACCTGGTCCAGAAGAAAATGTATTAAGGTTACAGCTAAAATTTTGTCCCCAGACTCTTGGATTTCCAGCATAGTCACATCCTGCTCCAGTCCATCCTCCAGGAATTGCCCATCCAAGATGATATGAACCTGGGCCTCCGCCGTTATACCACCATATTTCTACATCTAAAGTCTTGTCTTCACTAACATCATATGCTGGAGAATAGTCGCTCCATGTAGCACCTTGCTCTACCCAGTTATCAACGGCAAGTTGCCCATCAACATACATTCTAAACCCATCATCTGTATATCCTGCAAAGTAGGTTGATGTGAACCAAGACGGTACTGTTATTTGACCAGTGAACTTAACTATAAAGTTTTCGTATCTGTTACCACAAACTGGTAGTTGCATGTGGCTTGAGTTCCAAGTACCAGAACAAATCACAGATCCTGGGGTAGCGACATTACCCTGTCTAACAAGAGTATAAACAGTGTATTCCAAACCTGTTCCTCCAGCAGACTGCATGTTAGATTGTGCTGTTTGTAGATTAATGTTAGCTACTTCAAGTGCATCTAGTGCATTATTCTTATTAGTTAGGGCAGTGGCTATTGTGGCTGTTTGTCCATCTACCGCTGATTGGGCTAAATCTTTTTCTTCAAGTGCCGTGGTTTCTGCGTCAAGGGAGTCATCATATAGGACAGAGGTTTGTGTCTTGGCTTCTTCTGCAGATACGGCAAGATCATATTTGTCTTCTGCTTCTTGGATTAAGGATATAAATTCATCCTTGTATCCAAGGTCGTCTATGCTGTTGTTTAGTTCCTCAATTTGCTGAGCAGCAACTGTTAGTGGATCGTCAGAGTGGGCCTCTGTAGGGGCTATAAGAAGCCAAGCAAAGGCAAGGGTAGAAACTGTAAATATACGCAAGAGCTTTTTCAAGTGGTGTACTCTCCTCACACCTATTATATCAAATTATTCAGTTAGACATATAGGCAAAAAGAAAGGGAGCCAGTTTCCTGACTCCCAAACTTTTAAGTTATTGTTACTTAACTAAAGCAACCTTAGCCTTTGGATTCTTCTTGTTCCACTGAGTGGCCAACTTGTTAAATGCAGCCTTCATGGACTTAATCGCTGCAGCATTATCTGCAGTCAACTTAGCAATCTGTGCATCCTTAGCAAGAAGAGCAGCATCTGATGCAGTCTTTGCATCAGCAAGTGCCTTTGCACCTGCTGCCTTCTCTGTTGCTACAGCATCTGCAACTGCCTTATCTGAAGCAGCCTTTGCATCTGCAATTGCCTTATCTGATGTAGCCTTTAGATCAGCAAGTGCCTTGGCATGTGAAGCCTTTAGTTCTGCAAGTTCTGCAGTAACTATTGCAAGTGAAGCATTAGCTGCTTCCAACTCCAACTTGAACTGTGCGATAATCTTATCTGCAGCAACGCCTGCTTCTGCAAGTGCCTTTAGAGCGCTTGCTTCTGCCTTCTTTGCATCAGTTGCTTCTGCTGTTGCCTTTAGTAGGTCAGCATTAGCCTTTGCTAGGCTTGCTGCTAGGTCTGACTTAGCCTTAACTTCTGCTTCAAGCTGAGCCTTTGTAGATGCATGTGCAGCCTTCTCAGCAGCAAGTGCAGCCTTCTCAGCAGCAAGCTCTGAAACTAGATCACGAACTGCAATTTCTGCAAATGGTGAAAGTGTACGAGCAGGAAGTCCAACTACGTCTGCAGATGTTGCATCAGAAGATGTTGTTGGAGCAAATGTAATAAGTGAGCGTGTTCCAGTTGCTGGTAGTGTTGCAGTAAACTTTGCAACTCCAAAATCTGAAAGTGTTGCACCAGTTGTTACTGTTGCTGTATCTAGTGTTGCTGATGCAGCAAAGACTGCTGCTGTAATTGACTTACCAGATACCTTGTTACCAAATGCATCTGTTGCTGTAACTAGAATATCATGCTTTGTACCAGCAGCTCCTGCTGATGGAGCAGATACTGTTAGGTTGTTGATCTTTCCAGCAGTTCCCTGTACATAGTATGTAAGAGTTGTTCCACCGTTGTTGATTACAACTGTACCAATTGCTGTTGTCTTTGTGTAGACAAAAAATGTTGCAGTATTTCCAGTACCTGTTGCAATTGTCAAAGATGATGATCCTGACGATGCTCCTACTGGTGATGCTGATGTGTGTAGTGCAGACACGATTGTTGCGTTAGTTGCTGAAGCAGTAACTGATGTTCCTGTTGCAACTGTTGCTACAAAGCGCAATGCATCTGCTGCATCAATTGTGTTGTCCTCTGGGACTGGCAATGAAGCAGGTGTAGCAATTACACCATTAGTTGTATTTGCTACAGAGTTTAGCGTTACTGCAACAGTCATTACCGTTGCATTCGCAGGTGCTGCTGCGACAGTTCCCAAAGTCATGGCTGCAGCCACGGCAAGGGCGATCTTCTTAAATGAATTCATTTTTCTCCTTGTTATATTAGTTTTAGGTTATCAAGAAAACTCTTGACATCTTCAGGCATTTGCCTGTCTTCCAATTCTACCATAGCTCTCTGCTGTCTTGCAACTTTATCCGCAGATCCCCAGGTATGAATCTCTATCTCAATATTCATTTCCTTTGGGGTATGAGAAATGGCACCAAATACTGCCCCACAAACAGCATCTGCCAAGTCCTTAGACTTCTTTCTAGGGTGATCTACACGATTACCCTTCATGATCTTAAGCTCTGACATTTCTTCCAGAAGCAAGGGAATCATGGGCATAGCAATACGCTCTTCATAGACCATCATTGCTAAATCTTCGTAGTGTTTTTTGGCAACAGAAACAGTATCAGTTCTTATTCCTACCTGCTTTAGCTCTTGCTGAATATCATATGACTGCCAACGGTCAAATGAAACAATACCAATATTAAAACCTTGTCTGCGTAGATTAATAATCCATTGTTTTACTTCAGATAGATTAACGGGTCCTTCTGCCTTTGGTTCCCACCATGCTACTGCATCTACTACAACTATTGGTGCTACCTGTTCATAATCTTTAATTACCTGGATATTTACCCATTTATCTACGTGAGCAATAGCAACTGCACACTTATCGTGCTTCTGTGCAAGGTCAGCGTGAATGTAATATTGCTTGTCTGGATCTGGCTTAAAGTTTTCTGCAAATCTTCTAAAGCTATCCACAGGGTTTGTTAAGGTCATACAGTTAATAAGTTTATCCTTTTGCTTAAAGAAAGCATCTGATGCATAGGTTGGTGTACACAAGAAGCGCATCATTGCATCTCCTAAGTCTGTTAGGAATGCTATCTTAAAGTCATCAATCTGTCTGGTAGGGTTTACTTCCCATGTTGGTCGCTTTAATGCCAATACCTTTGGAATCTTGTATGAAATAATATGATCTTCTTCCCATGCAATCTCAAAGAAGTTGTCTGGGTTATCTTCTGGTAGGTCTTCGTTAATAATAAACTTATGTGATCTATCTACAATTTCTTTCTCAGCAATTACTGCATCGTACCTTTGTGAAATAAAGTCACCTGGATAGCGTGGGAATGAAAGCAAAACTACCTTACCAAGATCAGGAAAACGAGAGTCTACGGTACCACGGAAAGCTTTATATATATTGTCCGCAGTTTTTCCTTGTTCATTTCCTGTTGCTACTTCTGATGCAAAGCCAGAAATTTCATCAAGCACAGCCATAAACAAGTTCAAACCCTCATGTGATTCACGCTCTGAGTGACCAGAGTAAACAGTGATTGACTTATCAAACTCAATTGAATCTGCTTTAGGGTTATACTTTCCAGCAAACCAGGGTGATCTTTCAATCTTTGACTTAAACCCTTTAAAGAAAACATTTTTAGCCTGTTGAGCGTTAATAGCAACGTTAATGATATCAATAGCATCTCCTGCAGGCTTACCGTAGTAGACTGCTGGATCTTTTAAACATAACATCTTATATACTACATATGCACATGCTACTGTAGATACGAAGTCTTTTCCAGATCCCTTGCCAAGTTGCAGAATGATCTCATTCTTTGTGTACTTTTTAAAATATGCTTCACCATCATCACGAATATCCATTACATCTTCTTTACGATATATCTGACTCATTGCTTCAACTATGTCGTATTGTATATCAGAAAGCGGTGGTTGGCCAAGATAATCTGGAGACTCAACAAATGTTTTTGCATCTACTGGCTGTTCAACAAAATGGTTTTCCTTTAATACTTCTAAGAACTCTTTAAAACTCATGACCAAAAACCAACTATACAATACTTAACGCCAGAAGTAACTGGGTCTGCTGAATGAATAAACTCTTCTGATGATGGAAATACAAATAGAGTGTTTGACTTTGCTTTAAATGACTTATTAAGATTGCTAAAGGTAATTGTTCCACCATCATAGTTATCGTTTAGGTACAGCACTGCAGATATTTTTCTAGGAAATTCTTCAGTAGAATCTATATGCTCTGCAAAAAATTGTCCTGGAACATACCTGACAACATGATATCCTTCTCCAGTAGTTATATTAATACTGTGTCTTATTGCATACTCATTAACAATAAAATCAACTTCTTTTCTTAGCAGATCGTTTAATTCAACATCTATTCGTTTAACGTTTGCATCCCTTATATCTTTTGCTGAAAGCTTATTGTTTGTTTTGTATCTAGACTTCGCAACTCTTGCATCTGCCCATTCATGCTCTGAACAATGACCTAAAACATAGTCTAATTTTATGTTTGGTACATCATAGATAGAAATCATGTCTAAACTATTCATTGATATCCACAGAAACTATAGTTAAAACTTCTCCCTCTTTTGCTATTGCTGATAGCCTTTGAAGGATTATGTCTCTTACATCTGGGTGTGTTGATGCAATATCTCTAAGGATTCCTACCAACACTTCTTGTCTACGTTCAATTTCAACCATTTCTTCGGCAAGCTCTTTGTTTTCAAGTAGTCCAGCTTTTTGAAGCATATCAATGCGCTTAGACTCAATGTCCATTACAAGCTTAATTGCTGCTGTTTTTGCACTAAGGTTATTAGTCATTGATGCTTCGTCAATAACTTCATAAGATTTTAATATAAGCTTACTATAGTGTGCATCAGCTCCAGCAAGTGCATCCTTAGCACGAGCACGAATTGCTGTATTATTAGATGTTTTTTCTTTCCATTCATCAATGTATGCAACAACACGAGTTCTTGGAATAGCTAGCTCTTTTGATATGGTTGTTGGGTCGCTACCTTTTAGATACTCGCTAACAACATCATTCATTATGTCAAGATGCTTTACTAGTTCTTCTTCAGTTGACATACTTTCCCTCTAGTCTATTGATTTCATCCTTAATGTAAAAGATTGCCTTCTCAAGATCTTGAATAGTTTTTGACTCATCTTTAAGTCCTGCTCTCCAAAGATACTTAAATGCATTACCAATATTAAAATTACGATGACGAGTAATCTCTATACACTCAACACCAGATGGGTCTGTTGTATAATGACGTGGATGGTTTACCTGATCTACTGTAATATTTAAATTATCACTCATGAATTTGCTCTTCGTCATCTTCCCAATCAAATACTTCTGGCATGCCCTTTAGTGCTGTTATGACGTAAGTTAGTCCAACAGCTCCTGCAACACCAAGACCAATAACAACTCTTTGTAATTTATTCATCGCCTACTCTTCCTTAGTCCAAATTTAGCAAGATAAACATAGATAGTTTCTACACTTGCCCCACACTCTTTTGCAATTTCTTCTGGTGACTTCTTATCAATAAGAAATCGTTTTTTTAGCCATATTTCTGATGTATATAGTTTAGCAGCCATAATGTTATTTGTCAACCCCAATTGCTTTATCCCAATTAGACAGAGCCCAATGACCAATACCGCAAGCATCTGCAACATCATTATCACTAATAGTTCTATCATAAATAGTATTAATAAATCTTATTGTTCTTTCTTTTCTAAGGGTTCTCTCATAAGATTTGTACCAAGAAACAGACTTTCCAGGGTTGGTAGACCTAATGACAAGTTGCTCTTCTTTTGATATCTTTTTGTTACCAATAAAGTTTTGCCATGTAATTGGAGAAACCTTGCCTATAATCTGTGTTCCAGTTTGTCCTGCTGATCCAAGAATAGCTCCTTGAACCAAGGCAAGGTCTGCAGCAGTCTTAGGACTATTCATAAATACTGTGTGCTCAATAATAATTGCTTCAAACCCACCGTATATATCAAAAAAAGATTTTACTTTTTTGCCTGCATCCATAACCTTTTCGTATGTATCTTTTCCTTCAAAGTTAATCTTTCCAACCGTTACTATGTTTTTTGTAAATGTATCAAACACTGAAAATGCAAGACTATTAGTGCTAGCATCAATAGCACAAATTCTTTTAGGCATAATTGCAACACCCCACTTAGTCTTGTTCATACTCAATAAATCCTTTAATTTCTTTTAACATCTTGTCAACTGCTTTTTTGCTTACATTACAATTAGCACAAAAACCAGAGTCATTGTAGATAGAAAGGGAAGTATTGCATCCGCCTAAACATCTGCGATCCTTCCCCTTCCTTTTTTGTCTACGAGTTACTTGATATCTTTCTTTAATCTTATCTTTTGTAGCAAGGTCACGACATTCAAGGCTGCAGTAAATTTGATAACTGACCTTGGGATCAAACCTATTATCACATCTGCTACAAAGTTTCACTCAGTTCCTCCAGAGATGCTATTTTCACAACACCTACTCCAGCTTCATCACATGCCTTTTTGATTGGACAGTTTTTACAAACCTTAGAGTTTGATCTGTAGTTCTTTGTTGGAAGCTCTTTAACTTCCCAAGACTTACGAACAACTCTCATCCATTCAAAAGCTTCATCAATCCATTTACGGTAATGATCATTTACCTCAACTGGAATTACAAGAAGTTCATGGTTATTTTTATTTTCATAAATAAGAACACCCTTTGCCTTCTTAAGAATCTTCATATAAATAAGTATCTGTACAACGTGACCCATCTTAGGCTTTCCTGTACGCTTGCGATACTCAAACACTTCATTGTTAGTTGTCTTAACTTCAACAACTACCTCTTCGCCCTTCCAATTAATAAAGTTGTCTACATAACCAAAAATTGGAGGATCATCATTAAAAATCTTAAACTCTGAATCAATTGAAATACCAGAGTTCTTAAACGCTGTCTCAATTCTTCCATGAGCAAGAGTTCCATTAGTCATATTTGCTACTGCGTATGGATCAGAGTTGTCTTCAAATACCGCTCCCTCAAATGCAAGGTACCAATATCGTGGACATTCTCCATGCCCGTAGGCAATAGTAGATGGACCAAATGTTTTCTTTTGTGTATGCTTAGGCTCACGCCCAACTAGATATCCAGCCTCAATAGCCTTTACAAGCTCCTGTGCATCAATCTGTGCTGGTGTCTCAACCTCTTTAATCATTATTTGCTTTAGTAAATTTTTTGTCATTATATTCCTTTGTTTATATAAGTATACCAGGTTAGCGCATAATATATTTGAGTGCTGATACCAAGTTGTTAATTGATTCTGCTGCCGTATAATAAAGGTTCTTCTTGCCACGATCTGATTTATCAACATTGGCCATCCACGTAGCCTTAAATGCCATCTTTGCTGCAATTGCCTGAAGTCTAACTATCTCTACCGTTGCTACATTTAGAGGAATGTCTGGTTTGATAATAATCTTAGCAATGAAGGTTAGGGCTTGGGTAAGCTCTTCGTCCTGCATATAATCAGCTATTTCAGATAGTCCATTAACCATTTCTATTGTTGTTTGTTCACTCATTGTCTTCTCCTATTATTTGTTCTATTAGTTCAAACTCTGTTATCATTAATCTTATTTTTGAGTTACCCTCACCAAGCACAACAAGTATGGCTGGATCATTACCATTTCTAATTGCATCAGTAACCGCCTTGGCCCAAACATCTTTATTTAATGTAAAAGACTTGGAGCATTCCTTAAAGTCAACAGTAAAATTTTTCCAGGTTGCATCACCCTTATGGGTATTACGACCAGAGTTCTTGTGCTGCTTAGCACCAATTCTTTTACTTTCCGCTCTTTCGCTCAAAGTCTTTCCTTGTCATAATAATTGGCACCCTTGACAGGTGTTTGCTAGAACACATCCATGTCAGGTCTGCACTTTCTTTCCATAATCTTACAGATGTAACTTCTTCTCCACATGTCTTGCATGGAAACTTACCTGAAAATATTTTAAATTTTTCAGACATCTAAAATCTTATTCTTAATAGAATCTTGTAGATCTAGATCCTCACGAACCCTATTGACAAATCCTTCTCTACCCTGCACCTTAGTTCCATCTGGCAATACATACCATGCTCCAGTGCGTTCTACAATCCCCATCATTTCAGCCGTATCAACAAGATCGCCAATGCTATCAATACCAACATTATCTCCCCTGAAATAAAAGTCATACTCGCCAGACTGAAAGCCAGGAGAAGTCTTAGAAAATTGTAGTTCCCAACGAATCTTGCGACCAATTTTTTCTTCAATGAGCTTATCTCCAACATGAATCTTACCTTTAATCGCTTGATTGTCTGATTCTGATGAAAAAAGTTTAATGACTGTTGAAGAATAAAATTTAGTAGCCTGACCACCAGTAGGCTGCTGGCTAGTATACATAGCACTAATATTATTACGAGACTGGCTAATAAGTACCAGCATAGTTGGCTTAACTTTATTATTAGCGTAGTTAAGCATTTTCCAAGCGTTGCTAAAGTCTCTAGACTCTGCGCCAATCTGTTTCGTATTTTCAAGTTGCTTAAGTTCATCTGAGTCCTTTTCAAAATAAATTGCGGGTAATAAAGAAGTAATAGAGTCAATAACTATTATATCAACTCCAGCATTCATCAAGTTGGTTCCAACATCAACCATCTCGTTGATTGTGCGACACTGTGAAACAATAAGCTTTGATGAGTCAACACCAAGACTTTCTGCCCACTTCTTGTCGTATGACATCTCAGCATCAATCCATGCACAGATCTTTCCTTCTTTCTGTGCTAGACCTATCATCTGAAGGCACAAAGAAGACTTTGCAGAAGACTTTGAGCCCCATACCAGTACCTGACGACCATATGGAAGTCCACCATTAAGTGCACGGTTTAAGCCAAAGCTAGGTGTTTCTGCATACTGTGTTGCTGGAATTGTATCTCCAGCCATGACTGTCTTTCTTAGCTTTGGACTAAGCTGAGCTAATACTTCTTCTACTGTCATCATCAGAATCTTACCCCGTGCTTCTTTGGTCTATCAGAGTTTTTATCCATCTTTTGTTTGATTGCAGAGTCTAAAGATTTTGTCATATACCCTGCCTTTACCATACCTGCATACAAGTCTAAGGTGCGAATGATAATGTCTGCAAACTCATCTGACATTTGGTCTGGGTCCATTTCTTTTCTCAATGCTTCCATTGCCTCAACAACCTCAGAGACTATCATCATCATTTGTTTTGTTACAAAGATCTCATCTGCTGGGCGATCCCAAAATCCTTTTGCTACTGCATTTGCGTGAATTTGTTCTGCTAGATTATCAAACACTTTCTACCTCATTCATTGTAATTGTTCCATCCTTTGTTTTTCCAAAATCAAACTTATATACGCTTCCTTCTTCAATCTTCATGTAAGCCTTTGCAAACTGCATTGGGAATACAACGATTGAGTGCATCTCTCTTCCTGCATCAGCAACTACTAAAGATGCCATCTTCTTTCCAGCCTTTGTTACTCTTGGCTTAAATGAAACTACAAAGTGCTCACCTTCTTTATATGGCAACATCTTATAGTTTAAAAACTTTACCAAGGAACTCTTAGATCCTTTTATCTCGTCAGCAGGTACTGCAGATACAATCCTATTGTCACTTGCAAGAATAAGATAAGTGCGACCAGTCTCAATAGACGTAGACTCTTCATCAAATATACCAACACTGCCAGTCTTGTCCAAAACTTCAACTCTTGACCATCCTGTTCCTCGTTTAATTGATTTTACCATACCTAATATTACAAATGATCCAGTCTCTTCGTACTCTTCAACATCATTGATGTAAGCATAATAATGTTGTGGAATAGATGTATTGAACTCAGGAAGGTTAAGATACTCGTAAAGATTCTCTTTTACTTCCTGTGGATTTGCTGGATTGTCTGGAAATGTAAGTGCTCCTACACATCTCATTGCCTGTAGTGCACGGCTATTTACTCCGTTACCTTTTGTAAATGTAAACTCTTCAACATCCTTATATGATGCAAATGGACGACCTGCAATATATCTTTCAGCTATCTTGTCAGATATATACTTAATGCCAGTCAATCCAAACCTAATACCCTTGCCCTCAATTTTAAAATCAATATCTGAATCGTTAAGGTGAGGAAGCTTAATAGGGATACCCATACGCTTTGCCTCAATTAGGTATTCAGTTCTTCCGTCCTTGTCCTTTTCGTTCTTAAGCAACGCAAACATAAACTCAAGAGGATAATGATACTTTAACCATGCTGTCCAGTAAGATAGTGTTGAGTATGCTACTGCGTGAGACTTATTAAATGAGTACCCTGCGTGAGCCTCAAAGTCATGCCATAGATCTAACGCATCATTTGGCGAAAGGTATTGCGAAGCACCCTTAACAAATTGATCTTTAAAAACATCAAACTCTTTAGCATCTTTTTTCTTTCCAATGATCTTTCTAACTTTATCTGCTTCCGACATGGACATACCGCCAAGCTGTACGCATGCTTGCATAACTTGTTCCTGGTAAAGAATACAGCCATAAGTTTCCTCCGTAAATGATTTCATAACTTGATGCTTATAATCAATGTTCTCACGACCATGTTTACGAGCAATATAAGACTTACCAATAGTATTCATAGCACCAGGACGAACTAAAGCATTTGATGCTGCAAGTTCAGCAAGGTTTTTTACACGCATCTTAACTAGAAGGTTTGTGTATGGTGCTGCTTCACACTGGAATACACCCTTAGTGTATCCGTCAGATAGCATGTTATAAACGTTTGCATCATCCATATCAATCTTTAATAAATCAATCTTTGTTCCTTCACGCTCTTTGATAATATCAATACAGTCTTTAAGTACGCTTAAGGTCTTTAGACCAAGAGCATCAATCTTAATCAAACCAATGTTTTCTGCTTCACCCATATCAACTGCCACCACTGGGATTCTTTCATCTTGCCCAGTTACTGATCTTGTCTCTAATGGTGCGTACCTAAATATTGGATCTTTGCTTGTTACAACTCCTGCTGCGTGAATTCCAGTACCACGAATTCTGCCACGAAGCTGGTCTCCGTAACGCTCTACCTCTGGATACTTTTCTCTAAACCAATATGTATTCTTTGATGTGCAGAAATCATCCCATGTGTCAACAACCTTGAGTACCTTATTAACATCTGGCAAAGGAATGTTTAAGCATCTTGCAACGTCTCTTACAACACCCTTGTCTTTAAACTGTAAGAATGTGGCAATAGATGCAACGTGTCTGTATTGTCTAACCAGGTAATCTTTTACTTCATCACGACGAGTATCTTGAATATCTGAATCAATATCAGGAAAATCGTTGCGGTCTGGATTAATAAAACGGAAGAAAAGAAGTCCATGCTTTATTGGGTCAATGTCTGTGATACCAAGAGCATAACATAGTAGTGAACCTGCTGCAGATCCACGACCAGGACCAACCATAATCCCTTCACTCTTTGCCCAGTTAAGCATGTTACGAACAACTAGAAAGTATGGACCAAAGTTTTTCTCACCAATAATTTCTAACTCTTCATCAAGACGTGTAAGGTATTCTTCATTCTTGTCTAACTTTCTTTCCTTAAGACCTTCAAGTGCAAGCTTCTTAAGCTCGTCCATAGGCTTCTTATACTGCACTGGAAGAAGATCTAAATGTTCTTTAATGTCGTATCCTTCAACCTTATCAGCAATCTCATTGGTTGACACAAACATGTCTTCACGATCAATGCCCTGCTTAAGCATTGCATCCTTCATCTCATCATATGAAAGAAGATGGATATCAAATTTATTAAAACTCATCATGCGATCAGCACCATAAAGGTAGTCAAGACGATCCATGAATGAATCATGCTTCTTTGACTTATCGTAAGTTACATCCTTCTGCAATTTAGCATGAGTATTAAGAAGAAGCATTAGCTCTTGAACTTCTTTTTGACTTGTGTCAGAGTGATGACAGTCTGGTGTTACAACAATCTTTACCTTTGCTGCATCAGCAAGTTCAATAATTCCTTTATTAACTTCTGGTGGGTTGTGTGGCATTACCTCAATGTAGTAATCATCACCAAATTCTTTTTTAAACCACTGTATGTGTTTCTTTGCTGTTGCAAGCTCACCTAACTCAACAGCTTTTGCTATCCAACCACTAAGACATGCAGAGGTTACGATAATACCTTCTTTATACTTTGCCAATGTTTCAAAATCAAATCTTGGCTTACTAAAGAAACCATCTGTCCATGCAATTTCATTAATCTTGTTAAGGTTTTCCAAACCTTGTTGGTTCTTAGCGAGAAGGACTATATGATGATAGTTTTGGTCAAGAGGGTCAAGGCGGTCCGCCTTTGCTCTCTTATCTGCCATACTTGTCGTCATATAGCCTTCTACACCAAGTATTGGCTTAATTCCATTTGCTTTTGCAATACGGTGCAGTTCCCTATGCCCAGATAAAGTACCGTGGTCAGTGATAGCAATTGCTTGCATCCCTAACTCAACTGCACGGTTCACGTATTCTTCTGGAGTAGCAACACCATCCATTAAGGAGTAGTGTGTATGGACATGTAAGCCAACGTAGTTCATCTATTACCAGTCAATGTTTGCTGATGATGAAGATGAAGGAGTATCAAAGCCTAGGTAAAAGGCTTCTTGTTCCGCATACGGAACCTTATTGAGAGCCTTCTCCAATGGATAAGGTTCAATTCCTGCCCAATCAAATGGTGCAGAATCTGGGCCACTTGGAATAAGTGTATAGCTTGTCTCAGTACCCTGACCGTTACGCTTTACCTTCCAAGTAAGATTTGAGATGCTACCTGTTTCAAGTGCATATTCACGAATAGTATTAAATGCTGATTGCTTGCTTACTCCCATGTTCCAGATAGCAACATATGGAGCCTCAATGCCATCATCTACAAGAACGTTGCAATAGAAACGAAGACGTGCACGCCATCCAGCCTTTGGATCCTTGCGATGCATCTCTTCTGCCCAGTCACGTCCTTCTGATTCCATTGTATCTACAGCCTTGCGCTTGTAGTCCTTTGGGTTTGTGTGCTCTGATACAACTAGAGCCAATCCACGATCTACGTTATAGTTTGCTGAATCTTCATCAAGCTCTTCAATAAAGCGAATCTTTACTGCTTGACCGTCAGCGATCTTAAACCAACGAACCTTTGCACCTGTGCCTTCAAACTTTGGCTTATCTACTAATGCGTTAATGTTTTTTAGTCCTTTTACAATTGCCATTTTTTTATTTCTCCTTGTTTATTGTTTTTTCTATTTTAGCATAGACATGATAGAGTTGTCAAACTGGAACTCCAGCTTTTTGATCTCATCATCATCCATGTCTCCTATGTCTTTATATTTTTTGTCTAGGTTAATAACAGTTACAAGATGACCTAGTTTTTCAACTAACTTATCTTTCATAATGCTACCAGCCTCGTCGTTGTCTGCAATAAGTACAACATTATTGAAGTACTTCTCTAATAGTCTGATTTGAGATACAGACACATTAGCACCCAGCGTTGCAACTGCTGGAAAACCTACTTGGTCTAAGCGGATAGCATCAAATGATGATTCCACTACATAAACTATACTAGAGCTTTTGACTCTATGCAAGTTAAACATTACCTTACTCTTTGGAAGTCCTGGTGTATTTTTAAATTCTTTGCCTTCAATAGTTCTAGCAACAAATCCAAGACACATTCCATCAGGTGAATGGATGGGTATTGTTACAGATCCTTGCTTTTCTGAATACCCTAAGTCAAACTTAATGACAGAATCTTTAGTTACTCTGCGACTATTAAAATAGTTCATTGCTCTTGGTGCATCAAGTGCTTGTTTGTTTAATCTCTTTATGAGTAGTTCATCATACTGTACAAAATCAGGTGGGGCATATAGTGCTTTATCTACTATGGTTTGTATATCAGACTGCTGCTCTTTGCCTTTAATATACCTTACCGTTTCAAAATACGATCTGTTAGAAGTAAACATAATCAGCTCAACAAGATTCTTTGTTACCTGACATCCAAAACAAAAGAATAGCCCACTGTCTTTTGCTACTTCTCCAGCAGGTGTTCTAGTGTTGTTGTGGTATGGGCAATAAATAATAAAGTCATTACCAAACTCAGCTTCAATATCTAGGCCTGCACCATTTAGAACACGACGAATCTGTTCTTCTGTATAAATCTCTTTACTTACCATCTTCAAAGTCCTTGTAACGATAGTAGCCCTTATCAAAGTCACACTGTACTAGGAAGTCTCCCATAAAACCATTACGGTTCTTTCTAAAGGCACACTCAATAATATCGCTATTGCTAGCACGACCTAGAGCCATAACCCAGTCAGCATCATAAGCAATCTGTCTTGACCAAGCTGTCTGTGCAAGAGTAGGAACAGTAGACATGTCCTTTACATCATCAGGTGTAGCAGATGAGATAGCGATGATAGGAACTTCTTCACTTATAGCCATAAGCTTTAATTCACGAGATAGATTCTTCATCTTTACCGTTTCGTTATCAGCTTTTTGGTTTGGGCTCATCAACTGAAGATAATCAACCACAACAAAGTCTGGCTTATACTGATCTAGCTTTCCACGAATAACAGATGGAGTTACTTCTCCGCCAGAGTCGTTAGAAATAATATGGAAAGGTGGGCGACCATCAATCTTGTCTGTATGCCATTTCTTTAGCATGTCAAGCTCTATTTCACCATTGGACATCTTACGGTGAGACCAAAGTCCTTCACCCATAATTGTAAATACACGATTACGAACTTCTGTTTCACTCATCTCAAGGGAGATAATAAGTGGTGTCTTACCCTGTTTCCAGGCCTGTACAGCGAAGTACAGAGCCATCCATGACTTTCCTATACCAGGGTAAGCTAAAAAGACTCCTAGCTGTCCAGGCATAATTCCAGAAGGTAGGTAGTTATCAAATCCTGGAAGCCCAGTCTTAATACCACGAACTCCAAGTGCTTGCTGCTCTTTAACATTTTCAAAATATGCAATAGCAGAATCAATATCTGTTGCATCAATGTCACGAATAGAAGATGTGTTTTTCTTTAGTGTTGATGTCTTAGTAATTAGATCTTCAAGTGCTTGTACACCTTGTCCACCTTGGACTTCTGTTGCAGCAGATCGTAAAATATCTTTTAGGCTATCATTTAAGTACTCAGACTGTAACTCTTCTAGATGATGCTTTGTTGCACCAACATCTTTAAGAATCTCAAAATCTCTAAACTTTTCTACAACTAAGGATGATGGTGGAACTGTTCCATTATTTTCAGCATATAGGCGAATAAAGTTCCATACATCGTTATGTGTTCTAAGTAATGTCTCTACGTTAGCTTGCAGCAGTACATGAAGTTGCTTATCTTGTAATACCGCTGAAATTACTTTAGCTTCCGTATTATTCACTTAGCCACTCCTTTGCTTTAGCCCTGCGCTCTTGTCTTTCTTTTAGATCTTGCTCTACATCTAGTTTACCATTAAGAATCTTTTCTGCGTTATATGCAAAATAGTTCCAGCTTGCTTCCTGTGCAACAGAAAAGTAATAGTCTAATAAGTCATAGCATTGTGACATTCCATATGACTCAATGAGTCCGTCTGCTGCCCACTGCTCAACATTTAAATTTAAAGATGGCTTTTGCTCGTACTTTGCTGTATGCAATTTTGAGTATCTACTAAGCAAAGCCATACGGTCTTTGCGTTCAGCCATTACTCGTTGATTTCAGACTTTGCTTCGTTAATCTTTTCAGTTAGCTTGTCTTCTACAAACTTGTACACACGCTCAAAAGCTTCGTTTGTAGTTTCTCCATCACGCTTGCTATCTACAACTCCTAGATCAAGTCTTAGTGACTGAAAGTTACCAAGATTAAGCGTATACCCTAATGTTACATTTACCTTTGTTGGTTCATTTGTTACTACGTAATTGCTATTTTCCATTACCCCACCCATTTCTAAATTATATAGACTCATTCCACACTGGAATAAATCGTCCATCTTCTGTTCTCGTATATGTAAGTATACCGTCTCCCATTCGCCGTGTCAACTCTTGGCTTGTAGGAGTCATGTTGTTCGTTATTAATTTGTCTTTTCTTGGTTGTCCAATATGTATACTTGCAAGTATAGCACGGATCTCCCTAACATGCGATTCTGAATAATAAGCCCTGACCTTAAAAGATCTTTCTCCATTAAGTGATGCTCCTATTGGTGGAGGAATCACTCCTCGTTTAATTAAACTTGGAATATATTTTCTATGTCTGTTGACAAGTTTAGCAGTCTCTGCTACACTATATGCTCTTTCACGATTCTTTTTAAAATCAGAAAGCAGACAAGTTTCTAAACGATCTTTAGTTATATTATAAAACGTGACCATTCCAGTAGAACGTGAGCTATGGTAAACCTTTACAAGATCACCATTAATAAACCATACTTTAACTTTGCCTTTTATTACAGGTTCGTTATTGTATGCTTGGCTCTGGATTTTTCCTTTTGAAGTATCCATTGTCCCTCTTTTGTTGCAGAAGGTGGATGATAGAATTTTCTATTTCCACATGTTATGCAGGCTGTCTCTATATGTTCAGCAGTAGTATACTGCCTATCTACAAAGACACGCCCATCGCATCTATTACATTTTAACATCAAGTACTCTACTTAGAAATTTTTTCTTTAAGGGTTTTAGAATATTCTTCTTGAGCCTTTTCTTTTTCTTCTTTTTCTTGTATTGACTGAGTAATGTCAGCTCTCAGTATTGCAATTTGTGTTTCATAATTTGATACAAGCTCACCAATTCGTTGTTGTAATGCCATGATTACAAGTTCTGCTTTGTTTTCCATTGTTCCACCCTTTTCTTATTTATGATAAAGAATCTAGTTCAGACTGTAATACTTGTTTTTGTGCAAGGATATCCGCTATCTGATTTGTTAATGTTGTTATGTTATTTTGATTAGGGGCTGAAATTGCCTGCTCTTCAGCCAATGACAATTGTGCATTATATTCTGAATAAGCAATAGTTTTCATGTGTTGCTCTACAATTGTAATCTTTTCCTCTGCTGTTAATTCTATAGTCATAATATTACTCTACCTTTGCTAATTCTGCTAAAAGAGCATCAATTTTTATATTGATTTGATCTAACTGCAACTGAAGATCATCAACTGTTTCTGCTTTTGGTTCTGGTACCGCTAGTTCTTCAACAAGATTAATTTCATAATGAAACTTAGAAGATTCTAGGTTTTTTAGTCGCTGATTTATAATATCAGCTTTTTCTTGATTTGTTAAAGTGTATACCATTATTGCTCCTTATGCATAGTATATATTAAGTATATCATACTGATTCACCGTATAGCTATCTATATGGTAATCATCAAGTTGTTGTAAAGGTTACTGAGCCAGAGGCTGAGGATCCAGTCTGGTTTGCCCCTGAGTAAACAGTTACCGTAACAGTATATTGTGTTGCACGGGTTCCTCCAGTAATGGTTCTGCTTCTAGCGGCAGTGCTGTTGGCAGTGACTCCATTAAGATTTGTGGAAGGAGAAGTTGTAATAGAGTATGAAGCCTGATTGGTAGCACTCCAACTTAAAGCTCCTCCAAAATTGCTTGGAACAACTGCAACATTAGAAATTGTTGCTATTACAGATCCAAAGAACGGTGGGAAGAACGGTGGGAAGAACGGTGGGAAGAACGGTGGGAAGAATGGGAAGAATGGAGGGAAGAAAGGAGGGAAGAAAGGTGGGAAGAAAGGAGGGAAGAACGGAGTTGCTCCAAAGAATGGAGGGAAGAAAGGAGGGAAGAAAGGTGGGAAGAAAGGAGGAAAGAATGGGCTTGCACTAAAGAACGGCGGGAAGAACGGCGGGAAGAACGGCGGGAAGAATGGACTAGCAGTAGTCACTCCAGTAATAAGCGTTGTTTCTCCAACATCAGTACTTGATGGCTGTGGAGCAAGAAGCATGTTTGAAGTAGCTCTTGGTGAGTACCCTCCAGGTAGGCTTGTTGGGGTAGTTGAATTAAAATAAACACGGTATCTACTGCTTTGTGTTGGTGTAGTTGGATAACTAGTTACAGCAGATCCATTATTTACAAATGCAAAAGCATTATCTTGAACAACATATCTGTTTATAACAAACATATCAGCATATTGTTGTCCTGGATAAAACTTTGCTTCATACTCCATTATATTTGCGGGAGTTCCATACTGATATCCTAACCATCTTACTATATATGAAGATGAATCTCCAAAATAATAAAGTGAGGTTTGTTGCATATCTCTTGGCATTACAGAAAATACTAATCCAGATGTGCTGGTTACTGAGTCTGACGTATTAGCAGTTACTGCACTGGAGTTTCCTAAACTTATATAGCCATTGGTGGATACGCTTATTCTGTTACCCATTGCAAAGGTATATTCTGCTGGAGCTGTATAAGTTACAGAGCCAGAACCTTGGGTGTCTGTAATAGCATTTGCAGTTGTTATGCTTGATCCAGAAGACAGTGATGCTGATGTACCAGTCTGATTTAGTCCAGAATAAACTGTAATACTATTTACTGTAACTGTTCTAGATAATGAATCATTAGATATAACAGGAATACTTGGACTAGTTGCACTTGAGTTTCCAGTAACATTGAAGGTAGAAAGCCCTGATGCGGTTATATTAATTGAATAGCTTTGTGCTCCAGATTGTGTCCATGAAACATTTGCACCTTTATTTGTATTAATTGCACGTATGCCAACTGATGCTGTTCCAGTTGATGTTACCGTAAATGTTCCATCTGTTAGCAATGATGATGGGTTTGTTGGAGATGAGCCACCAGAACCTGCTCCAGATACCGTAAATAAGCCTGCTGCTGATGTATTGGATCCGTTTGCCCATGATACAGATCCAGTATTTGATGGTGGTGTATTAGAAACAGATATGCTAGTAGAAGAACCTGGAGCAATAGAATTATTACTAATAGATATTCCACTAATTGATGGAGGGGCTGCAGGTGTAGTAAATTGAGTACCAGTAGATGAAACAGTGTCTCCAGTTCCTGATGTTATTATAAGTACTGGAGTGTAACTTGTTTGTTCAGAAAGAGAAACCGACTTGGATACTTCTGTTGTTCCGCTATGTGAGCCTACACCAGTTAATGACCACGAAGACTGATTTGTTTTTGTCCAAGATATTAATGCGCTATTATATGTAATAGAGCTTGCTGTTGGTCCAGAGTTTATTGCTGGAATATCCATAGATATAGATGATGGAGATCCTGAACCTGTTGAGTTCTTTGCTCTAACATAAAAAGTATTGCTTCCAGATAATCCACTTACGCTATATGTTAAAACATTACCAATGTCTGTATATCCTAGGTTGTTAATTTGATACTCATAAGATGTAACTGTTCCAGCGGGTTTTTCCCACGTAAATGTTTTTGATCCACCATTTCCAGGAGACTTTGCTAAATTTGGCGGTGCTGGTGGAATTGCTACTGATGTAGTAAATGATGCACCAGTAGTAGTTGCTGTATCACCATTAGGTCCAGTGATAGTTAGAGTTGGTGTATAAGTTGTGCTTGGGCTTAATGCATTATTAACAGCATAGGTTGTTTGTGTAGTTCCAGTAAACGGATTTCCTGTAGCCCCTGGTATTGATAAAGAAAAAGAAGATTGATTTGTGGTTTGATTTGTCCAGTTAAAGGCTGCACTAACCGATGTTACTGGATTTGCTGCTGGGAAAGAAGAAATAACTGGTGGGGTAAATTGTCCAGTGTTTACCGAAGACCCTGAACCAGAACCATTGTATGCTCTTACTTGAAACGTGTTTATACCATTTATAACATTTAAAGAAACTGAAGTGGTTAAACCAACATCAATAAATCCTAAATTGTTTATTTGATACTCATATCCTGTTGGAGTTGAACCACCTGACGGTGCACTCCAAGTAAATGTTTTAGCTAAACCATTTCCTGTACTCCTTTGAAGGTTTGTTGGAGGGCCTGGTACTGGGGCTGATGTGGTAAATGTTCTTGATGCTGATACTGTGTCTCCGCTTGAAGATGTAACTGTAAGTGTTGCTGTATAGGTTGTGCTTCCAACAAAAGCATTGTTTACTGCATAAAATGTTCCAGAATCATTTCCAGTAAAAGGTGTGCCAGTGGCACCTGGTATAGATAGAGAATAGCTTGATTGATAGGTTGATGTCCAATTAAATAAAGCTGACGTTGATGTTACTGGATCTGGTGCTGGGAAAGTAAGAGTTGGTATAGTAAATTGTCCAGTGCTTACAGACGTTCCTGGTCCTGCTGCAGATCTTGCTCTTACTGAAAATGTTAAATTTTGCCCAGCTATGCTTGTAAAAGATACAGAACGTGTTAGTCCTGTGCTTACCCAGCCTGCACCACTTAGGTTGTATTCATAGGATGTAGGAGCTGTTCCAGATGATGGTGCGTCCCATGTAAATGTTTTATTTGGTCCATTACCCAAAGTTCTTTGAAGGTTTGTTGGAGGGCCTGGTACTGGAGCAAGAGTGGTAAATGCGGTTCCTGAAACAGTATGGGTATCTCCAGTTGATGATGTAACAGTAATTGTGGGTGTATATGTTGTACTTCCTTGCAAGTCAAACGGTGGAGTTGCAATAGGGGTAGACTCAGTGGTTGTTGCTGAATACGGAGATGTTGCTCCTGCTGGAGATAAAGAAATAGAATAGCTTGCTTGGTCATTAGATGCCCAATCTATTTCTGCTGCTGTTGAATTAAATGTAACAGCAAATGGTGGCGTTGTAACTCTTGGTACAATAAATGATGGAGTTGATACAGCTGAGCTTTCAGATGTTGGACCAACAGACCTTACTGAAAAAACATTTTGTGACCCATAGACTGTTGTTATTGAAACACTAGTTAATAGATTATTACTGATCCAGCCAGAATCACCAAATGGGCTTGTATATCTATATTCATACTTTGTTAGTGTTCCTCCTCCAACAGGTGCTGTCCAACTGAAGGTTTTTGATGTTCCGTTGCCCAAAGTTCTTTGAAGGTTTGTTGGAGGATTTGGTGGGGTTTGAAGTGGTCCAAATACAGCAAATTGTTTAATTCCATAATCCTCCCCTATATTATAATCAGTTCCACTATTTTTTTGTGTATCAACAGCATAGTAATATGTACCTTCTGGAATGGTTGCTGGTGTAACTAAAGATGATGTAACATTGTAAACATTAGATGTAACAGATGGAGTATTTGTAGTTATTCCTGATGTAACCTCAGTTCCATATGTTGCTATATTTGATGTATTATATGTTCCACTTGTTGCTGTATACCATTTAACTGAGCTTCTTGTTGAGTCTGGCAGATATTCTGCGGTACCGTTCCAAGATGAAGAGTATTGCAATGTAGCTGGTAAAGATGTAACAACTCCAATAATTCTCGGATCTACTCCTGATTGTTTTAATGGGTTATTTCTAATTAATGGAATTCTATATCCAAGACCAGTCTCTGTATTATCTGTATTATCTATACCTTCTGCACCTGTTGATGTTATTGCTTTTACTGTAAATAATAGCCATTTACCATCCCATAAGTTTGAATCAAAAGTAATTGACACATATGGTCCACCCATAGGTGTTTCAGATATAAGGCTTGTGTATGGGCCAGTGTCTAACGTTGCTGATGTTGAACCTTCAAGCTTGTATTTATATGAAGATATTGTTTCTCCATTTCCATCCCAAATTCCTCTTTGTGCATATTTTGTTGAACCAAAAATAATTGGCTCAATTACATAATTATTTCCTGCTGTATCTGAAGAAAAGTACGGTGCTTTTGTTGTAAATGGTCCAGATTTCGGCCAAAATAGTTTCCATAATGTTGATGTAGATTTTATCCATGCCCTTGTAACTGGAACCCACTCTGTTGGGCTTTTCTTAACCCATATTTTAGTAGCAGAAGCCCAGGTAGTTGGGTTTTTTTTAATCCACAATGGCATATTAATATTGTACCAGTAAGTCTCCAGCATATCCAGTATCGTCGGTTGGAGCCTGAGTTCCATAAGACGTTGGCTTATAGTATACTGCCATTCCAAGCATAACCTCTCCAGTTACTGGATCTTCAATTAACATTCTTGATCTTGGGTATCTTCCAAGTGGATTGACACCACGATATGATCCACTTCCGTCTGGAACTACTGTTGCGTTGGTAGCTATAGTCATATCTAAATCTCTTTGAACCTGTATACCAGTTATTACAACACCGTAAGTTGGATCTAGAGTAATCTTTGATGGACCTGAATATGCTGAAACACCACCTACTGGAAATGCACCACCACGTCCAACTCCAGAACCTACAACAACCTGATTACTTCCTTGTATAGTAATCTTGGATTCGGTTCCAACACTAATAAAAGTATTTGTTGCTGCATTTATTTTTATTCCAGTGCTGTCAAACTGTTGCCATACATTTGTTGCTGCATTTATTTTTATTCCAGAAGAAGTAAACTTTTGCCAAATATTTGCTGTTGATGAGATTTCAATTTTTTGTCCATCTGGCAAACTTGCAGAATCACCATCAATATTAATAAATACGTTTTCTGTTGCAACTAGCTTAATTTTTTTACTAGTAAATGCTGCCCATGCACCATACTTTGTGCTTGGAGAGTATGCTGCAGCTCCAGTTTCTGGATCAACTACAGTAGTTTGTGCAGTATAAAATAACATTGATGGTGTGTTTGTTGCAATAGCTGGATTTAGCTTATCTCCAGTTGCAGCTGAGCCTTTATCCAAAAGAAGTCCTAGGTTTGGAGCTACTGATAACTGTATACCAGTTGTGCTTGCAGTAATAAATGGATCGCTTCTTTGAAGAGTGAAGTAGTCCCAATCACCAGTATATAGACCTACTCCCTTTACTGTAGTAACTCCATCTGCTAATACAGAATTGTTCCAGTAATCCTTAAAGCTTGATCCAGCTGCAATGTATGGTCCGTTTACAGGTCCTGATGATGCTATTTGTTTACCAGTTGACCATGGCTCAGTCGGGTTTGGACTAGTTAAATATATGTTATTATTTCTTGGAACTAAAAATGCTGCTGGACCTAGAGTACCACCAGGGGTTCCAGCTGATTGCAATGACATATAACCATGTTCACCATCCATGGTCATCTTGCCTAATGCTCCTACGCTTGATACAGTTCCAGTAATCTTAGCATTTGACGCATACAGGTTTCCAGCTAGCGTTACTCTAAATGCATGAGTTGTTCCTATAGCACCAAAACTATCTGAACCAGCCCAAAACACGTTTTCTGTTCCAACAGGCGTACCGTTAATGTTGTCTGATGGCGTACTACCAGTGGATATGTATGGTCCATTTATTCCAGCTGTGTACCCCGCAATATTTTGTGAACTTACTGATATATTTCCATCGGATGAGTTTAATGATATATTTGCAGCACCAGACCTTGATATAGATGAAGCATTTACATTCCAGCCACCAATAACAGCGCTTCTTGTAGTAAATAAACCATCTTCTGATCTTATTGTTGTTATATCTCTTGTTGTTGATGAGTTAAAAGTTAGGCCATCTTTGTTTAATATAAAACCAGTTCCTGTAATCAATATAACTGATCCAACTGAATCAGTAACTAAAGCATTAGTTGTATTAGCAACAGTAAACGTGTTTGATGTCCTTGCTGTTATTTTAAACTTGCCGTTGTACCCTTCTGGCAAAAGTCCAGAAATAAGGATATCATCTCCAACTACATACCCATGGTTAATTGAACCAGTTGTATAAGTTGCTGTTGTTGCTGTATAAGTAACGCTGGAGATTGCAAATACTGTTGGTGGCGTAATAAATGATTGAAGAGATCCTCCACCAGCTATTGAAACGTTTCCACTAAAATTTCCTTTTCTTGCAGAGATGTTTCCATCAATTACAAAATCAGAACCGCTCCAGTCAATATAGTTTGAATTTTCTCCACCAACCCTTATTGAAGCTGATTGATCTGAATCAATGCGCCAGTAGTTATATGAATTAAACCTTAATCCACGTAGTGATGGACCATCATCTTGAATTCCATATCCAAACCTAAATGCTGTGCTATCAGCATCAGATGCATTTGCTTTTGCTTGAAAATATCCAGAGACATTTACTTTTTCACTTGCAATATACGGAGTTCCACCTATCTCAACATTATTACCCGCAAAGTAATTTGAAGAAAGATTATTGTACTGATCATATGTTGCAACCGCAATCTCATATTCTGCCCCAAGGCTTAGTCCAGTTAACCTATAAGATGTTGCGTCTCCAATTGAGTCTGCAGTTGAATATTTTGAAACTGGATCTGTAACTGGTCTATACCTTATTCTGTATCCACGTATATCTCCAGCTGTTATTGGGCTCCATGAAAGGTCAATATATCCATTAAATCCAACTACTCCTGTAGAATCTATTCCACCTGATGTCTCAAGTGATGTAACATCTGGTGGCCCCTCATTGTCTGCACCTACAGAACTTGTTGGTGTTACTTTTTTAGCAGCAGAAAAAGCTGTGTATATTCCAGCATCTGAAGAAAATCTTGCCTTTACCCATCTTTGGTTTGTTCCATCAGTAATTATATTTGCTGGATTTATTGATCCAAAATAAGTTCTGATATATGTAACACCTGTTGGCTCTGTTAAATCTGTAGACTCATATTCAACCACATCAATAGCATCATAAACATCTTCAACTGGAGTTGTGTATGAAACACTATAGCCACCTTGAATTGGTTTAACATCAATAACTGGTATTGGCAAACTTAAAACATATTCTGGAACTGTTGGAGCACAAATTGTATTGCTTATGTTATTGAGTGGATCTGCAGTCAAAACACATACTGCAGAAAAACTTGTTCTAAACACATTAAACATTGATGTAATTATAGATTTTGTTACTGTGACTGTTTGTCTAGTTTGTGTCGTGTTTGGTATAAAGATATTAGACTGCGATCTTTTTGTTACTCCACCTGAAGTTAGTTGCACAATAAACTGTGACACAGAATCATTAACATCATTAGCATAATCCCAGTCAAAGCTTATAACTAAATCATTTCCAACCCAAGCTACAGAAACATTTGTTGGGTCAGTTGGAACAACAATTACTGGTCCAGAACCACCAGGATATGTCTTGGGGGGTTTATTTCCTCCACGTGGAATAGTTATGCCACCGAAATCTGGAGGCAATGGCGCTGGTGGAGTTCTTCCAGCAGGGTTGTTTAGATTTCTACCGCCACCTATTAATGCTTTTCCATCAAGACCAACAATATCAATTTCAGCACCTTGTCGTGCTTTTGTCTGTCCTATTTTACCTGGTTTTAATCTTGGGTCATCAACGCCAATTGGTACCGTTTGGTTTTTACCAACGGATTTACCACTTGTATATTTTGACTTCACGTTGGCCTCTTAATTACTTTGGCCCTATTGCCATCCAGTTTACAAAAAAAGTTCCAGTTATTGCGATTCCATCACTGTTAGTACTATTTGGATTAGTTACTCTGTATGTAAAGCCCTCTTGTGTTACAGCTACAACAGTTACTACAATATGAGAATTCCACTTTACTTTAGTAGATTGTGTATTTTGTATTGTTGCAGTCACTATTGGAGGTGCATCAAATGATGATGCTCCAGATACGTCGTCTGCAAAAACAACATCGCCATAGTATACCTGTGGCACATTGTTACTAGCTGAATCAAAGGTAATTCCTGGTAACTCTGGATTAAACTTGTTCTTACCAAAAACAATCTTTTGTGATCCTGGGTCATACTCATGAGATAAGTCAGACTCACCTTGCCAGTTTGTCTCGCCTGTACCCTGAATTCCAAAATTATTAGTAATTGCGGTAATGCTATCGCTATGCTGATTAACAACATTAATAACTTGCTGCCATGCAGCAACGTCTATTACGTTTGGATCTGATATTTTAATGTATGACATTATGATCTCCTAGATTTCAATTATACCACAGCCATCCTGCTAATCTAATCTATTCATCTTGATAGATGTTGAAAGCCCAGAATCAAATGAGTGGGATACTGACTGAACCATATATCGTTGGCTGCTAATACCATTTAGTGAGTAGGTTAGTCCCACTATGTCTCCTACTTGGATTAGTGGGTTGCCGAAGATATTTAAAGTTACCGTTTTTGAAAATCCATCCAGACCCATCTCAACAATCTTGAGCATCTTATATGCTGCCTCTTTTGATTGAATCCACTCAGAGTCTAACTGAAGAACTTCTGACATGTTGGATTGGTCAACAACCTTTTCAATAATCTCTGGATCTGATGGAGCCACAACTTCATGTGTCCATAAGTTAAAGTTAATAGTAAACTGATTAAGTTCGTCAGATTCTTTACGTAAGAAAACCATATGAGGAGAATTGTTTGCTACTGCTATCTTTGCTCTAAACCCAGTATTGATAGGAGTTGAGTATGCCAAAGAGTATTCATCAATAATCTTCTTTTGATAATTTTTTTGATCTTCTGGTTCATTTCCTGGGAAGTAGTACCACATATATTCAATTGGCAAAACATCAACAGACACTGCAGCTGGAGTTGTATATTGAACATCATACACATTAATGCCTGAAATTTCTGGTGTTGTCTGCATAATATAACTTGGAGACAAGTTGGCTAGGCTTTGGTTTTGTATTAAACCATTTAAAAATTCTCTGTCTTGGTAAAAATAACTTACACTTCTTTCCTTTAATGGTTTTTTAGTTGCATGTATTTCTCTTAAAGATGATGCATGGTTTGAATCAGGGGATGGGAACTGTAGTGGTGGCTCTAAACCATCTATTGCATTAGGAGCTGAAGATGATACAAATCCAAACTTTGTGTCAAGAACCATGTCATTTGCTACAGATGGTTTTCTTCTCATTCCAGTTAATGGATTAATGCTTGTTGGCTTATATCCTGTTGCACCTGTATCAGGGTCTGATGGGTCTCCAGGAACTTGCCAGCTACTAATCTCAACATTATTTAAAAAGACAGAAAGAATATTCTTGCTTATTTCTTCTGTTCCGTCTTCACCGTCTGATCCGTCAGAAATATATCTAACAACCTTTAGGTTAAATGCGTTATCAGTTACATAGTCGTACTGATATTTATTATCAACCTTGGTTTTATTAATTATTTTAGCAAAATTATTTGTTATGCTCTGACATTCTCCAGTTACATCAGACCAAGCAACTATATATCCATCAGTACGAATTGTAAGGGCATACCTATATCTTGGTGGATCATATAAGGTAACGGTTCCTGGTACTAAAACATTGTACTTAATCAGTTCAACAAAGTATGCCCAGTCAGTTGATTCTTCATCTTTCATATTAAAAAATAAACCTGCTGTTGTTACAGCTTGATCTGGCATGTCAAACTTAACAGAATATGTTTGATATCCTATATCAAGCGCATCTGTTGGATATATTAAGGTCTTATTAGTTCCAAATGTTTCAACTCTAATTTTATCAATGCTTGGCAAGCTATCAGTTATTTCACCATTACTTGTTTTACTGTTAATTATAGAAGCATCATTAGATGCTGACACATCAGTATAATAATAATTTATAGATTTTTCGGAAAGGCCTTTGCTTGCTAACGAATCTATTCTAGCATGTTCTGCTGGGGCAGTACCAAACATTCCACGTTTTACGTTTGTTATTTTTCCAGTTGGTGTTATTAAAATGTCTGATGTAGAGGCAGTAAATGCAGAACCTGACTTAGTTACTGGGTCAAGAGAGTGAGATGTAGTAAGTATTAAAAAGCTAGTTGCATCTGCATCAAGCACTGTTCCAGATAAATTAAACTGAGTTGGAACCATACCGCTAATGTTAACCCTATCACCAACAGCAAAATCATTTTCTGCATAGTATGTGTTTATTACTCCATCTCCTTCTGCATCAGTAACTATTGCAGACTTTTGATTTAGACCAACACCGTACTGCTTAACAAACCTATTGATTTCTGAAGATAGCTCAAGATTATTTTTTACTGAAACCTTTTCTGAAAGATTGGAGCTCATGTTTGTAAGTTCGTACTCTTTATAAACAAAAGAAACAATCTCATTTTCAATAGCTGCGTAGCCCTCATTATTCATATTGAATGTGTGAAAAATATCCAATAAGTCGTTATTGTTGATCTGAAACACGTTTGTATCTTCTGACATGTCCGCATTAAGATAGTTAAATCCAACAGAATCCAAGGTCTGCTGCTGCCACACCACATCATTTGAAGTTGTATAAATAAATGATGGAGAGTTTTTAATTTCTAGGTTTGTAACATTTTGTAGCGATGGCGATTGTTTAATTTTAGGTGTCTGATATCTTAGGGATATTTTTCCTGGCTTAGCGTTATTGGATATTGAAAATCCACCTTCTAAAATATTTGAGTCTGAGATACTGAGTGATGTTGTTGTTGAAGACAGGATATCCTGCAAACTTAAAAACTTCATAATTCCATACTCATCAATATATGCGCCTATTTGATATGCAACAAAGATTTGGCTTAAAGCATCTAAAACTGTTGTATCCTTTGAGTTACAGTAGTAATAGGATAGGTCTAATGGTGCTGACTTATTATTACATATTCTATATAAAGAGTCATAGTCATAGTCTGTAAAACCAGCAAGATCTAATATGTTTGTTATTACTTCAAATACAGTCTTTAGACTTGCTACATAGTCTGGTACTGGTGTTGACTGCAAATACCGTGAAATATCAAAGCACTGAACGCTTATGTCGCTAATATCATTTTCTTCCCAAGTATCTGAATAGAATATACCCCCTGGAATGTATGTGCCTGATGTTGTTACGCTGCCAGGTGATGCATAATCAATAAGGTTAAAGTTAACGTAAAACTTAATATTTTTTCTTAAAATATTTGCTAATATACTAGATGCTTGATTGCTTTGACTAGAAAAAATGGGAACCAGTGTTGATCCACTCATTGCTGGTATACCTGACAGGCTAATTCTTGCATCATTTGTATTAATTGAAGAAATTGGAAGAGCAGTTCCTCCAGCATCTAAAGACTTATCTATGCTTATATTTTGTACAAAATCTGAAAGGTCTATTTCAAGTCTTGGAGAAACTTCTATTAAGTGCATTCTTTTTAGATCTAAAGATATATTAGAGTTGGCATTTGATACTCCAGTTATTCCAGAAAGTGCAGAATTTGCTTGGCTTGATGTTTGAGTTACCGTAATCTTTTTTAAATTTGTTGAAATAGACAATGCCCCAGCTGAATCAAACTTTGGCATAACTGACCATTTACTTGTACTCCAAGCAGATCCTGTCCAATATAAAACTACAACTCCGCTACTACCAACAACTACTGACTGAGAACTTGTTGACTCAGTTCCATTGACAACAGCAGTTATAGAGATACTCACCGTTGGAACAGTCATTAATGTATTAAACTTTAAAACAATTTTATTTGTAGGAATTATTTTTTCATATACAGCAGTGATGCTTCTTGAGTTTGAGTCCGAAACAAAGTATTTATATGGTGCGATGTCAGACGGTAGCGCTGTCTTTATGTTTGGTATTGTTGATGCTGCAAGAAAAAACTTTGGGTTTTGTAGTATACAACTTACTGGAGAATACTTGTTTCCAAAAAATCCTCCAGTTGAAGACTCAGTGCTTAAAAGTTTAGAAGCTATTCTTCTATAGTTAGATGGAAAAGAATACTTTGAGTCTCCAGACGAAACATATGATTCTCCTGGTCTGAAGTATGAAAATGCACTTTCGGTTGGAAATAAAGAATGATTGTAAAAATCAAATGCTGTTGTCTCATATACTTCTGGCAACGTATAGCGAACTGTTGCAGTGAGATCATCTGCATCAGCACCGCTAATTGTGTTGGCTGTTATTTTATAAACAAAAGAAGATATTGTATCTAGGCTTCCAGAAGATCCTATGTATGTAACAGCCTTTGTCCAGCCAAGTGAATCAACATCTATATTTTCTGTACCGTACTGAGTATCTGATCCTTTTGCAGATGCTGTAACCATAACTGGAGTTGCTCTGTTTGTTTTTACATAAGTTACTATTTTATATGCTTTTCCAGACAATCCAGAGAATGTATACGAAACTGATCCAGTACCGCCTGACATTGTAAATTTTTTGGTTGTAAAGTTTTCTTTTGATTCTGCTGTTGTGGCATTTGTATCAGTTCCAGATGTCGGAGATATCTTTGTGCCTGTTCCAGCAGTGGTAATATATGGCTGATTAAATAAGTTATGATTCCATTCAGCAGAAACTACTGGTACTAATGTTATTGAGTTTGATCCTGTAAATACTGATGAGAGTTCGCTACTGAGCATTATATCTCCGTAAACTCAATACTCATATCAACATAGTCTGAAAGTTTTGTTCTGTTAATTATTGTTTTAGAAAAATCAGTCATAAAAACAGTGTATCTTTTTGCTCCAGTTTCAGTTGAGCCACTATTAAGCGCTGTTTGTGCAGTAGTAAATGTTCCAGATGGTAGCGATCCTGCAGAAGAATCTGTAGCAAGTTCTGACGCTACAACCTTTATGTATATTGGTACTCCTGCATTTGATTGATAAAAAGATTCAAGCCAAGCAGCTGCATTAAAACCGTCAGCAGATTCAGAAGTTTTTGATGGTACATATTTCCATGATACTGATATTTTTCTTTTCTTGGCAACAACATATTTTCTCATTGTTCCATTAGCCATGCGTGACTGAGACTCAATTAGTTCTGTTGAAATCTGAATAGGCTCTCTATTATGGTCTGTAATGCTTTGCCAGCTATTATCTGCACCAGTTAAAGAAACCTGTATACCTGCACCAATTGTATATGCCATTAGATGCTAACCTTGTTAGACTTATTATTCTTATTAATTTCAACCTTTAATCGTCTCATAACTTCGTTTGCAACACCCTCTGGGCTTGCATTGTTACTTGTAATAGGCATATTTATATTATACACGGTACCGCCAGAATTTGTGCTAATGTCTGCAGTTCCATTATTTACCGCATTCATTGCAGCAACTCCATAGTCCTTAACAGATGATGCCTTTACAACAAACTCTCCATTTGAAACACGAATTGATCCTCCACCTGCATAACCAAGTGTTGCTTTAATTGAATCAGAGCGTCCTGTTCCAGGACCCTTGATAAGGCCCCCATTGGCCTTCTTAGGCAGTTTTGCCTTCTCAACGCTAGTTAGCTTAGACCCATCTTTAATCTCAGTTACTCTTGCTCTTAGAGCATCAATTTCGGCATCCTTTTTTCTTAACTCTGTCTCTTTATTAAATTCCATTTGTACATTTCTTGACTGTTGACCAAGCATTGCTGCCTCTATGTAGTTTCCAGAAATTTTAGCTTGTACTGCCTGACTAGCCAGATCTTGAAGCTTCATCTGTAAATCAATCTGTCTTTGAACTTCTTCGTTTGCTGCTTTTTGTGCATCACGCTTAGCTTCTAGTTTATTAATCTCTTTTTCTAACAACTTAATATACTGTTCTTCCGCAGTTAGCTTATCTTTACCCTTGCCTGTTCCATCATCTGGTGACTGATAATCTTTTACATTTGGTGATGTAGAACCTTTTGTAAGCGCTGCAGCTGCTTTTCTTGCTGCATCTCTTGCAGCATTAAAGCTCTTTATAACCTTTTCAGCATTATAAACTCTTATAGCATCATCTGGACCTGCAACTGTTGTATTTTGAAGTATAAGCATTGCTTCAATTGCTCCAGAAAGTGCACCAGTTAATCCTAGAGCTTGGGCCTCCATGATAGCTAACTTATTGCCTGTTCCAGTTATTCCTTGTGCAGCTTTTTGTAAGTTAGCTGGAAGCGACTTCATCATTTCATTTAGCAAAATAGTTTGTTCTGGCTTTGGCATTGTTGCAATAGATGATCCAAGCCTTCCCATTCCTTGAGCGAATTGGTCTGCAGATATAGTTCCATTTTTTAGTTGTCCAGTTAAACCATTAATAAAGCCAGTTGCTGCATCTGCTGCAAGTTTTACATTTTCTTTAGCTCCCTCAGAAAATTGATTAACAACTTTGTTAACTTGACCTACTCTTTGTGCATAAACCATTGTTTGAGTAATTCCTTGATCAACCTGATCTAATATAGCGTTAAAGTTTTTGTCAAAGTTTAAAATTCCCATATCAGTTGAAAGATCAACATTAGCAAAGTTAAACTTAAAATCAGTCTTTCCAGATTCTTCTTGCAAAGCTTTTATAATTAAATCAATTTGTTCTTTGGCAAATCCAGAACCACGAAGCTGAATAGCAATAGAGTCAAAAACTAACTTGGCTTGCTGATTACTTCCTTTTCTTAAGGACTCAATGTCTTTCTTAAAGTCTTTTTGAAAGTTTTCATTTTCTTGTAATGAATCAATCTGAGATTGTTCTTGTGAATTTGCACCAGTGTTATCTGTAGCATTATCTCTAGATAAAAAGTCAAGCTTGGTTGGAACCACCCCGAAGAAATCTCCAAGTGTCTTAAGCTTCTTTTCAGATACTAATGCAGCATCTCCAAGACCTTCAACAGCAAGACGCTCACGCTCTTTTGCTGCATTAAGAAGTTTAACTATGCCGACTGTTGCTGCTAAGCCTAAAGCTACTAACTTAAATGGTCCTGGTAGAAGAGCTAATACCATCTTTAGTGCTTGGAATCCAAATACCGCTGGCATAATCTTTTGTGCAAGCTCTCCCATTTTGCCAGGTAGGAATGCTGCTGCTATCATTGCAGAGTTTCCTGCCATACCAACTGCTGCTCCACGTCCTGCAAACTTTGATCCAACCTTACCTGCTGCACCCTTAGCCTTTGACATTCTAGATTGTTTTTCAGGAGTTGTCATTGGAAGGAATACTGTTCCAGCTGGTGCCACTGGTCCAATACCTGCAGGTCCTTGTTTTCTTGATGCTTTTCCAGACCTTGTTCCAGAAACAACAGCGTCTCCAAGGGCTTTTCCTGCTTTGTTAGCATCTTTCTTTTTAGACTTTACACCATCTGCTAAACTTTTTCCTGCATTTGCTCCTGCGTCGCTCATCTCTTTGGATGGAGATGAAATACGAAGAGCTGATCTTGCACCACTAATAAGTGCAGATGTAGCTGCTTCAACTAAGCTTTTTCCTTTAAGCGCAAAGTCTTTTGCTACCAAAGCTGATATTTGAACTGCGCCTCGTCCACCGTAAGCTGCTTGTCTTTCTCCTGCTTTTTGATTTAAGAAGCTAACTTTGTTTGAGCTTCTTGGTCTTCCAGTAGCAGTATCTCTAGCAACTCCTCCGCCTGTTCCTGCAGGTGCAACAACAAACTCACCAGTTCCTGACTTTATCATAGCTGCTAAATATTTACGCTTTGCTTCTAATATTTGCTTTTCTGTTGTTAGTCCAGACTGCTTAAGTTTTGCTAGTTCAGTGTCTACTTTTGAAAGTCTTTCATCAGCAATCATTCCTGCTTGCTCTACAGTAATTCTCTTACCGTCAATTTTAATTCTAGCATCTGCCAGCAATCCTTCAGTAATTGCTTGCTTAGCGTTTGCTCTCATGTAATCAATTCTTGATTTAGTTGCACCGTTTGAGTCTTGTAGTAAAGCTCTTGCAGTTGCACCTTCTCTAGATAGCTGCTCAAGCTCTACGGTGTGCTTTTGTGTTGAAACCTTGTTTTCTCTCAGAGCTACAGCTGCTTGATCTCCTGCTTCGGCCAAAGCATCTAGTGTAAAAGGCTCTCCCTTAACACCAATTGCATTAAACATTGTATTTCTTGAACCTGTGCCAAGAGTTGTTGTACCACCGAAAGATCTTCCACCAGCTAGTACAGCATTGTCATCCTTGACTGAACCAACCAACTCTTCTTGACTCTTTACTAAATCATATCCTTCGCCATCTACTTTGTTTGTAAGCTTAAGGACTGTTGTTGAAAATCCTTTAAGCTCATCTCCAACTAGTCTAATTGTTCTTGCAAGTTCACTTGGTGCCGTAACATCAAAGTGAGATGCAACTGCAGATGTAGAGGTATTTGTAACAAACCTAGATCCCAAACCTTCTGCATATCCAGGTATATTGTCAGCAATCATTCCATTAATAAGGCCAGCGTACTTCTTGCTCATCTTGGTTGGAATTACTGTTTCTCCTGGCATTAGTAATGCTAGTTCTGAGTCTTGATTTCCTGTACCGCCAACTACCGCAGGCTTACCCTTTGCTCTCTTCTTAATTGGGCCACGGCCTATAGGCATGGCTGTTGGCATAAAGTTTTTTTGCGCTGCAATTGCTCTAGTGTATGCTCCAGTTAGCTTGTCTACTGATGCTGCTTCCGCCGTGAATGTTTGTGCAAGATTTCTATGAATTTGATCAAGAGATGCTGCTACTGCTGCTGCATTTCTTTGTTCAAGAGTCATGTACTTAACTTCAGTGCCAAGAGTTGCAGATGACTGACCAGTTTTATTAAAGAGGGTCTTCATTGCTGTAAAGCCCTTAATTATATTTGCAACACCGTTTGCAAGCAAACCGAATGTCATTAATAAGATTGGTCCTAGCCCAGCAATAGCTGTTGTTGCAATAACTATTGCTTTCTTTGTTCCATCTCCAAGATTATTAAATCTATCTAATATGTTTGAAACAAATTCAGCAATTGGTGTTACTGCCTTCAAAAACTCTTCACCTACTGGAACCAATGAAAGCTTTAGATTTTCAACAGCACCCTTAAATTTATTCATAGCCGATTCTGAAGTCATGCCTAATTCTTTTTCAGACAGCGATGCTAGTTCTTGAACAGATGCACCAGCTAGGTCAAGAACACGTGCTGCCTGTGTACCATCTTTGGTAACGTTGGCAAAAAGTGTAGATAAACGAGCAAACTGGAACTTACCAAACATTTGCTCAATAACCTGAGCTCTATTTAGTGGATCAAGTTGATTTAAAGCTGTAGCAAACTCAACAACAGTTGCCTTAAGGTTTCCTCTATTATCTTCTACAATCTTTTTTGCATTGATTCCAAAAGCTAAAAGCATATCGTTTGCTTTTCCAGTTGGATTAATTAAAGATCCAAGACCAGACTTTAATGCGTTAGCCCCTTCTGATGCATTAATTCCACCTTCTTTCATTGCAGTCATAAAGAATGCTAAATCTTTAAGATCTCCACCAAGTTGTTCAACTACTGGTGCAGCTTTTGGAATTGCAGTTGACATATCATCAAGAGATAGAACAGTCTGGTTTTCTACTGCGTTAAGAAAATCAATTGATTCTGCAAGCTTTTCAGAAGACATTGAGAAAGCATTTTGTAAAGCAATTGTTGTTTCAAGTGCTTTCTGGCTATCTACTTGTCCCAGAATAGAAAGTTTGGTTGCTGCAGTTGTCTGTCTTTGAAGATCTAGTCCTTGAAAACCTGCTGCTGCAGCTTCTGCTGCAAGTCCAACTGTTTGAGAAACGGCAACACCATACTTAGTAAACTGCTTTCCAAGTTCTGTTATTCCTTCTAGTGCTGCTTGGGTTTCTGATGCTGGTGTAAATAAATCTCCGTATACCTTCTTAAAACGAATAGCCTGAGTTTCCATATCCATAAATGTTTTTGATGCTGCTGCACCAACACTTATTAATGGAAGTGTAAAACCAACCATAAGCTGACGACCAGCCCATTGTGTATTTTTACCAAAGTTAAGTAGGTTTGTAGATCCTTGCTTTAAAAGCTGATTAAGTAATGCTTGCTTTTCAGAAGCAATCATTGTCTTTGTTGCAAGATCATTCATGTCAAGAGACAGAGGTCTTACAGCAATTGCCTTCATAGCACCGTTTGCATCACGGCCCATCTTAATGTATTGTGTCTGAAGGTCTTTTACGTTTTCTCTAGCAACCTTGTTTATTGTCTCAAATTCAGACTTAAACAATCTACCAAAAGTTTTTGATGCTCCACCAGCATACCTAAAGTATTCTCCAAGTGAGAACTTATTCTTCTCTAAAGAATTTGTGAACGACTCAGTGGTTGTTCTGATTGTTTTCATCTGGGCAGAGAACTTGCCCGTAGCATTAATTGAGTTAATTAAGCCTTGCTGCATTTGAGCAGTAACTGCATTAGCTGCAGCTCCGCCCTTTGCCATTGATGTATGAAAGGCTGATATCTGTCTCTGTAAGTTTTTGATATTCGCCAGTGCTTCAGCAGTATCAATACTTACCTTAATATTGGACTGAGCATCAGCCATTCATTACACCTCTTTATTTAATTATTACTCATCTGCATTGCTGGCAAAGAGTGTTGCTGCTTCAGAAATTGGAACTCCTGATGCTACTTCAACAATCTTATACACAGTAGGCAAATCAATATTTTCTTCCAGAGCAGCAATATCTGATGCTAGTTCTGGCTTGTATTGCTCCATTGCGATTAGTACACATTCCATTAGTAGATTAATTGACTTCTCATTATCATCTACTACCTCTGCAATACCCTCAAACTTTTTCATAAACTTTCGTAAAAGTGAAATCTTAAGCGGTCTTAGAGTAATTTCTGTACCATCAATTAGCTTAATCTGTTGTGATTCATAAACAGTTGTTGCCATGTTGATCCCTCCCTAGGTTTGTATCAATTATAGCATAATAAGGCTTATTTTATCTAAGATCTTCGTATTCAAGACCCATGCCAATACCAAACCCTGCCTTCTTAGCATTTTGTCCTTGTAGTGATAAAACGTCACTACTATCATTTGTTGCACCACGACTAAAGACTCTAGCCTTCATGTTTTCCCATTCTTTTTGGCCACGGTCTGAGTCGGTATTATCCTCTAAGTCAACACCCTGTATTGCTGCAAAGAATTTCTTTTCTTGATAATCTAAATCTCTTTTGCTAGATATGATTGCTATAATTTCTGATAAAGATAACGACTCTTCTAGTTCAGAATAGTCCTTCCATATACCCAGCAAGAATACTTCAGACTCTAACTTAGCTAGATCAAAGTCTTCCCAGGATGGTCCTGGATCTCCCTTTTGTGCTTGTGTCTTTACATCTTCTTCTTGGCTTTCGCCAATCTTAATGTTTCCAGCTATATCTAATATTTCGTGCACCGTTGGCAAATCAATGTTATCTTCTAACTCTTCTATGCTTTTAGATACTGGTGGATAGTATTGCTTCATGGCAATTCTTGTGCATTCAAGTAATACCATCATAGCTTCATCATCATCTTTGGTATACCTAATATCATTAAAGGCATCCATAAACTCTCTAAGATACTTAATCTTAAGAGGCATTATCTCTATTTCTGTACCGTCAAACAAATAAATATTTTTTGTCTTATATATTGATGTAGCCATAGTCTATTAAGTTTACCATAAAAACAACAAAGCCCACCTCGTTATGAGATGGGCTAAGTCGTATTATTAAGTTGTTATTATGAAGCGTCGCCGAAGGTGCGATCAACGATCTTACCGTATGATCCACTATCGTCTGGTAGAAGACGGAATGAAACTTCAAACATTGATGCTTCATCACGCTTTGCAGATACTGTTACATTCTCAATTGATAGTGCACGGTATGCTGTATAAACACGCTCTACGGATGCAGAGTCTTCACAGTCGCCAGTTCCTGGACCAATTGCAACGATTCCTCGCTCAACTGGGCATTCACCGATATCTCCTGCTGACAAGTCTAATGTCTTGTCTCCATTAAGTGCTGTAGTAAGCTTTGAATCACCATATGCTAGTGCCAAAAGAAGATTTTCTAGTGTGGCCTCAGCAAAGGCTGTTGCAAGATTGACTTGCATTCCCTGCTTATAAAGCTTAGCAACGTCAAGAATTTGATCAACCTGTACTTCGCCGAAGTCTGGCTGAAACTGTAGTTCAAGACCGTTCATTGTGTAACCTACGTTAGTGTATGAATTATCGTTTGTTAGAGTATCTCTATATGAGTTTGCATTAACGAAAGCTGCTTGTGGGTTAGTGCCACCAGCTGGAGTCAATACAGAGTCTGAAACAAAAAGTGCTGCAGCTCCAACGATGATGTTGTTCTTAGTTCCACGTGTGTAGTTTGCCATTTATTCACCTCTTTCTGTAAAAATAGATATTAAATTGTACGGCGTTCTGTTTCCTCAAGTCAATTATAACAGTCTTTTATAGGATAATTTTTGTGGCTAGTTTCTCAGGCTGCCAGTCAGAGTAGCCTACTGAGTCTTTCCCGTCAGAGCCTATGACTGGATTTTGATGATATTCAAAGTCAATTATTATCTTGTTGCCCCCATAGGTGCGGGCTGTACCAAAGTCAATGATATCCCTTGTTTCTTCAAGCTGATATACCTTGAAGTTGTGGAAGTAGAAAATATTGTCTATTAGGTCTGGGCTCTGATCTGTGCCTAGATTTATCTGTCTATTAGAGCACCAGTTGTTTACTTCTTCTGCTGTTTCATCAAAACGATCCATAAGTCTAAGCACTGCTTCTTGGACCTTAACCATGTTTTCTATATTATTATCAGCAGTGGCATAGAAATAGTAAAGGATCTGCTCAGACTTTATGTGTGGAAAACCCTTACGATTCATCTTAATAAGCCTGTCCCATGTACCCATTACTCCTCCTGCTGGAAAAGATCCTGTAAGATCATCCAATATTGAAGGAGTTGATGGAAAAAATGGAAATTCAATATCTGTAATACCAGACACTCTGTCTTGTAAATACTTGTTAATCCAAAGAACTGGTGTATTTAAAAGTGAGTCATTTGCCATTATTTAATCCCCGCATTCGCTATCCATCTATAGCCTACTTGGTATCCCTTGATCTTGCCAGAGGATTTGCCTGCTGATAGATTCTTTCTGTATACATCTGCATTATTAAAGTATTGATAAATACCACTTGACTTTAGAAATGCCTGAGTAAAATATCTAGTAAAAAATGTATCTACTACTTTTTGGAAAGAGCCAGTTGTTGCTCTTCCTCCAGGTGACTGTACTACAACCTCGCCTTTAGTAAAGACTGTTTCTCCACCATCTTCAAAAACCAAAACGTCTGATCTTTTTGGTCTTATGGTTACTGGAGTGCCTTCTTCCATTATTTTTGCCTTGTTATAAAAAGGTACTGATGAGCCATCCTTAATTGATGTTGATTGCTTAAATGTTGACACAAACGAAAGGCCAAGGTTGCTTATTGTATAGTTTATATCGTATAGACGTGCATCAGGACTTCCCACTTTAGACCATTCATATATATGATGTAGTGCTTCTGGATTTACCCTGGCATTTGAGTCTATGTATTGTTCCAATAGTTCTTTTGTCATTACTCCAACATTATTTAAAAACTTTATTTTTCCTGCTTGTACGCCTTCTAAGAATCCAATTGAGTAGTTCATGATATTCTTCATGTCTTTTTTAAAAGCAACGTCATTCATTATAACTTTCATTATAGGTCACTTGCCTGATTCTCTGATCTTCTCAAGACTACCTTGTAGTACTCTACACTGCCAAACGGACCAACTATAGCTTCAGTTGATGCTATTTCATATATAGTTGAGCGTCCGTTTCTTGGACCAGAGGTTTCTAGGTATACGTCTTCTTGCTGTGGTGTTCTTATATTTGTTACGACTACGTTAGTTACTGAGTTTCTGTTGTTTGATGAGGATACTCTAAGGTCTGTCTTGGTTCTTCCTAATAATATATTTTCTTTAGTTATGTTAACATTTGGCTTAACATCTTCAGATGCTGATTGACCAGTAGGTGCAAAGTTGCAGGCAATAGATCTGTCAAGAATCCATTGCTTCTTTACGTTACCGTATGCTCCCTGATCTACTATTGGATAGTAGACATCTGCAAGCATTGGGTATAAAAAGTCTGTTGGCTCGCATTGCATTAAAGAATACCTATTCTTGTTATACTCTTCTTATACTTATCAAGGATCTTATCAACAAGCATATTTCCAGTACCGTCAAGAACTGTTTTGTCAAACTGAACTCTAAACTGCTCTGTATTGTATGATGTCACATATCTCTTGTAATAGTCTATTTTTCCACACTTGATGTCTTCAATAAGCATTGATGCTGCTTCATATATGTCATGTGGAACAACCTTGTATCCCGTTTCAAGTAAGAACAGGTAATCCCATCCTTCTGGGAAATGTGATCCAGTTGAGAATGTATATGCGTTTTCACTGTAATCTGTATCATAAACATTAAATGAATCTGATGAAGCAGTACTAATAGTTGAGCTCTTTTGCTCAGATCTATTTCCAATCATTCCTGCTTCTTCTGTGTTTTTTATTATGGCAGTTTTATCTTTTGTTAATTCGTATACCCATTCACCAAGAACAGGAGATTCTAAACTTGCATCATAAACTAGTAATGAGTTTTCATATGCCTTTAAGATCTTGTAAGTTCTGTCCCAAATAGGAAGGTAATCCGTTGCTTGTCCAGTCTTATCAAGCCACTCAATCTTGTAGTAGAATCCACCAGTAATTGAGTCAATTATGGCTCTTGCAATTCTTTCATACTGTGCATACTCTGCAATCTCAGATGCTGTTGTTGCTAGTCTGGCAGGGTTTACATATGGTCTTTTTATTTCTAGGTTATCTTCAACAACAATTAAATCTTGATCTACAGATTCCTGGTAAACAACCAGATAGTAGCTATCGTCATACTTAGTAAAATCCCCAGAAACTTCTATAGCAATCTTTGCGTCTGCAGAAGACTCTACTTCATACTCTGCAAGTATGTCGTTTCTGTCTTTGTCCTTGATATGAACTATATGATCCGTCTCTGGCTCTGCAACGGTATATGTAACAAGAATAGGATATGGTGGTAGTCTTAAGGCTTCCATTGTTTACTTACCGTATGCTCTCTTCACTTCTTCTGGAGAAGCTGTGCGTACAGACTTGTTTGTTATCCATTTATCAGCATCCTCCTTAGTGACTATGTTGTACCCCTTGGTTAACTCACCAACGCCATTCCAGTGAAGATTGCGAACTGAATAAACTGCTACCTTCTCTTTTGGCTCTTGCTTTTTAACCACTAGCTCTGATGACTCTTTAGGCACAAAGCTAAAAATTACCTCTAAAATATCATTTTTTGTACTTACCCCAAATAGGTCAATGTTATTTTTCTTTGCGTATGACTTTAGTTCAAAGACAGTCTTACTTTTTAATTCATCTATTAATGACATTGTATCCTCCACTGCTATTATATCAGAATATGACTAAGGGAGACAGTTTTTACGCTGTCTCCCTCGTCAAGTTAATTTGAGATTATGACTCTACTGCAGCATCTGCGTAAGCAACTGCATCAAGCTCTTCCCATTGTAGACCAAAGCGGACGAATACTGTGTATTCAATTGTGTCCTTCTTTGGCTGGTATGTGCGGTTTACAGTGATATCTCGCTGGAATCCCCATACACGGTTTGAAGGGAATGTAAGATCTACATAGCCTGCTGGGTAGTATGGAACTTCCTGAACGTCAACACCAAGAACACGTGTTGTACGTGCTCCACCAAATGTCTGTGCTCCACCATCTAGGTAAGCCTGACGATTAGCCTGTGTTGATCCTGCGATCTGTCCTGCAAATGCTTCTGCAACTGCATCAGCAAGTGTACCGTTATTCTTAACGATTCCCTGGAATGCATCTGTACCTGCGTAGAACTTTAGATTGTTCTTGATAGCACGGTACTTGCGTGGCATTGCTAGGATGATATCCTGCATAACTTCTGGTGTCCATGCGTTATCTGTTACAGTAACGATTGACTCATGTGCGCCACCATCTGTCTTAACACGGTTTACGAAACCTTCCATGATTGAAAGGAAGTCACCTGTTGAACCATCACCATTAATGGCAAGGTCTTCAATATCGTTTGCAAATGCATTGGTCATCAAGCGAACTAGATGATCCTCAAGTGCTGCGCCTTCAATATTGTCTTCTAGTGCTTCTGTTGAAACTTCCCAGTCAAGACGAATCTTCTTGGTTGTAAGTTCTACCTTAGAGAATGTTGCACCTGCATTTGTAAATGTAGGCTGTGCCTGTGCTGCTGCACGAATGACACGCTCTCCAACGTTGACCTTCTCAAGTTCCATTGTGTTAGCACGCATTGTAACTCTACGACCATCCTTGGCTAGTACAGTTGCATCCCATACATAATCAATGAAGCGACGAGCCTGCTCTGGTGCAAGGATACCACCTGGTGTACCAGTTGGGTTTACTGCATTTGGTCCAGATGTTAATCCGTAATTTGCTGTCGCAATATTACCAAGTGAAGCTGCTGGACTTAGATTTCCATCGGGTCCTTGTGCTACTGCACCACCAATTCCACCTGATACGGCAACGCCATCACCTGTGGGATGATTAAAAGACTTTTGAAGATCTGTGTTTGTTGTTTCTGACATATTGTTCACCTCCTAGTGATTTTGTTTTAGTTAAATAGGTCGGAATTTGTGAGGAAACGTCCGCCCCATAGGGATTTCTGAATCACTTTAGGTGATTCCTGTACAATCTCGCCGAGATCGCCAGACTTGCGGAAAGCGGTATCTGCAACTACGGCATCTACGGTCTTTCCAAACTCATTAAAGCTTCCCTTAACTTCCTTAACTTCCTCTGTTACGGATTCAAGAGACTTTGTAATTGCATCAACGTTGGCTTGCATAGCCTTTACTGTTGCTGCAAGATCGCTCAAGGCATTAGTTACAGAGTTCTGAATTTCAGAAACTGCCTTGGCAACTTCTGCTGTTGCTGTTGCAACCTCAACGATTGCTTCGTCAGCCTTCTCTGTTACTTCTTCAATAGAAGGAGCACTAACCTCTTCAACAACTGCATCTGACTTTTCTGCTACAACTTCTTCTGTAACTTCTAGTGACTTTGCAACTGCCTCTGCAGGAGCCTCTGGAGCAACCTCAACTTCATTAACTACCTCTGCTGCTGGTGCTTCTGGAGCATCAACAACTGCTGTTGTTTCTTCTGTCATAGGATTATCCTCCTTTGCTATCTTAATTGTTCTAATGCCTTTTGCACTATCAACTAAGAACTTTATCATTTCTGTTTTTTCTGAATCATTTTTTTCAACAAAACCAATGTTTTTCATTTCTTCGCCAGTGACTGGACTTACTTCTGATTCATTTGCTGACAAAGTTACTAGGCCAGACTCTGAATCGTAAAATACATTTTCAACAACTACATTAGCTGATGATCCTGTTAGTGTGTCTACTCCGTCAACCTTTTCAACGGATACAATATTTGCAAACTGATTTGCTGGGGAATCTACAAGACTCAACTCAATCAAATCGTATTCCTTAATAACTCTAATTGTCTTATCTGCTTTTTCATCATATGCATCGTCCCACTTGTTCATTCGTCCCCCAATAGAAAAACCAGTGTATGTACCATCAAGAACCTTTTCCCAGGCATCCTGTGCGCCCTTTGAAATATAGGCTGAAACAAAAACACCCTTGTAGAACTTCTTTGACTCTGTATCAAAATACTTTTCTTCTTTAAATGAAACCATCTTGCCTACTGCTGATGGCTGATGCATTTCTCTAATGTTGCCACGGAACTTTGCAAATGCTTCCATTGATGCTTCTGTTGTAACAATATCATCTTGCTTATCAAGGTTGTCCAAAGATGCAAATCCAGAAACGATGCGCTTCTCTTTGTCTACTTTTGTAAGAGGCATTGACAGACGTACATTATCGCCGTCTGTTGACCAATGTGCTTTATTTATATTCATGACGATTCTATTATACCAAACCTTTTAAACATTTTCTCAACTATTGAGACGCTCTGCCTTCACCCTGTGGATTGCGTCCAGTTGTGGTTGCAGGTCCATCAGATTGACTATTGTTTCGTTCAGTATCTCTTGCTCTGTTTCCAGATGCATTTGCTCTAGCATCTGTTGCTTGTCTTGGAGACATTTCAAATGGAGTATCTCCGTCTGGATGCTGTGGAAGACCAATTGCTTCACGAGCTTCATTTGGCATCATGACCTGAGTCTTGACATATCTTTCCAGAATCTGTGATTGAGTGATTTCATCTGTAAGTGTAAGTTCATTAAACTTTAACTCAAGAACGTCTGTTTTTTCTTTGATGATTTTGTTGATGACTTTATTAAGGTGCCCTTGAGCAGGACGTGAAACTTGCTCTTTAAATGTTCTGTCTTGTGCAATTGATGCTGCGATTGCTGCTGAGTCAGTACCGCCAAGTTTTGAAATTGGCACCTGATGAGCAACAAGAATATCGTCACGATTTTGCTTGCGGTACTCCTTAAATGAACCATCCTGAATACCGTTTTCAATTGGCTCCATTTTAAACTCAACCTTATTCTGATCAGTATCTCCAGGAAGAGGAATATAGAGGGTTCTATGAGACTGTGCTTTAAGACCTGTCTGTAAGAAGCGAAACATCTTGTCCTCTGCTTCACCAGAAAGCTTTGCGCCCTTTAGGGTTACGACATATCTTGGAACAGCTTTATTCTCAAAGTAGTCAATGTTATATTGTGATGCAAGTTGATCACCAATAAGTGAAGGAAGTGCTGCAATAATGTCAGGAATTCCATAGAAAGTGTTTAGTGGAGAATACTCCTTGATATGAATAATCTCATTTGGTCGTGGATCTTCTGTCACTGGATTAGGATTGGTTGCACCAAAGTTTCTAAAGTAAACAATCTTTTGTGCAATGATCTGCATGTATCCATCACGCAAACGGCGTACACGAATTGTTGTTGATGGTATATGACCAACATAGCCAATATCTCCATTTACTGTACGACCTATTTCAAGGTACCCATTTCCAGTAGACTCAACATCTGTGTAAACCTTTTCCATTGTTTTGGTAAATGAATCATCATCATTAAGGTTTTCTAGCCAGTCACGCATTTCAAGCTTCATTCTTTCCATACGCTTGCGTGCTTTATCTGTAGCACTTTGCTCTTTACCCTCAAAGGAAAGCATAGTACGATCTGTTGGTTCAAATGAATATCCAAGGCCAACAATGTTTGCAACCTTTGCATCAATAGCAGCGTGGTTAGCAAAAGATGTATCATAAAAATTTGCAAGTTCATATAGATTGTATGGAGGAGTAATTACGTCAAATAGTCCGTAACCATTTCTATATACCGTTCCAGGATTAATCTGCTTTGATGAAGCATCTACTCCTGATGGTGTAACATTTGCAGAATCTAGATATGCTGCATTATTTACATCTGCAAACTTATTAAGGTTTCTTGCTGTTCTACGACGAAAGTTTTGCTCTAGTCCAGAAAAGTCTTTAAGCATTTCCCATGACTTGTTAAATGGGTCCTGGTCTCTAAAAACATTTTCTTTTTCATCTTGCGTGTTTAAACTTGCAGAGATATACTGATACTCGTTATTATCCATTTTCGTACGCTTCTCTTCCATGTGTATTGAGTGTATCCTTTGCAGCTTTCCAAGCACCTAGGTCATTTTTAGATGGGATTAAACCATTAACCATACGATCAAGCTGTTCTGAGTGCTCTTCTTCTGAAATACGTGTAAGTCCAGGAACAAAGATTGCTTCTCCATCTCCTGGATCACCATAGTACTTAGCTGCATTCTTTAGCTCAGCTATCTTTGAAATATCACTACGCATAGACTCAATATTGAGAACGTTTCCGTTACCGTCAGTGAACCAACGACCATTTGCCTTTTTATAGACATATAGTCCCCAATCATAGTTTTTCTCAATGACCTTTTTACGAACATTTCCAACAATTGGTAAACCAGTGTTTGGATTGATTAATGGATTATTTGTATTACTCATAACCATAAGTATACCATAATGATACTAAAGTGAACCAACTGGAACCATTAGTACAGCTTGATTTCACATGCATCAGTTGAGCAATATGCTTCACCTTCTGCTTCAAGATTTTCTACTCCATCATAAATAGCAGACCAATCAATCTTGCCAATTGTTCCAACGTATGCGTTGTACTCTTCTCTTGATATTTCTGTGTATGGTTGCTGTGGATAAGTTTTATTTCCCATTGGAAGGAATGACACTGCCTTTAGCTGACCTTCATACATATTAAGTGCTGGAGCCACAAACTGCTTTTCTGTTTCCTTATCAAATGATAGTGTTACAGAAACACCATTGTCTGACCAGTACTTCTGAGCAGTTGCTGCCAAACCAATCTTCTCAAATAGGCTTACTTGCTTCTCAGCACGCTTATGCCCTGATGCAACTGGGAAGTATACTACTGAGGTATTTGCTGATACTAGATCTGCTTCAATCTTATACCCTGCAGCTTTGAAAAGGTGAAGCATTGGATCAGTGTTTCCAAAACGAATTGCACGTAGGTAAAATTCTCCACCAGGTCCCCAGTGAACTCCAGGAGTTGCACCAGAAAGAAGTGAAACAGATCCTGATGGCTTAACTGTTGTTACACGAACTGATTCACGAACACAAAGCCATTCTGAGTACTTGTGGTCGTAGTGACGAATCTTGTTGTAGCCTTCGTCCATCCATTCACGTGTTGTTGGAAGACCATATGTGTCTGCAAATGATGCAATACCTGTCAATGATGTACCAATACGACGATTTCTTTGCATGATACCGTTTGTTTGCTGCCAATGTGTAGGCATAAGGGTTACAGTCTTTCCATAAAGATATGCAAACTTCAATGTCTTGAGGAAGTCCTCCTTAGATTCATGACGATTTAGGTGCACTTCTACAAGTGTACAAAGTTCGTATGACTCCAATGGCTGCTCCGCACAAGGATTGAAGCCCATGATGCGAGCATCTTTATAATCAGGTGCGTCCGCAAGACGGCCATAATCACGAGCAACATCAAGCCAAATAAAACCTGGCTCTCCGTTGTCCGCAATTAAATCTACATAATCTTCGTACTTTGTTCCAATTGATGCTGAGATAGAGTTGTTTGACATCCATGCCCAGCCTGGTTTTTCTGGATCATATGAGTTACGCTCTGGAAATATTTCTGGATTCTTAAGATTAATAAAACCATCGTCCTCTGGTGTGCCAAGAGCAAGAGTAGCAGAACGACGAACATTTCCAGAAACAACACATGTGCCAATTAAATTAACAATGTCAACAATTGCACGGCTATCCAAGAACTCTCCTGCTCTAGAACCAATTACATTGCGAATGCGTGTATGTAGATCAATGAGTGGTGCTGGACCGCTTGCAACGCCTCCAAAGCCCTTAATAGGGGCACCTAGTGGACGGATAAGGTCATAGTTGAATAGCTGAATTGATTGATTCTGTCGTAGGAACGAATTAATTAAAAGACGAACTGATTCAACCCATCCTTCACGAGTGTCAGGGATTTCATAGGTTGATTCTGGCTCTGTAGGTGCATAGATTGCCATCTTCTTGTCTTGTCCAAGAGTATCAAATCCAACTCCAATGCCAAGCATTAATGCATCCATTACCCAAGCAAATAATGCACCAGGATCATTGCGATCAAGGTCTCTTGTAGAAACCATTGCACAGTTTTGAAGGGAAGCAGAGTTACGCTTCTCCATAGTCATAGGTGTACCAAATGCCCAAAGACCACGACCTGGAGGTGTCCACTTTAATTCAAACATTCTTTGAAAAGCTTCTTGTGCAGACTTCTGTGCCTTATTGTCGTTCCATGGTAGACGATTATCCTTGGCATGGTTCTTTTGTACTGAATACATACCCTCAATTACACGACGACAAACTTCATGCCAGCGTTCTTTTGTACCATCTTCCTTGACACGAGAGTATGTACGAATAAATGTTATCTCTCCCAACGAATTAGATCCTGCATCTGAGAATCCAAATGGTGCTGGAATTAGTTGATATTTATTTACAAACTCATCTGACAAACGAAATGAAAATACACTTTCTGACATTTTATATACCTTTCAAAGTAAAATTATATGAGTACTTCATGTTTTCTGAAGTAGTACTCAAGTATAACACACTTTAAAAAGAAAAACACGCTCACTAGGAGCGTGTTAATCTATAGTATAGAGTTAGCACTCTATTTTTTTATAAGTGCTATGCTGAAAGATCTCCAACAACAACCCAAGTGTCTGGATTTGCACGCTTAATAAGCGTTGCACTAGACCATTGTGCTCTTAGCTTTAGTCCTGGAGTTCCGTTAATTGTAACTCCTGCGCCTGCAGTAACTGTTGTTTGTCCAGCACCTACTTGTAGGATATCAATCTGAGTTCCTACTGGGAAAGAAACTGTTGAGTTTGGCTGAACCGTAATGGTGTTTGCACCAGCAACGTTCATTTCAACCATCTTTCCTCTATCAGCAGCAACTATTAAATAAGATGCATTTTGTGGACTTGTTGCAAGTTCAGAGAGAACGATGTTTCCTGTTCCAATTTCATCTGTAAGCATTGAAGCAAGGTTAGCAGATGATGGAGTTGCAAGGAATGTTGCCACTCCTGATCCAAGTCCTGAGATACCAGTTGCTACTGGAAGACCAGTTGCATTTGTAAGTGTTGCAGATGCTGGTGTTCCAAGTGCTGCACCGTTAGGAATTGTTACTGTTCCAGTAAATGTAGGTGAAGCAAGAGGAGCACGTGTTGTATCGCTAGCATGTACGTGGTCTGCACGAGCATACTTTAATGATGTTCCAACTGCAGCTGTTCCATTCATTGCTGGTGTAGCTGCTGATGCCTGACCAACAACGTATGCTGTAGTTGCTACCTGAGTTGTGTTAGTGTCTGCAGCAGCTGTTGGTGAAGTAGGTGTTCCAGTTAATGCTGGAGAAGCTAAAGGAGCTTTGTTTCCAAGAGCTGTTGTTATTGTAGCTGCATAGTTTGCGTCATCTCCAAGTGCTGCAGCAAGTTCATCAAGAGTGTTTAGCGCTGCTGGTGCTCCAGTTGTTAGAACAGCAAGTTCTTGTTGTACGAAGCTTGTTGTTGCAACTTGTGTTGTATTAGTACCAGTTGCTGCTAGTGGAGCAGTTGGAGTGCCAGTAAGTGCTGGAGAAGCAAGAGGTGCCTTATTATTTAACTGTGTCTGAATTGCTGAAGTAACTCCATCAAGGTATCCTGCTTCTGTTTCAGATATTGTTGAAGATATTGCAAGCTTTGTCCAGTCAATTGCTGCTGATGCGTTAATGTCAGCATTTACAATTGTACCGTCAAGAATCTTAGCTGATGTAACTGCACCATCTGCCAAGTCACCAGCAACGATAGTTCCATCAAGAATCATTCCAGATGTGACAGTTCCTGTTGGAAGAGTAACTGTTCCTGTAAATGTTGGTGAAGCAAGTGAAGCCTTAAGATCAAGAGCTGTTTGGGTTGCTGTTGATACTGGCTTATTAGCATCTGATGTATTATCTACAGATCCCAATCCTACCATTGACTTAGTGATACCTGAAACAGTACCTGTGAATGTTGGGTTTGCTAGTGGAGCCTTAAGATCCAAAGCTACCTGTGTATCATCAGAGATTGGCTTGTCAGCGTCTGATGTATTATCAACGTTACCCAAGCCTACCATTGACTTTGTTACACCAGCTACTGTACCTGTAAAGGTTGGTGAATCAATTGGTGCATATGTATCTTCTGCATCTAAAATATCAAGCTTTAGGTTTAGCTCTTCTTGAGTAGCACTTGAAACTGGCTTATTAATATCTGATGTATTATCAACATTTGCAAGTCCAACCATGCTCTTTGTTATACCTGCCACTGTTCCAGTAAATGTAGGAGAAGCAATTGGTGCATAAGTTGTAGCAGCAGTTGATGAGTTAAGCTTAGCATCTAAAGCAGTTTGAGTTAGTGTAGATATTGGCTTGTTAGCATCTGAAGTATTGTCAACCTGTGATAATCCAACCATTCCCTTTGTAATACCAGAAACTGTTCCAGTAAATGTAGGTGAAGCTAGAGGAGCCTTAAGATCAAGAGCATTTTGAGTAGCTGTAGATATTGCCTTATCAGCATCGCTTGTATTTGCAACGTTTCCAAGTCCTACCATTGCCTTTGTTATACCAGCAACTGTTCCTGTGAAAGTTGGAGAATCAAGTGGTGCCTTAAGATCTAAAGCAGTTTGTGCAGCAGTTGAAATTATCTTATCTAAATCTGATGTATTATCTACAGATCCTAGACCAACCATGGCTTTTGTTACACCAGAGACTGTCCCTGTGAAGGTTGGGTTTGCTAGTGGTGCCTTTAAGTCTAATGCAGCTTGTGTTGCAGTTGATGTTGGCTTGTTAGCATCTGTTGTGTTGTCAACATTGCCTAGTCCAACCATAGCTTTGGTTATACCAGACACTGTGCCTGTAAAGGTTGGTGCTGATAGTGGGGCATAGGTATTGCTTGCTAATGTTGCTCCAAGCTTTGAATCAAGCTGACTCTGAACTGGTGCTGTTACACCATTAAGATACTGAAGCTCTGTGTTTGAAACGTCTCCAATTGTTGCAGAAGATGCTGTAAATCCAGCTACCGCTAAATCGTCTAGTGAGCCTTGTGTAAAGTCTACTGTTGTTGTTGGCTCTGTTGTAACACCCTTGAACAACTTCCACTTAGCATCAGATACGTCTCTTACAAGACCTGAGTGCTTTGCTGAACCATCGTTGTATCCAACTACAAGACCAAGGTCAACTGTATTTGCTGCATTTTGATGAGCAAGCTGAACCATGTTATCTTCAATTGTTATAGATGTTGCTGATGCTGCAAAATTGGTTCCGTTAACTGTAAGGTCTCCCTCTACAGTAACATTTCCAGTTGCTATGAGGTCAGGTACTGTTACTTCTCCTGTAAATGTAGGTGAAGCCAAAGGAGACTTTAGGTCAAGTGCTGACTGAGTAGCTGTTGAAATTGGCTTATCAGCATCTGAAGTATTTTGTGCATTACCAAGTCCTACCATTGCCTTCGTTACACCTGAGACTGTGCCTGTAAATGTAGGTGAAGCAATAGGTGCCTTAAGGTCTAAAGCAGCTTGTGTTGCAGTTGAAATCATCTTATCAGAATCTGATGTGTTATCTACAGAACCTAGACCAACCATAGACTTGGTTATACCAGAAACTGTTCCTGTAAAGGTTGGGTCTGCTAAAGGAGCTTTTAGATCAAGCTCTGTTTGTGTAGCATCTGAAATTGGCTTGTTAGCGTCTGATGTATTATCTACGTTTTCTAGCCCTACCATTGACTTAGTAATACCTGATACAGTACCTGTGAATGTTGGTGCATCTAGTCTTGCAATAGTTGAGTTAACAGCAAACTGCTCATTATCTATGTCCCACTCTAATCCATCTCCCGCAAGGAGTGGATAATCTCCTGTTGAGTTTGCAATTTGATCATTAACATAGTCTTGTGTAGCAAGATCTTGTGTATCTGCAATACCGTGTACGTTTGTTGTTTCATCATTGTGTGTTGATACCGCAGAATCTGCGTAAGATTTTGTTGCTACTGTTGAATCAATATCAAGGGTAATTGTGTTGGCTATATCGTCATAAGCTTTATCAAGTCCTACTCCAGCTACAATTGCTGTATTTACGGCATCCTGTGCTAGTTCTGTAATTGCAGATGCATCTGCCTTAAGATTAAGAGCTGTCTGTGTAGCGGTTGAGATAGGCTTGTTAGCGTCTGAAGTATTGTCTACGTTTCCAAGACCAACATCTCCCTTTACTATTCCTGATGGAGAAGTAATAGTTTTGTTAGTTAAAGTTTGTGTACCAGTTGTTGTAACAAGAATGCTTGTATCTGCAATACCGTGAATATTTGTTGTATCTGATTGGTGGTTTGAAAGGTTTGTGGCAATTGTAGTAAAAAATTCGGGATCATCATTAATAGCAGCTGCTAACTCATTAAGGGTATTAAGTGCACCAGGGGCACCGTCAATAAGCGCTGTAATTTCTGCAAGAGCACCTTCTCCATCTATGAAGTAGTTGAGGTTAACCCAATGATTAACTCCATCACCAATCTTAAACTTATTAGTGTCTAGTTCATATCCAATTTCTCCAGCATTTAGGACTGGTCCTTGGCCTGAGTTAGTAGAAATCCATTGTGCAGCGGTTCCTTTACGCTGTTGCATTCTTGTTGCCATTTATTGCTCTCCCTTGGTGGTATGTAATAGTATTATAACAGATAATTAGTTAAAGTTATCTGTTGCCGTTCCTCCATCCCAGGTGTATTCCCAGGATGTTGTGTTATAGCTTCCTGCACTTACTAAAACTCCTGGCTCATCATAAGATCCGCCAGAAATAAAAGTACTAACAATTAATCCATTTCCATCAATTGAAGTGTCATGGATGTGATCTTGAAGAACTTCTGCATCTTCAAGAGTTGCAATTGCTAACCATTGACCGTCATAATAGACATGAACTCTTTGTGTTACATTGTCAAACCACAAATTACCATTTAAAGGAGATTGTGGAGGAGTATCTGAAACTGGAATAGATGGTGCTCCAGCTAGGTTATCAACATATTGCTTTGTTACCGCATGGCTTGGGCTTGTTGGTGTTCCTACAGTTACTGTTCCACCAAAGGATCCACCAAGGCCAACGATTAGCCCATTTTTGACTTTAAAATCTTTGCTATTCGTTGACACTTGGTTTCTCCTCTGTTAGATTAAGCTACTAGTGTTCCTACAACAGTAACTGTTGAATCATTGTACTCTGTGTCTACTAACAGCTGTACATTGCTTCCTGATACTGTTGCAGAGATTGCTGATAGTGAACCGTTAGTTCCTACAATGCCGTACTCTGTGACTGAAATATTATCTGAAGAATCAAGTGTTAGAAGAACCTTTGAAATTTCAGTGTGTGTTGAGTAAGCAACCTTTACAAGGTATTCTGCTGAACGATATTCAGCCTTTGCAAAAGCGTGTGCTATCTGAACTCCTGCTGTTGGTGCTGATAGAGTTGCTGCAACCTGCTTAGCAACTGAGTTTAACTCAACTGCTGTAAAGTTTGGAACAACTGCTTCAAGAGCATCTACTGCACGAGTGTTTGTGAAGTAAAGGTTTGTTGTACCTTCATCAAGATCATCAGTATCAGAATCTGCTACACCGTTTTCTGCGGTGATAGTAAGTCCTTCACCTGTTCCTGTAATTGTAATATTTGTAAGTGAAGCACCAGTCAAAAGTGATGCTGCTGAAGACTTAGCACGAGCATCTGTGAAGTACTGTGCTGAACCTTCTGCAATATCATCTGTGTCAAGTGCGTCTGCGTGATCAATTGCTGCTTGCTGTGCAAGACCAATTTCTGTGCCTGTCTTATATGCTGACCAAACCTCTGTTGAAGAAGATGATGCATCATTGATCAAGTCATCTGCGTAGTCCTTAGCGTCTTGCTCTGCTGTGTCAGCATATGACTGGTAAGCAGTTGTAATTGCTGTCTCACGGCCATCTGTGTAAGAGTTTGCTGATGTTACTGCATCTGATTCTGCTGCATCTACATACTGCTTAGTTGCTGCTCCAAGGTTTGCTGATGGATCTGCTGAAAGGACAAGAAGTCCAGTCATTGTATCGCCAGACTTAGCTACCTTTTCACCAATTGATGTTCCAATTGTTGAAGCAAACGAAGCATCATCATTTATTGCTGCTGCAAGTTCGTTAAGTGTATCAAGAAGTTCTGGAGCACCATTTACAAGGTCTGACACCTTTTGATCAGCATAAGCTTTAGCATCTACCTCTGCTTGATCTGCGTATGCCTCGTAAGCAGTTGTGATTGCTGTCTCACGAGTATCTGTGTAAGCCTTAGCGTCTACTTCTGCCTGATCAGCGTATGCTTCGTAAGCAGTTGTAATTGCACCTTCACGGGTGTCTGTGTATGCCTTGGCATCTACTTCTGCTTGATCTGCATATGCTTCGTAAGCATTTGTGATTGCTGTTTCTCTGCCATCAGTGTAATCATTTGCTGCTTCTTCAGCTGCTGCTGCTGCACCAATTGTATCCCAAAGACCAGTGTTAGCAGTTACTGCACGTTGATTTGTAAAGTAAAGGTTTGTACCTTCTGCAAGATCGCCTGTGTCGTGGTTTGAAATGTCTGATACTGTACCAGTTACGTTACCTGTTACGTTACCGCTTAGATTTGCTGTAATTGTTCCTGCAGCAAAGTTTCCTGAACCGTCACGCTTTACAACTGTGTCCGCTGTATTAGCAGATGTGGCTGTTCCGCCAATAAGACTAACAATGTAGTCTTGGTCTGCTTGCTTCTTTGTAAGAACATCAAATCCGCCAACGGTAGCTGTTGCACCATCAACGACAAGACCATTCTTTACTTTAAAGTTTTTATTTACTGTTGCCATTTTTTATCTCCTTGTTGGTTATGCCTTTAAACCCATACGAGCAAATCGTACGGTTATAGGCGTAATACCCACTGCTGGCGTTACAGAAAGATTTACTGTATTCGCCACCCTAGAGACGCTAATGGTGCCAATATTCCCATCATTGTCTATTGTTCCATATTCGCTGACTGATACATCTGTACCGTCAACCAAAATTGTCATTTCTGTTGCGTAGAACTTATTATCTCCAGCAGTTGTCTTTTTGATGGAGATTATGTATTTGACCATGCGCCATGCAGTAGCATCAAAATTATCAATTACCGTTGCTGATTCAATACCGTTAACAGTATTTTCATTATTACCTGCAGAACCTAAGTCTGTTGATTGAGCAGCCGTAGTATCAATTAGGTTTTCATAATCTGTCTGTGTAGGACGATCACCTGTTTGAAATGTTGACTTTATTGTGCTTATTGGGAGCTTAGCCATGTCCTAATTATAGCATATTTATATTAAAGTATATAATTACTGTAGCCAATGATTTGAAGCGGAATTGGAGGAACAGCGCTTGCTCCGCCTGCTTCAATGCGAATTGCTGTTAGTCTAATTCTAAACGGTAGTGTAGAGTTTATAACTACATTTTTGCTTGGAGCGCTAATGCTTGTTCTAATTGCAAAATCTTGTTCAATTCTTTTTGTAAATACTGGCCTGTCTTCATAAATCTTAACAGTAGCCATTATGCAGTTACATCCTCAAGGACAATGAGTCTGCCTTGAGCTACCGTCCAAACTATTGCATCTCCTCCAAGTGAAACTTCAATATCAAAAATATCATTGGTTTGAAGAGTTGCAGTTTGACTTGCTGACAGAGAAACTGTAAATTCTCCAACAAGATCGTCTGCATCTTGAATTGGTGTTAAAGTTAAAAGCAAAGTTGCTGTATCTGTTATTTCTCCAGGAACTACTGGGCTTGTAGTAGGACGCTTTATCTGCATAGAAATATTCCAGTCAGGGATAACTAAAGGTACTTTAGCGTCATCAGTTAAATAAACCTTAAATGCTGCTGTATCGCCCTTGACAAAAGTCCAATTTACGAATGGTGGTCTTTCACCAATATCATATGTAGATGCTTGTCCTCTGAATGTAGCCATTTTTATATTATACCACGATGAAAACAACAAATAAAATAATTTAAAAAAATATTACAAAAGGTTGCCTTTTGGGTCAATTTCATGTTATACTTAGATAGTGCTACCAACAGGTAGCATCTTTAGTCTCTAGGAGGTTATTATTATGAGAAGAGATAAAAAGATTTGGATTGGAATCCTTGCTGCACTTGGGCTTATTGCACCACTAAGTAATGCAGCTAATGCTTTAAGTACTGAAAATAACTTGAGTAAACCAGCCATTGCTGAACCTTCAACCGCCAAGGCGGTTTTTTTGGTTTCTAAGCCTAAAAGTCTGGTAGCAGTAAAAAAGAACCTAAATGTTCTACATAAGTATCAGGATGCTGTTAGTCTTACAGACCGTCAGTTAAAGGAGCTTTTGCATGCCGTTGGTTTTCGTGGCCAAGGCCTAGTAAAGGCTTGGGCGGTAGCTAAGAAAGAGTCTAATGGCCGTCCACTAGCTTTTAATGGCAATGTTAAGACTGGTGACAACTCTTACGGTATATTTCAAATCAATATGCTTGGAATGCTAAAAGAAGGTCGTCAAGATAAGTTTGGCCTAAACTTTAATAGTGAGCTCTTAAACCCTGTTATCAATGCACAGGTTGCATATCACATGAGTAATGGTGGAAAGAACTGGTCTGCTTGGAAAGGCATGACTCCAAGAACCAAGTCCTGGATGGCTAAGTTCCCTTACTAAAAAGGCAAATTTTTATTAAGAACTGTTGGGTGCTCATCATTACCTCTCATAAATATTGTTGAGAAGTATCTAGGCGAATCATCTAAAACTGGAAGAGATCCATGCATAACTTCTCCTCCATGAAGTAGGGCTGAGCCAGCTTTTGGTTTAATAGTTATTCCTAATTCTGGGTAGTCAAGCTCTCCACCAAGATAGTTATCATTATAATATATTACAAGGCCATAGCCTAAATAATATCCTTCAGGGGTTGTATCATTATCACGATGTTGCTTTATTTGATCGCCTTTTTTAAACCTAGAAATCTTTAATTCTTGTTCACAAAAAAAATATGATGGGAATATGTAGTCAACCTTATCAAAAACCAAGCTTCTACACAAATCTTTATGATCATAAAGGAACAAACTTTTATCGTGCCATAAACTATATTCATCTGAAATTTCATTAAGATCAGTCCAGCCATCTTGTTTTTTATCAGAAAGTATATTTAAAATTAAAGACAGTTCTTCTTGATTTAAAAAGTTTTCAATTTCATAAACATCCTCTGCAAGTTTGTTAATTTTAAAATTGTATTTCATTTAACCAAACTTACTACTACCTATATGGTTCATTTCAATATGATTAATATTAAAATGACTTGGAAGATCTGATACCCACCTAATAGACTCTGCAAGATCTTCAGCAGTCAAGGCTATTTCACGTCTTTCTGTTTGTGTATCAATAGTTCCTGGGCATATTTCAGTAACCTTAATGCCGTAAGCAGGAAACTCTAAACGCATAGTATCAACTAGTGCCATCATTCCTCTTTTAGCGTTTATATAGTTACCACCACTACGGTATGGAACCTTTCCACCCAAGGAACTTATAAATATAATAGTTGGAGACTTAGACCTTTGCATGCATGGAACAAAAAGCTGTGAAAGGTACATAGGTCCAGAGACATTTATTTCGTAGGCAATTCTAAAATTATCCATTGTTTCATTTATAAGCATTGTTGGACCTGATCCACCACCAGCATTATTAACTAGAAGGTCAAGTGTGATATCTTTGTATTTTTCAAAAAAAGACTTAATCTCTTCAGGATTAGTTATGTCCATCTTGTATGTTTCAACATTGTCAGATACAAGCTCATTGACCTTAGAAAGGTTTCTAGAGACAGCTATAACCTTGTAGCCACTCTCAGACAGAAGTTTTACTGTAGCATAGCCAACGCCCTTGCTAGCCCCTGTAACTATGGCTGTTTTCATCTGTTGTCCGTAGGCTGTGTACCGCCAGATAAGTCGTTATACCAGTGCATAGGTATCATATATTTAAAACCACTTTTTACAAGGTGAGCTGTATGATGATAAGGAGGAGAAGATGGGAATATAATTACGCTTCCAGCTTCTGGTTTAATTCCTATTGTTATTCTGTCAGAATCCTTGGACAAAGAGTAGTCTTCTGATGGCTTTCCATTAATAATAGGGGCATCTGGGGACTCTATGGTAAAAGATAATTCGCCACCTTCGTAGTCATCATTTAAATAAAACACTAAAGAGTATCTTAACCTAGTGTCCCCTTCTTGTTGATCAAAGTGTGCACCCATAAAGGTTCCAGCGCTATATTTTTTAATATCAAAGGCTGGTAGAATCATTGGCTCTTCCATGTCTCCTTTTGATACTGCATAGTCTTTGCAGACATTATAGAATAAATCAGTTATTGTGTTATATATGTAACTAACAGGGCTAGCATCTTTATCTGCTATTTTTTCAGAATCAGATGGCTGAACAGTTTTTTGAGATCCATACAAATACATCTCTCCACTGCAGGCTGTCCACTCATTCCATTTAGTCAAGGATGTGCCATAGTCTTTGCTCTCAGTGGCTTCAATCATTTCTATAAACTTTTTTGGATCTGCTATTGCATTTTTATAGTAATATATGTTTTCTTCAAGTATTTCTCTTTGCATTACATTATCCCCTTATTTGATTGTTGAGGATACATGCTCATGTTGTTGTGTATCCAATGACCTGGAACCATATACTTAAATCCAGACTTTACTGTATGTGCTATATGAAAATATGGTGCTTTTGCAGGAAAAATTATTACGCTATTTGCTTTTGGCTTTATTCCAAAGTCTATTGATTTGCTTGCCTTGGCTATTTCATAATCTAGGTCTACACCTGGTGCTCCATGAACCCAGCCTTCGGAGCTATTCCATCCACCATCATAGTCTTTAAGCTGAAATGAAATTTCTCCGCCTTCACAGTCATCATTTAAATACATGACTAAAGAATATCTTAGTGTTTCATCTCCATCTAGTTGATCAAAGTGTGCTCCCATAGATCTTCCAGTATTATACTTTTTAATATTAAATGTTGGAAACAGATTTGGCTCATCGTAGTCTCCAAGAGATAAAGCATAATCTTTACATACATTATGAAACGTTTTCATAACAGCATCATAAATATACTTGGTTTTTTCTCCAACCTCGTCTTTTAATTTATTAATTGAATCTAAATTAAAGGTTTTGGTTTCACCATAGATAAAAGACTTATCGTTAGAAGATGTCCAAGGCTCCCAAACATTTACGTTATGTTCACTTGATGCGTCCAATGCGTCCAGCTCTTTTAAAATTTTCTGAAAAGTATCAAAATTTTCTATTGCATCAGTATAATAATAAACCTTTGGATCTAAAATTTCTTTATTCATTCTGTCTCCTTAATATTTATTATTTTCATAGAAGTTTTTTTCTTTTATAAAACCAACTAGAACATATCTAATTGGTCCCTCACCAACTGGAATTACTCCGTGATGAAAATCGCTAGTTCCTGGGAAAATAAGAAGTGATCCCTTTTTAGGTTTTATTTTTAAATCTAAGTTTTTAAAAAACAATTCTCCATCAGCATACTCATCATTAAGATATAAAATGGTTGCATAACGAATTGAGGGATCTGTGTCTTGATCTGTATGAGCCTTTAGTTCAACTCCAGGCTGCATCCTTTGCAATGTAGCTAGTCCACTTAGCTCTAAATTACTTCCTTCATTAACTACGGCTTTATTTAGTCTTTGATATACAGTGTGATAGATTGGATATGCCCTTATTACCAGATTCTTGTCTTCCCAGTTTCTGGTGATCTCAAACTTTCCTTCAGCAACAAGATTGTCAACGTCATCTCTACCAAATTTTTCCATACAGAATCTTTTAAGGTTGGAAGTATATTCTATAAACCAATCCTCGTCTGGTGTATTGTTGATAATCTCTAAATAGTCGTCTATTTCTTCTTGAGAAATAAAATCTTCTAATAAAAGTAGATCTTTTGATATTTCTTCAAATTTTATTCCTAGATCAGTTAGCTCTTTTGTAAGATATGCAGACATACTAGATTACCTCCTCTGGCTTATATTTATTTCCATCTTTATCTAGCTTCCACCCTTGCTTAAGTAGCTCTTGCCACTCTGCTCTTTCAATCTCTTGCTTTGCTCTTGTTTCTTTCATTTCTTCGGCCCATGCATCTCTTACCTCTTGTGGGTAGGCATCTTCTTCACGGTCATCCCAGAAAGATCCTATGGTATATCTTACACCTTTAGTAATTAACGATACTTCGTGCATATTATTAAATCCACCGTCAAATACGGCAAGCATTCCAACCTTTGGCTGAATTTCTATGTTTTGATCTGGAAATCTTAAAAGACCACCTTCAAAATCATCGTTTAAGTACAGGAATCCTGCATATCTACTTCTTGTAAATGCTCCAGAATTGCCCTTCTCATCTGTATTATCAGAGTGTACTCTTGCATAAGCACCTGGCTCCCACTTTTGAGTATGATATCCAATTTTAGAAATTATTTTTGGGTCTAAGTCATGTACTGATGCAATTGCTTCTGGCATCTTACTTTCAATATCTGAAAAAATAGTTGGAGATAGCCCAGCGTCAATTACCTCTTGATCATTGTCTTGTGGTAGCACTGAAGAATATGACTCATAAAATGATATAGGCATCCAAGTTAGTCCGCCGTTATTTGCTTGTGCATCAAGTGCATTAATCATCTTTTTGCACTCATCTTCACTAACAAAGTTTTCAAAAATAACAATATCCTTTGTAAGTCTTATCTTATTGTTTAGGTTCATTTTATTCTCACAGCTCCTTCTATTTCGTTTCTTTGTGGATGATCTTTTCTAAACTGTTCATGTATTTCTGGTTGCATGCTTGCCCATACATGCTTACCAAACTCTTTTTCTTTTTCATACCATTCATCAGACCCTTTTTCATACTTTTGCCAATACATTCTTGACAAAAACTTATTTTTATTGTAAGAAGGCATTACTCCATGTAAGTATGGATCACCATTTTCTGTTAAATAATCGGGATGCCCTGATGGAAAAACAAGTAGGTCTCCTGCTTGTGGCTTATATTTAACAAGCTTATCTCCCATTGCAAAGTCAACCTCTCCGCCTTCATAGTCGTCATTAAAATAAATAGTGCATGTTATTACAAACTTGTATCCTGGAGCATCTGCCATCTCTCTCTGATAGTCTGAATGATATCTCATCCCTACCTTTTCTTCATCAGTGCTTACATGATACTTTCCAACTGTTCCACCAGCCCACTTCCAGGTTGGAACAGTCTGACCACTTTCATCTACAGACAAGTCATCTAAATCTACTTCTACCCCATACTTTTTAATATAGTGCTCTGTAGCCAAATAAAAGTTTTCCAACATCTCTATTGCAAAGAGTCGCTGGTCTTCCTGAGACTGTGTTGTTGTTTTGATATCTTTTAAACCGCCGTACTTATCGTACATAATCAGATTAGGTATTATTGGGCTTAAGTATTCTCCAAAAATAGACCATTGTGTCCAAGGGCTAAAAAGTCTATCTTCTGAGTTATCCAAAGAATCATTTAAAACTTTGTAAGATTTTGAAATATCTTTAAACATATTTTTATAAACTACAATATTTGGGTATATTTCTTCAAACACAATACCATTTTCTTGGGTGTTGTTCATCTTAATCTAACCCCATTATCTATTGTAATTCTTTGTAGGTTTTCTTTTTCATATTGACCCTGAATCTTATTCATCTCTGACTGCCAAGAGTCACCAAAAATTAGACTTTTTTCTTTCCACTCATCAGATGAGTCTTCATATACTGTCCAAAACATCCTTATAAAATATTTTTCATTTTCTTTACAAATTTCTGCAGCATGTAGATATACCTCACCATCTTCTGTGGAATATTCTGGATGTCCTGAAGGAAAAACAACAAAATCTCCAGCTTTTGGTTTATAGTTTATTAGCTTATTGCCAACTGCAAAGTCAATTCCGCCTCCTGAATAATTATCATTTAGGTATATGGTTGTAGTCAAAACAAACTTATATCCTGGGCCCTTTATAGCTTCTCTAACATAGTCGCTGTGATATCTCATTGCTAATCTTTCAGAGTCTGGCCCAGCAGCGGTAGAACCAACATAATATTTACACAAAGATGGTCCAGTCCAGTTCCACTTTTGATATTTTTTTCCATCTGATTGAACAGTATCTTTTTCTTCTTTGTGTATTGGGAAGTTGTGTTTTTCAATATAGTGGTTATTAGCCAAATGAAATGCTTTAATTAATTCAATCATAAAATATCTTTGATCTTCTTGAACCTTGCTAGTAGGTTCTATGTCAAAGTTAATTTTAAGATCTGAGACATTTTTATCAAAAGATATTCCAAAGTTTTCTATTTTTTCACCTATAGAGTACCAGTCATTCCACTTGTCCCATATAGCATCTTCATAATTATTTATTGAATCTTTTGCAATCTGATACATTCTTTCTGGGTCTTCAAATATGTTATTGTAAACAACAATATTTGGATAAATTTCTTCAAATGTAAGTTCTGTAGTCATATTACGGCTTTCTGTCTCCAGTATGTTCCGTAATTTCCCAAAAAAATGGACATGTAAATCTAAGCCCACTTTTTATTTCTGTGACCCCATGTATATAGTTCATATCTCCAGGGAAAAAATATGCTGCTCCTTTTTTAGGTTTAAATTGAACTCCTTGATTTGGAAAGTATAGCTCTCCGCCTTCGTAGTCTTCATTTAAATAAAACAAACTGGAAAGATCATAGTTTGGAAAATCATTTGGCAGTCCTGCGTCTGGCCCGTCGTGCAGTTCTTTATCAGCGTGTGGTTTTTGGAATTGTCCTGGAAGCCACTTGACAATTGTTGTTCCTGTAGGAATTACTTTTACTTTATAAAATTCTTCTACTATTGGTTGCAATCTTTGAAATAGGCCAGCAATGACTGGAGATATCTTTGGATCGTTTTTGTCTAAACTTGGCTGTGTTGCAACTCTATCTTTCCAATAATCTGAATCGTATACTACTGTACCGTTTTCATTTACATGGCTTTCTGTTACATCCCAAATTGTTAAAGATTTTGCAGCCTTTTCTAAAAACTCTATTTCTTCTTGTGTCATAAAGTTTTCTAGCTCAACAATCATTTCTTTGCCACTACCAAACCAGCCAGAAGGTGTTATTGATGGCTTTCTAACCACAACAGAAGCTTTTATATTATCCATAATTAGATTATACCATTTCCTTTGCTTGCTGTATTGTCCGTAACAGAAAGACGGATAACCTTTGTTTCGTGAGAGCCTTTACTTTCACCCTTTTCATTAATTGCATCTCTATACCAATCGGTCCATTCACCAGATTGATTAATTTTTTGTGCAGCTTCTCCATATGACTGATGAGCTTTTTCTCTACTACGATCTGGATCTGAATAATCAAATATTTGAATTGATGTATTGTCCATTGCTGTCAAAGAGATTGGTACTATAGTTGCAAGAGGTGTACCTGCTTTTATAGTAATTTCTTTATTCGCAGATCTTGCTTTAATTGCTAATGGGAAACCAGTATCTAGCCAAGATGTACTGATTAAAGAAGACATGGTTTCAAAGTCTTCACTAAAATAGTTTACTGGGTTAATAGTGAACATGCTTACGTTTTGTTCAGATCTAAAGGTGAGCCCTGTATGTATACTTACTGTAGATTGTCCCCTGCCAGTATAAGTAAACCCTTCTCCCTCTATAACTTTAACATTTTCTGAACTTGTATCGTTTATTCCATTCCATATAAACTTGATATCCTCTTTAGCTGAAAGATTCCACCCAACCATGTTTGCTTGGGTTACTGGAAAACATCTGTATGCATGCTTTTCTGGAGTAAGATCCATCCAGTCTCTTTTTATTGACATTGGAGAAATTATAATTTTTGAATCTGGAAATCTTTCAACAGAGATATTTAACATTACATTTTATCCTGAGTAAACATATCTGGAGTATGGAACTTTTTGTTATAATCCAACATAGTAACAATAGAGTATTTTGTTCCAGATTCTACTGGCATAGCTTGATGAGGATACATGTAGTTTGATGGGAAGATATACAGATCTCCAGCCTTTGGCTTAATCTTTAAATCTTGCAATCTAAAGTACAACTCGCCACCTTCATAGTCATCATTGATGTATGCAACAAGAGAGACTGTACAATTATAAGAATACCCATGGTCATGGTGCTCCATAAAGTGTTGTCCTGGACCATACTTTATAAAGTTAAAGGCTTCCCAATATTTAAGATCCATAATGTTGTAATCTTTTCTGTAATCTTCAACTGCCTGGAACTGAGCATCATATACATCTTGCCAAAGAGATTGTAGCTTTAAAGATGTTTCGCTTTTATCTAGCTCTATATCTGTTTTCTTAAACTTAAAATCAACACAGTCTCTGTAGTCTGGAATAAGTTGCTGGTACCCAACGTATGCTGGCATCCAGTGGTATCTGTTACCTTCTGGAGATAATTCTCCGTATCCAGCTACTGACCCTAAATTTTCTTCAAGTCTTTCTATTACATTGAAGTCTTTTTTTATTACATCTCTGTAACATACAATTCCATTACCAAGATTTATTTTTTCTGTCCATGTTTGCATAGTTTCCCCCTATTTATATTCTCTTCTTGTCCAAACCTTATTTTTATAAACGCCACCATCTGGTTGTCTATAAAAATTTGCATTACTCATCATTTTAGCATAAATTTCTGTTGAGCCTATAAAGTTTATTTCATGACTCCAGTCTTCTCTTTTAAAAGGCAGTATCTGTACATATGGTGTTCCTGCTGGAAGCGTTCCTTCCCAACCTTCTGTAATAAAAAATGGAAAAGTACCTAGAAGATGAACACTATCATTGTCAACAACTCCAGTGGTATTTATAAATGGCAAATCAAAACGATTCATTGGGGTCATGAATAATGCACTGTATCCTTCTGGCAATTCTAGGCCCCAGTCTGGGTACCAGGCAAAATGCTCTCTATAATATCCTTTTGGTTGCTCAAATTGTGGCATTGCCATTCTTTTGCTGCAAAAATCTTGATGTCGTGTATCTTCTATTTTTACATCTATAGAACCGCTTGCTGTTTTAAAAAAAGTAATATCACAAGGAGTTTTTAATACATATCCTGTTGTAAATGCATCCATGATTGCTGGACATGCTTTCCATGTAGGAATCTTTCCATAGTCATCTTTTGTTCCTTCTTTAGGAAATGGACAAATCTGCGGTGTGGCTTTGTAGTATTCACCAATAGGATCTTTGGCAAACCTATCTGCATCTTTGTACCATTGTGGAATTACTGCTTGTGTTGGTGATGGAACAGAGGGACTATCCTTTGTAACCCATGGCCTATAAGCTGTAAACTTTGCAATATTTTCTTTTAATGTCATTACTTATGACCTAGCTCATTTATATCTGTCATGACTACGACACAATACTTTGTACCGCTCTTCATTGGCAGAGATGCATGCTCATATATGTAGTTTGATGGAAACACTGCAATGTCTCCTACCTTTGGAGTAAGAGTGTAGCCATCTAATCTTGGAAATTGAATCTCTCCGCCTTCATAATCATCGTTAATATAGATAACTGCAGATACTGTAGCATTATATGCTGGTCCGTGATCAGCATGAATATTAAAGTGTTTTCCTTCGCCTTCATATTTGACAAAGTTGAATGCTTCATAATAAACAACATTAATTCCCCAGTATCTTGCATAATCATCTATACAAAGCTTTAGCTTTTCGTATATCTCCTGATGTAAATCAATGAGCTCACTATTGAAAGGATCTCTTGGTCCCAAATTTTCCTGCTTGTATTTAAAGTCAACGCAATCTCTTGCTCGTTTAATTGGTGTAGCAGAGTTTGTAACTGTTGCTTCAGACCATCTAAACTTTTTTGTTCCGTCTAAGTTAGATTCAAGTGTGTTTATATATCTTTTTGAATCTTCTAAAGAAAACACATTTCTATATATGTTCAAACCAAGACCTGGGTTCTCTATTACAATATTGTGCTCAGGTATAGCCCTATCAACCTTGTTTGTTATTGTCTCTGATCTGTCCTTGGTAAACCATGGGTTTTCATTTTCATCATAAATTTCCATATATATCCCCTTTTTATTTTATTATACACTATCTTTATTTTTTTGTAAAACAATTTAAATATTATTGCAAACCTTTTGCAACATATAAGATCTAGCACTCATAAAAACACAAAAGGCCAAACAATGTTGGCCAATTGTATTACTGCTTTTTTATTTTATACTACACCTGGTAGTGTGAAGTATGGGAAGAACGGTCCAACTCCAAACCCTGGGAAGAACGGTGGGAAGAATGGGAAGAACGGGAAGAATGGGAAGAACGGTGGGAAGAACGGGAAGAATGGGAAGAACGGGAAGAACGGTGGGAAGAATGGGAAGAACGGGAAGAATGGGAAGAACGGTGGGAAGAATGGGAAGAACGGGAAGAATGGGAAGAACGGTGGGAAGAACGGGAAGAATGGGAAGAACGGGAAGAAAGGTGGGAAGAATGGAGGGAAGAATGGGAAGAAAGGAGGGAAGAATGGAGGGAAGAACGGTGGGAAGAATGGGAAGAACGGTGGGAAAAATGGCGGGAAGAATGGAGGAAAGAATGGGAAGAACGGAGGAAAGAACGGTGGGAAAAATGGAGGGAAGAAAGGAAAGAATGGAAAGAATGGTGGAAAGAATGGTCCTAATGTAACAACAACAGAGTTAGAGTTTGAAGATACTGGAGATGATCCATTTGCATTTGTTGCAATAACTGTATATGTATATGTTCCTGCTGTTGTTTCTGTAATAGTAAGTGGGGTTCCTGTGCCAGTTGCTGTTTTTCCAGAAGTAGAAGTGACTGTATAGTTTGGAGTAGTTAAAGCTGAGTTTCCAATTTGTGCAGATGTAAGGTTTGTAAAAGGAATAGTTACAATTCCAGTTGTTCCATTAACTGATGCTGTTCCAATTGTTACCTGAGCTGGCTTAGATGTTGGGACTACAGCATTACTTGCTGAAGAAGCTGCAGAAACTCCGATTGCATTTGTTGCGGTAACGGTAAAAGTATAATTTGCTGGAGTTCCACTTGTTGACAAACCTGTTATAACTATTGGAGAAGATGATCCAGTTCCTGTATGTCCACCAGATGAGGTTACTGTATATCCTGTAATAGGCATCTTGCCATTATAAGAAGGGGCTGAAAAAGATACAGAAACCTGACCGCTATTAAATGTGCGTCCTGATCCTTGGTCTGTAGCTGTGCCAATTACTGGTGCGTTTGGAACTGACTTCTTTGATGAATCTGTTGTACCAGTATTTTTTGGGCTCATAGCAGTAATTGTACCATAAGATTATACAGTTTTTGATATTTTATCTAACAGATATATAAATAGATTTAGCAACCATTGAGGCATCATTATCTGTCAATATTTGTGGTAGTCCGCCATAGTTTCTAACCATGTCATTTTCTATAAAAAAGGTGTGCTCTAATGACATGTCATATGAAAACTGATACTTTAGGTTTGCAGCAAAGGTAGTAGGCCAAAAGTCAGACTCTGGTATGTAAGTTCTAAACCAAACTTCAGTGTTGTTGGTAAGGGTAGTCAAAATAATATCATAACGGACTGTTACAATTGAGCCAACCTTTAGTGCTTTAAGGTTTATTTTTTGTGATTGTGAGTTATATAATGAAACGTTATTTTCTGGTAAATAAAGCTCGTTATTTTTACCCCTACAGTCAAAGCTAAAGCTAACCCAGCCGTCATTTCCTTTTGTAGCACCAAGAGTAATATTTTTTTGATCTTTGTTTGTATAAAGAGCCCAACCAGTTCTTTGACCTGATGGAGACAAACTGCTTTCTCCTGCTATTCCATCCCTACCGTTTTTTCCATCTTTACCAGGTTTTCCAGGTTCTCCCTGTGGTCCTTGTTTGCCTTCTGGTCCAGAATCGCCTTTATCACCCTTTGGGCCCTGTTCTCCTTGTGGTCCAGGAACAGCTATGAAAGAAACTGATTGCTCAAGTTGATAAGAGTTGTTTACATTGTCTGAATATTTTTTAGACTTCCCTGGAAAATCCATGCTAGTTGACATGAATTGAATCTATTTCTTTACCTTAAAAACCTTTTTTCCAATTTTAATAACTGGTGGAAGGTTTACTTGAGATACCTCAACTTTAATTACAGGCATTATAAACCTCCAGGAGTTATGTCACCTAGAACACAAATTGTTCCAAGTACTGGAGTCCAAACAGTTGGCTCTATATCATCTTCTCCAGCAGGTATTGTTGCCTGTAGGTCAAATGGAAGTTCAGAAACTATTGATGTATATTTTGTTCCCCAGTTTTTTGTTAAATCTGCTGATGCAAAAATTGTTGCTGTATGACCAGAAACTGTAACTGTTAACTCATCAAGAAAATCACCAGACACGTCATAGGCCGTTGCTGCAAAGTCCCAATCCTCTATATCCCAGCCAGTGGCTTCATCATCTTCAAGAAATTGAACTGCTAGGCTTGACGAATCTCCACGAACAACGGTCCACTGGATGTGAGCTGGAGTTGCTCCTAATTTTTCTATTGCTGGGGTACACATGTAACTGATTATACCATTAAATAAAGCTAGTACTCAGACGCAGTGGGGTGGGTTAGAATCTGAGTACTAGCAGGCTTAAAGTATAACATTATTTATTTAAGTATATACAATTTGGACATTTCAGACATAAAAATTTTATAAAGCCAGGGTATTTGGAATTGTTACCAAAAAGTTATAATTACTAATATACCAAATGTCCGAATTATGCCTATTCAATAAATTAATTATGGTGTATACTTAAAATATATAAAGAAAAGAACTATATCTAAACAAGGTTTTTAAAAGATATATTTTATATAAAGGAAAATAGGAAAATTAGGTTAGTTGTCAGTCTTAGCGATATGCTTAATTAATATTCTGTACATCTCATCAAGCTTTGACTCTTGACGATTTCTAGATTCAATAGAATCCATTCTTTGCTCGTCTAAAGCAGCCTCTAGTCTATTAACCTGGTCTCTTAAGCTTGATCCAGAATTCGGCTTAAGCTCGCTTAGGTAATGTTTTACAAGCCATCTTACAGCTAAACCAAATGATGAGACAATTGTAAGAATTGCTACAATCAACGAAGCCCAATCTTGAATTGTCATAATAAGATAATTATATCATTATTTAAAATTAAGTTCGGCGGGTGGATATAAAAAATCAAAGTGCTGCCTTTAAGTTTCGCCAGTAAATGAATTGCATTAAAGTCGTCGCCGAAATAGAGATATCAAACCATCACACAGACAACATAGGATTGACACAATCCAAGCATGTCTGATACAATGGAATTCTATGCATGATGAATTAAAAAATACTTTAATAGGTGGTTTGCTAGGAAAGCTGGCAATCCATCATTCGGTATATCGTTTACCGTGTACAAGTGAATATCTAGAAGAACTTGTATCTGATGTGCTAAACGAAAACGGTATGCCAAATGACTGGAAGCCTGATAGAAGCCATAGCGTCAGCATAGACATGACATTAGAGTCAGGTGAGAGTATTAGTGTCAAGTCAGGAAGATATGACCCAGAGAAGGCTACATTGGTTATATCTGGGTCTAGGCTGGGCAAACACGAGACATTAGAGAAGATGGTAGAGTCTGTTGCTTCTACACATGCTGATTACTATGTGTGTTTAGCCAAAGCAGACCAGGATTGGTCTCATATCCCGTCAAAAAATGAGATCAAGACATATCATTTATTTGTCTTTGAAGCATCAAAATTAGATTATGGTTTTGAGCATTGGTCAAGAAAAGAATCTAAGCATGGCAAAGGTTATAAGTACGTAATGGATATACCAGGTATGTCAGCTACTATACGTCCTACTATGTCTCATCAGTTGTGGACTACGGTATCTTGTGATATCATTGGTATACCAACAAAATTGGAGATACTGTGAGCGACGATGTTCGTCCTTGGGATCTGTTTAACGGATCTCCTAGGAGCCCAGAAGAGCTTGCAGCATACCGTCTACAAATTTGTACTGGATGTGAATTCTTTCGTAAAAGAACACAGACATGCAGAAAGTGTGGATGTTTTATGAAACTTAAGACGACACTGGAACACGCCAAGTGTCCTATACAGAAATGGTGATACAATATGAATGATCAAGAAATAGTTGCGTTTATGGTTGATAGTCTCAATGCAGACAATCGTGCTATATGTCAAAACAATGGAATGGATCCAGCAGAGATTGAGAAATCAATTGAGCAAAGCCAACAGTCACTCGTCTTCATGATGGGTAACTTATACGTCAAGATGAAGGAGAAAAACCTAATTGCTTAAATATTATTTTACTCCAACTGCAGAAGCAATTGCTGAAACTAAGCTAGATATTTCTGGCAATGAGGATACAATTTATTTTGTTGTTCGTGCAGAATCAAGAGAAGAAGCTCAAGAGTTTGCAATATCTATAATTAATATGAACAACTGGGAGCTAAGTCACTCAGAAGAGTAATCTTCCCAAAACTTGTCTCTGCCCATATTGTCTCTATTAGGCATATGGGTAGATTCTTTTTCGGAGCAATTTATGCATACCGTTTCTGAAAAAATTTTTGTTTGCAAGTTGTCATCTTCAAAATTAATAGATGCTTCAAGATTATCTAGTATACCCATTATTTCACCTTTTCATAGTAGCGCTCATATAGCTTGTCTATATTTGCTTGAATAGCGTCAATGTCTTCTTTATAGTTATTTAAAAACATTTGTTCTACTTCTTCTTTTTCTTTTGCACTTTCTCTTGGAAAATTGCTTAAATAGGGATTTGCCAACTCTGGCTTTTCACCAATCTTTTCTATAATTTGTTCAGCAGTTAATATTTGGTTTACGCTGTATTTGTATGTTCTGCCAATAACCTTTATCACTGCATTATGGTCTTTAGTAAACTCATGAAATGGTGCTATGAATAGATCTTCGTTATCTAGTAGATATTGTGTATAATCTTTATACCTCTGCAACACAACTTCTGTATCAGCATATAGTCCAGTGTTATGTTTATTCAAACCATTTGCAATTGCATAATCCTTATATATTTTTCCAGATACTAGTGATGGCAGAGCATCTCTTAGTGGCACTACAAATGGATAATCTAAGTTTCTGTTTTCTAGTGCTTCTATTTTATGTGACCATAAAGGTACAGCTTGAATACATAGTGTGTAACCTATTGCCCCAGCTAGAAATGTATTTCCTGATCTCTCTAGTCCGTCTATGTAGATTTTCATATTATTAGTATACCGCAAAATCTGAAAAAGTTTTTGTTTTCTGATAGGCAAAAAGAATCTTGCGCTTTGCAGATACAGTATATTTAGATCAGTATTAGTCTTGAGGCTTAGAGCTGTGTGGCTCAGTGCATGTGCACCCAGCGCAGCAGAATCGGTCTCTTGGCATGACTACGGTTGTTTCTTCCATGGATTTATTATAGCACAGAATATCGTAAATTCACTTTGCCAAAAATCTGAATATTTTGTAGCTTTGTATGATACACGTATACAGGAAAAAAATACAAAAAAAATAGTGAGCACACTGTTGTATGCCCACCATCTTAATTATTTACACTTACAGGGGTCTATGCGTGTTGTGTTGCCATCAAATAGAATGATGCCTGTGTCTCCACATGTCTCGCATGTGTGTGCGTAGAGTGCTGATGTCATTTAGTAGCCTTTCGTACTGTATAGAATTTATACCCTGCAATAATAACTGCGCTAGTCAATAGCATTGCCCATGATAGGGATAGATAGATGAAGTCACCTGCATCAAGCATGAAGCCATAGTCATTGAGTTCAATAGTCATTGCTTACTTACCTGCCTCAATCTTTTGAATGTTAGCGGTGAACTTCTTGACCTTGCCTAGGTCGCTATCGTTTAGTGATGCGATGAGGTGGTCAATAGCCTTGACCTCATGTGCGATGTTGTCAATGCTTAGTAGTTTAGAGCCCTGCCAAATTGAGTAAGTGATTGTCATTGTCATTGTCTGTTCTTCTTTCTTTAGTTAGTTTGTTATAGTGATAATACTAGTAGGGATAGGGGTAAAAGTCAAGCCTTTAGCGTGTGGTGTTGGTCACACTACCAGCCAAGCACACGCTTGCGGTAGGCTTCTACCTCAGCAATCTGCTCTGGTGTAGCGTTGCGGTATGCCTGAACGCTCTCTCTAATCCAAGGGGACTTAGCCATAGCCGCCTCATGCTGTACCGCATAGCGTGCTTGCTGTTCTGCTCTTACTCTGTTTAGTGTATCCATTTGATGAACACCTTTCTTTAGTTTGTTATAGTAGAATACTATCACACTACCCTGACAAATGCAAGTCCAAACACGGCGTGTCGCATGTGATGTGTACCACATCGCCTCGGGCCCCCTGTGGTGTAGGTCACATGTGTTCTACGTCACAATGTCCTAAATGTCCGTTTTGTACCCCCCAATTTGTCAGACCCCCCTGTTATACTTACTAGTATAAAGAAAGTTAAAAAGGTTTTAACTAAGAAAGGAAAACAAAATGTTTTCACTAAAATACAAAGTAGAGTATAACTCTAATCCTAACTACCCTCTATCAAAAGAGTTTGGTAATGTTTCTCTAACAGTACCTAGCGAGGTCTACGCTAATGAATACTTAGACCTAGTATCTCAAAGAGGTACTATCCTAGAAGTTTCTCTAACAGAGTTAGAAAACTACACACCTAGCAATCGTCAGGTGTACGCTACTACTAGAAGTTGGGAGTAATCGTAATGGATACTTATAACAGAATTCTTAAAGAGCAACAAGAAAAAAGACTTGCTCAATTAGAAAAAAATAAGGCTAGCATAGAGGCTATGTTCTCTAGCAATAGTCGCCCTCTAAATAATAATCATGAATTAAAGAAAGTAGAAAACTAATGAGTCACTATGTAAATGTTAAATCAGTTTGTGGAAACGCAACTGCTGCAATTGACATGTATGATTTAGAACTAAACAACGAAATTGTTTGTTGTGACAATTGCAAATCAATTTTGATTTGTCGTAATGCTTGGAACGAATTGTATAAGGAGAATAAATAAATGTTAGTTGTAATGATTGCAATGTTGGTGTTTGGTTTTCTTTACTACCATAGTAATTTATAAACATGCAACGCACTGCATAAAAAAGCTCGGGGCTTCTGTGGTGTAGATCACATTTAAGTTACGGCGTGTCGCCTTGACTTTTTGACTTTTATCGTGTAGTATTCTACTTATACAATTAAATAAAGATAAATCAGGCAGTGAGCCTAGCAAATAAGTGTGATGCAAATCACAATGAGCCTAGCGAATAAATGCCCTAATTTGTCAGTACCCCCTGATAGGATAGTCTTATCAATTAAACGAAAGGAAGTCACTCAATGACTTACACTGTAACACTAGAAACCTTTAATGGTTCAGTAAAGAAAATCGCTCTACCTTCACGAGGTGCTGTTGCTCAATTTATTTCACAGTATCCTAACACTCTACCTGTTGGCGTATCTGTCAAGGTCGCTTGCGACTCTCTTGCAATTTCTGGAACACTACGAGGAAAGGCTTCACTATAATGAAAATTGAACACAATCTAAAGTTTGTCACAGAGTTTGCAGAGGGCCATCCTGTAACAATGCAGATGAGTGCACTACCTGAAACACTACGCATTCAAATGCTTGAGTCAATGCTAAAAGAGTTAATCGCTCCAAAGTTAGGACCTATCCTTGATGAAATTAACGCAGGCGGGTCCTATGCAATTCTAAAGGTGGTTCAGTAATGATGACACGCAAAGACTATGTAGCAACTGCAGAAATTTTAAATAAGTTTGCTGACAGAATTGATTCACATGAATTCAATGATTTAGTTTTTGAATTTGGTGAAATGTTTTTAGCGGACAATCAAAGATTTGTTGTAGAAAAATTTGAAAGTGCTTGCTATGAAAATACAATGTCACACATTCAACAATCAACAAGATACAATCCTAACTTGTAAAATAAAAAACCTAAGCAAGTTTTAAAACTGCTTGATCTTTTCAAATAAAAAAGCTCGGGGGTTTTCCACAGGCTGTGGATAAGTTTACGTGGTTGTGATTTTTCTCACATTTATTGAGCGTCTCACTATTTAAGACTACTTGCTAGTAATTAGATTTTTGTCAGTAGGTAATGATAGGATTACAGAGTAATAAAGTAATTAAACAAAAAGAAAGAGGTTGCCACATGGCTACTAAACTATACACAATAGAAAACCTACTTGTAGGAAAAACTTATCGCTCACGAAACCGCCACTTTGAGGGTGTAATCACACACGCAGAAAAGCGTGAAGGAATTTGGTATGGAGAAAATACTGAGGCGTATGTCGTACAGATTGACACGCCTTCCTATTTGTCAGACCGCTATGCTACTGTTGCAGTAAAGATTGGAGAATAATAATGAACACATGGAATTGCATGGATTGCTATGATGAGGGCGTACTCTTTTGGGGTAGCACTAATGGCGAATACGATACAGAATTTTGTGAGTGTAACAAGGGTGTTATGCTTTACAACGAATACACCGCATGGTACGCTAGTAATGAATTAAACGAATACACATTGGAGAACGCATAATGAACGAATACCTATACTCTGTCACCGCTACCTATGACTCTGCCTCTGCACCTGTTTGGATTGGTCGTTATAGTGATGCTTTATCTGCCGTTGAAACTTTCCAGCAATTTGTTGATAGTGGAGATGCTAAAGAATACGCAACAATTAACCTGTCTGAACCTTCAGGCAAGATGCACACAAAAACTTTCTACACTACAGGATTGGTGGTAACACGATAATGGGAAGCAATTTCGCAACAGACCTATCAGAAAACATTGACATAAGCCTTGAACAGGCTATTGGTTATCACTTACAGGGTAATCACTATCCACCAGTACCGCTAAGCATGGTGCCAGTATGCATACAGGCTATTGACTTTGCTCATGAGGATAAGTGGGACGAGACTATTGAGATGCCTGATGGTATTTCTTATAAGGGCTTAACTGCTGCACCAGTTTGGGCTATTATTGAGCAACACCACTTGCACGCATGGCTACCAGAAAACGTTGAAGATTTTAACGAAGACTTAGGATTTGAATTAGGATTGGGGTTAGAATAATGAGTGATACAATAATTGACATGGAACTTGTAAAAGCTGATGCATTGAAAGTAGATGCATTGCAGATTGGCGATCTAATCAGTTACAATGATGAGATTGTTGAAATAACTTTTATTGAATGCGATTCAACAGGAGATAACTATGACATTGAAATCAGAAATGATTTTGGTGAAACAGAAGTTGTTCAGTTTGCATTTGATGAAGAAGTTGATTGGTACGTCTACTTAGACTAAAAGGGGCCGAGGCCCTGTGATCTACGCCACAATTACGTAAGTTGATATTTTCTCCCATTTCTGGTAAGATTATTACATGAAGAAAAATGCTGAGGAATTAAGACGATTAATGGAATTACGTCGTTCTAATGCAGCCTCCGCTGTTCCAAATAAAAAGAAATACAATAGAAAAAAATGTCAGTCCCAAATGCTAAAATTAAGTAAAGAAAGCGAGTAGCCACCATGACTAAATTACTCAGAAGCAAAGATAGGAAAGTAGCAAATGCCGTCACCCCTAATGGAAAACAAGCAAGTATCGCCAACACGTTTGGTCTCCCCGCAGGAAAGGCGTACTCATGCCCTGGAGCGACTAGCGTATGCGAGAGTGTTTGTTATGCTGGCAAATTGGAAAAGGTATTCCCAACAGTAAAGAAAAACCTATTGCACAATTGGGAATTAGTTAAAGACGCTGATCACGATACTATTGAAGCATTGCTTGAAGAGATGATTAAAGATTTTAAGGCTGATTGTGTAAAGCGTGAAGCGCCTATGCTATTTCGTATTCACTGGGACGGCGATTTCTTTAATGATACTTATACATTCGCATGGAAGCATGTCATCCTTAATAATCCTGATATTCAGTTCTGGGTATACACACGTGTGAAGAGTGCAGCGGTAATGCTTAAGGATATCCCTAACCTTAGTCTTTATTACTCTACAGATAGTGAGAATAAGTCTATTGGCGTTACCCTGAAAAAAGATCATGGTATAAAGCTTGCATACCTTGCTAAGAATTTCTTAGTAGGACAGGCAGACATGAAAGAGATGATTGGCAAGGTAGGCGCTAAGTGTCCTGAGAATAAGAAAGCCATTCCCCTAATCTCAACAAATGGAAGCGCTTGCGTTTCTTGCTCATTGTGTGTATACTCTAAGAGCGACATAGTATTCTCGTCAAGCAAGAAATGAGGAGATAAATGGAAAGTCTAGTTATCCTATCACTAATAGGGTTGTTAGTCTTGCTAATCAACCAATAATGTGACATAAATCACACCCGCAAGCGTCTCAAATAGTGAGAAATACAAGAAATGGAGTTGAAAAATGTCAGTAGGAAATGTTATACTTAATACATACAACAAACTAACAAGGAGAAAAAACATGACAGTAGCAACAAACACATACAAGGTAGGCGACCTCTACACATCTCAGAAGTCAAAGGTAACAGGAACAATTCTTGAAATCTCACCTACTGCTAAGGACACAGTTCGTGTGAAGTTAGATGTAAATGGCAACACACGCTGGACAACATGGAAGGCTAATGCGTAATTAGTTAGTTCTATGTCCTGAGCATGACTCTAAACTGCTCACACTAAAAATGTCAGACCTACCCCCTATACTATAAATAAACCACCAAAGAAAAGAGAAACCACATGGCAAGAAGCAAAGCAATCTCAGTAAAGATAGCAACACCAAAAGTAATCAAGGCACTAGAAACTCGTCTAGCAAAGTTACAATCAGACTATGCCTCACAAGAAGCAAACGAAGCAAAGTTTGAGAAGGCAAGAGAAAAGTGGCAGAAGGAAGTAGCAAAGTTTGCTATGACTCATTTTGCTAAAGCAGAAAACCTACGCACAAACTATCGCTCATGGAATAAGACACTTAATGTTGATTTTGATTTAACAGTTAGTGAGTCAGACTTTCCTAAAGAGCCTGAGAAGGACTACGAAGTTCTACACCGCCACTCATACAATGAGATGAAAGAGGAACTAGAAAACGCAATTCGTATCCTCAAGATGACAGATGAGGAAACAGTTAGCACTAGCACATACAACGCTATTGCTCGTTATCTCTAATTAGATTGAGAGATGGGGGAGGGTATTTGACTCCCCCGTCAAAATCTAGTACAATTAAATTAACCAAACAAACAGAAAGCAGGCCCCCATGGACCAGGTAACAAAAGTAGATAACCATTTCATGACACGAGAATTTCTTGAGTCACAATTAGTAGCAAACAAAGAGCGTATTGCTCAATTAGAAAAGCACATCCAAGAAGTAACTCAGCGCTCATATGGTGAGGCTGCAGAACGTAACCGCATGCGTAATGAAATGCATGAGTGGACCTTAGAACAAGTTAACGATTCAGTTATCTCAGAAGATACTGCACAAGAGATTGCAGACATTTGTGGCTTTGAGTTAACACAAGAATTTGAATTGGAAGTTTCAGTTCAGTATTCAGTTACAGTTAATGCACGTAATGAAGAAGAGGCAATGAACCTAATGTATGACATTGATTTTGATTCAGTGTCACATCCTGACGGCGTAACTTATTTGTCATCAACAGTTGACAGAGTGGATATTTAGTAGGGGGTCTACTAATAAACCTGAGCATGTTTTAAAACTGCTCCTTCAATTCCCTTGAAAAAATGCTCGGGCCCTGTGAGCTAGATCACACTATGATTTACGACACATTAAAAAAATGTCCATTTTCTCCCATTTTTAACTATCCTGATTTGCATTTGTCAGTGGCCTTGTGTATACTTAAATTATCAACAACAAAAAGGAGAAAACTCATGGCACATGAACTAGAGACACAAAATGGCGTAGCAAGTTTTGCATCATTTCGTGAACCCGCTTGGCATGGATTGGGTACCGTATTTACAGAAGAAAAAAACACAGCAGAGATGTTGCAAGCAGCAAATCTCAATGGGTGGAATGTTCGTCTGGAAGATTTGGAAACCCCATCACATTTAACAAGCGACAAAAACTATCAGTACGTTTTGCGTACTAATCCTACAGACAACTCACAGACAGACATTCTTGGTGTCGTAGGTGAGCGCTACCATGTTATGCAGAATGAAGATTTGTTTTCATTTGGTGATAACATTCTAGATGGTGGTGGACGTTGGGAGACCGCTGGCTCAATCAAGGGTGGACGTGTTGTATTTGGTGCACTAGCACTAGAGCGTGAAACTGTTCTTGACCCTAACGGTGTCGCAGATAAGGTAAAGACTTATTTACTTATCAACACATCACATGATGGCTCAATCGCTATTCAAGCAAGCATTACACCTGTTCGTGTTGTGTGCGCTAACACTCTTAACCTTGCATTGAATACAACTAAGCGCAAGGGTGGCGTAAAGCAATCTTTCAAGATTCGTCACACACAGACAGCACAAGGTAAGGTCGCTATTGCACGCCAGACATTGGGCATGGCTAACGCTTACATGGATTCATTTGACATCATGGCTAAGGCAATGATTGAAAAAGAAATCAATGCTAAGCAATTTAACGACATCATTCTTGCTGCATACCCTCAGCCTGACAAGGACACTAAGGGCGCACTAAAGAAGTGGGAAAACAAGGTTGATGTTATCAATGACATCTACACAGGCCAGTTTAATGGTATGATTGCTGGTAACGCATGGGGTGCTTTCAATGCACTAACAGAGCGTTTAGATTGGTACCGTTCTGCTCGTGGTGGTTCTAACGAATCTATCCTTGCATCTGCAAGTGGTTTTGACCCTGCTATCAATGCAGAAAAAAATCGTTTGCTAAAAGTTGTACAGAATGTTATGCAACTAGCATAATAAAAAATCCTGAGCATGATGTAAAACTGCTCAATGGTCTGTTAGCTCAGTTGGTTAGAGCGCTACCCTGTCACGGTAGAGGTCGTGGGTTCAAGTCCCATACAGATCGCAAGAATTTAGGCCGAGGCAATTTGGACAAAACGGACATTTTAAGAAGCTATATAATTAATCTCAGAAATTTTAATTAAGAGGACTTGCTTTTTTTCGCAGATTCCTGTAAAATTAATATCATGAACACCATAAACGAATTAATAAATGAAATCTATGATGACAACTACTCTCACCTAGAGTTTGAGGAAAACATGGGCGGTATTGATTGTGACTGCCATATCCACACTACACTAAACACTATTGCTAGATATGCAGGAATTGAGGTAGGGTAATGTTAGGATATTGTAAAGAAGATCTAGATGAAATGATTAGCGCTGTTCAATCTGCTTTAACTACTGTTAATCCTGATGATGACCCATGGCTACATGATAACTTATTTAAAGTAACAGAGTTTATGAATGGCTTATGGGCAGAGGGGTACTTTGACTAATGTGGACTAAGTATAGTTATGTTTGTACTAACTGTGATGCTCTTATTGAGATCACTACCCTGGCAATTCCTGAAGACAATGCCTCTTGCACCTGTATGCGTGGAGCTTGGGTAACACGTACTGCAGTAGAGGCTGTGACTAACATCACACCACCAAAAGTTGTAAAAATCAACACCAACCCTTATAATTAATATATGGACATGAACACACTAAGCGAGTATCTAAAGATTCACAAGATAAGTATTGAGCAAGACATGGAGCAAGCCCTACAAGGTGATGACCCTGGAGAGGGATTCCATTGGGAGTCAGATGACTACTACCTAGGAGCACTAGACGCATACGACTATGTATTGGAGTTAATTAGTGAGTAAGGATTATCCTTTCATACCGCCACACCTAGAGAAGGGCTTAGAGGATATCTCTATCCCTTTGATTGACCTTATGCATGGGCACCTCAAGGTAGAAATGCTGGACTGTGAAGAACAATTAAATAATCTATCAGAGACTCAGGATGTGCCTATGTATAACTATGTGCAGGGATACATGGAGGCCTTGACAAACCTATACTGCTTGACGTATAATTTAAGTATAGACCGCCAACAAATAGAAAGAGACCACCATGCCAAACTGGGTATATAACGGACTGACCATTGAAGGTAGCCCTGACTCTGTAAAGAAGTTAATGGAGCAGATGAATACACCATTCGTTCGTGTCCATGACCAATGGAATGTAAAGACACAGCAAATGGAAAAGCAACAGGTTACATATCCAAACCCTGTCTTTGCATTCTGGAATATAATTAAACCAACTGACATGGAAGCATACGACGGTCCTCAACCTAAGAATGACAACTTTGAAGAGGCCATGAAGTTTAAGTCAGACCACTGGTACGATTGGAATGTTCGCAACTGGGGAACTAAGTGGGATGTAGCCGTCTCATCTCTTGAAACTAATCCTGATACATACATGGAAGAAACAGCCAATGGTGAGAACCATGTTGTCTACTATAACTTTGAGACTGCATGGTCTCGTCCTATGAGTGCTTTAACTAAGTTATCTGAACAGTACCCTGATTTATTATTTACTTTGTCATATGAGGAAGAGACTGGCTGGGGTGGCGAATGTGAACTGCTTCGTGGTAAAGTTATCTCAGAGTCACAGTATGACAACATGTGCCGTAATTGCGACGGTACCTACCTAGATAATGAAATCGTAGGTTGTGATGACTGTGGAGACTATCCATGCCCTCTATGTGGCTGGAGCAATGACATGTGTGAAGCACACCAAACTAGATATGAGGACCAACATGCCTAAGACTACTTATCTTATTGAACTAGCCGTTGATGAAGAATGGTTTCATGCAATTAGTGAACTGACTGCAGATGTACACGAGGGTGAAATATGCGAATGGGTCAGGGTACAGGCAGAGACTGAGACTGATGATCAAGACTGTGAGAACTGCGAAAGCAATCCTAAAGAGCACCCTGAAGGCAAGTGGTGCACATCATGCAGGGATGAATTTAAAGAGTCTGAGGAGGACGACGAATGAACTGGACACAGCCATCGTTATTTGATACAATTGAAGAACACACTACAGATAAGGAACAAGAATGCACAAAGAGTCACTACTAGAAGTTGTTAACTTTATTGAAGCCATCATTGATGAACTGGAATGTGAACTTATTCCTCTTGATGAGGTTGCAGACACACCAGAAGAACTAACAGCAATGATTGCACTACAAACCAAAATTGATACTCTGTCAGAACTAATCCTTGACATGATGTCATTTGATTGGGAGGAGAAGTAATGGGAGCTCGTATAAACTTTGTATTTAAGGATGACCTTGATTCAGCAGTGGTCCTATACAGTCACTGGGGCCAGACAGAATGGCAGCGGGATATAGCAATGGCGCTAAATCATGCTAAGCCTAGATGGACAGACTCATCATATGCCACACGTATGATGATTAGTTACCTTATTCAAGATAGCGTCCTGGAAGAAACAGGTTTTGGTATCTACTCTATCACTGGTACCAACTATGATTTAGGGGAGCAGACAGTAGTTATTGATTTAATTAATCATACAGTCACTGATATCCATCCTGTCAAATGGGATAACTTTATCCAAGCATATTTACCTGAGCACGCAGCGGTATAAAGCAGACGCTGCAACGGGGGAGTGCGATTTGTGGTGGGTTGCGCTCCCCCCTTATTTTTGATACAATGAACTGAGGGAGAACCATGAGACGAAAACTAATAACCAAAGAAGAAAAGATAGCAATCCAACTATCCAATGTCTTAGCAGACCTACGCCTTGACCTTGACCTAGTGGGACATCATCTTGCCCAATCATCTCCCAACGTAATCTACAATCGTTTAATTACTATTGCAGACTCAGCGGAAGCAACTAAGCAAGAGCAATACAATCACTACAACAACTACAAACTATTCTAGAAAGGCTGCAGCGGTGGGCTTGACAAAAGCCTGCCGTTGTGCCCGAGGTGGTCAAACCACTTCTTCAAACCTTATTACGATCAAACCATTTTTTTCCCATTTTCGGACATTACGACAGCTCAAAAAAATTCTCCTAATTTTAGACATTACGAACGATCAAAAAATTTTCCAGATTGTAGCATATCAAACCTTTCTTTGTCAAACCATGTTATAATGGTTTTATGCCAAGAGATCATTTTTCTCAAATGAGTAAGAACTCATCTCATCGCCATGATCAACCACATGATATAGAAACCTTCAATAAAGACTTTGGTGCTATATGTGGTATGTTGTATAGTGTTATAACTCTTAAGTGTTTCTTTCCTAAGTCCCCCGCCCAAAGCGTGACTAATAATCCTGTCACTCATTCTGCGGGACGGTATATACAAGAACAACTACCATTCTAAATCCCTATAGTATATAAGACATTACGATATCAAACCTTTTCTCCTGGTTTTTGATATATTTTTAAATATTATCAAACCTTTCTATTATATTTCTGGACATTTTGGGCAATTTTGTATAGGGTTTTATATAAGGTTTGTAAGGTTTGATACTTGACAAATGTGAGGTTTGGGTATATAATCCAGGCAAGATGTAAGGTTTGAAGGTTTGGTATGTGAGGTTTGAAAGCCGTTGACATTACGGCCCCATCTGTATAAATGCTCAATAACCCACTAGACATATCCAAACCAGATGTAAACCATATATAAAAAATATCAGTAAGATTTATATGTGGATAACTTGTGGATAACTATGTGTAAAACCACTAATTTGAGCTATCTAAATTATCGTTTAGCCTGTGGATATCTTTTAAAAAACGGTACAGTCTTTTGGCTATAGGGCATATGGGCATATGCTGATGTCTTATTACATAGGTTATTTACTATAGGGATTCTGGTGTCTTTCTTGACTTCCCCCGTTTTTTCTGAGACAATTGTATCAAGATACTATTGAAAGGTTTGACAATGAAAGGTTCACTTTGTGCTTATAAGCGTGGAGAGCGTTACTTTACTAGTTATCACTGGTGTAATGAGTGTCCTCCTGTTTCTGAGTACCGTGCAATGGAGCGACAGCAAAAGCTTGACTGGACAAATGCAAATAAGATGAGAAATGAAAAGTGGAAGATCAAGAATGAGCGACGTATCAAGCACGATAAGAGTTTAGCGGATAAAGGGTTCTAACCAATAGTGCCCCTGTGGGGCATAGGATGGTTTGATACCTCTATTTCGCCGCCGAACTTAAAAGATTAATTACTTCTGGTATGCCCAGATTCCTCTAAATTCTCTATCGGCGGAGTTAAAACCGCCCGTCACAGCATGGGCGCACTTGAATAGATCTGGTATAACAATATCGCCCTGTTGCCATTTATGAACGATTCTAATATCTTCATTGTCCATAATTATCTTCTCTATTTTTCGTATTAATGAGTAAAAATAATCTAAAGATTCTTGAGATGGAGATTCATTTTTATAAGAGACCAAAGGAACTATATGAGGTTCTGGTAGTATCATAAATCTAATAATTGGCTTATTAGTCAGCCAGTGATTGTCAATGATAGGGTGCTGGTCTGACAAATTTGTGCTTGCACTAAGATATCCAGACTTTACCTGAGAATCTTTAATAAAATCTGGTTCAGTTATTATACTATCAAGAAGAAACTGCTGCTCATGCTCTGTTAACATATCAAAGACAAGGCCTGTATCTACAAAGTATGTCTTGCCATTGTTGTTATCTGTCTTAAAGTTATACATATTCCACGTTGCTGCAACGATTGGATTTATATAGTAAGTGTGCTCAATATGCCACTCTACTATCACATCATCTGGTCCAGATTCAATGTGAGACTTACGTTCATGATTTTCAACATACTCGCTTGTATCATCAGCATGTTTCCATCCCATAAGGCTGCCAAGCCTAGCTCCAAATTCAAACTGCTCTTCTTGGGTTAGGTTAGCATTTCTAAAACATATTACAGAGTCATTAATAAACTTGTTCTTGTAATACTCTATATTATCAAGTACAGATTCAATACCAGGAAACTCTATAGGCTCTACACTTATCACTCTGATGCCTCATCAACATATTGTGGTGCAATACATGGCTCATTGACTGCATGTGCTACATATTTGCCACAAGGACATCTTCCTGTAGCACATTGGCACTTCTTTTCAGGATCTTCTCTTCCGTATGGGTGTGTTGGGAATGGTAGGCTATCCCTATTTTCTTCTGTGACTACAACAAATATTGCCTTTTCTTGACATATTGTGCAGGCTTGAGCCTCTCCTTCCTCACATTGCATATTCATGCCACATCTTAAACATCTATAGTCTATTCTCATGATTTTAGTATACCATATTTGACATTCCCCGTTTTTTGTGAGACAATAGGTATTGAAAAGGAGAATAACATGAAATACATTTATGCTGTTGATTTAGAGAGAATGGAAGAGCTTTATTTTAGTAACACTCAGACTAATTTCTTTGCTGATGATGAAGAAAGAAGTAAGTTTAATGCTAAGCTTATAGTTGAAGCAGATACTGAAGATGAAGCTTTAAGAATGAGGATGGGTATGACAGATATAAATATGTGGAAACTTATAGATACAGAGCAATAAAACTATTCTGTTGGCCAATCTTTTATTATTAGATTAGAGTTGACAACACCACGATATGGGTGCTCAGCTGGTGTTGTAATAGAATGAAAATGTCTACCATCTACAATAAATGCTGCACCTCTTTTAGGGCTAATCCTTTTGTTTACTGTCACTGAAGGTGTAGCAAAACCAGCCTTATGTCTCTCATTGTATATGACTGTATCTCCATCAGAATCACTTGGGTAGTATAAAAATATATAGTGTGGCTCGTTGTAGTCTATGTGTGGGTACAAGGTCTTTTGTGTACCTTCTACTGTTGGTGTCATTATGTTCAGTTTTAATCGTTTAAAGCCATCAAACTCAATACCGTGTTTTTCTGTGAACTTTTTAACAATGTCAAAGAATACTTGTGCTGATGGATCATCATTTTGTAGGTTGACAGTAAAATATGAAACATCTCCAACCTTAGTATCAACTACTCCAGTATTGCCTTCTATAGTTGGGGATGCATTCTTACCAAAGCTAAACTGTATATCTTTGTGCCAGAACTGTTGTTCTGCTGCTTCTATTTCTTCTTCTGTTAGGAAGCTATCGTCATAAATAAAGAACATTTTATCCCCTTTTCTCTCAATTATAGCATAATGAGATGTGGTATGATATATGTATGAACCCTGGAAAATGTTTTTATTGTGATAAGGACGCATCATATTTTGATGTCATCATGGATGACGACAACTATCTGATTGCTGATGTATGCATTGATCATCTTAAGATGGGTCTATCTTCGTAATGATACCAGTTCTATCAATACCAGTTTTAAATAGGTATGATCTGTTGGATAAAAATCTAGAGCTGATTGATTTTCCTATTAAAGAAATATTAATTATTAATAATGGAAAAGAAGATTATCATCCAAAAAGAAAAGATTTAAATGTAAGAGTTTTAAATCTACCATCTAATTTGGGCATGGCTGGGTCTTGGAATTTAACAATAAAGCTTTACCCTCATGAAAAGTTTTGGCTATTCTCTTCAGCAGACACACACTGGATTCCTGGTGCACTAGAAAAATTTTATAAGTTAAGTAGCCCATCCAAAATGATAGCATCAACTGAAGGGTTTAGTTGTTTTTCTCTTGGAGAAGACATTGTAAGGAAAGCTGGATTGTTTGATGAATATTTTTATCCTTACATGTGGGAAGACAGCGAGTATGCTGAAAGATTTGAATCTATAAAAAAGAAAAATAATTATAATAATTTAGGCATGGATTTTCATGTAATCAAAGTTAATACACCAGAAGGACCAGCTCAAAGTATTAACAGTGATCCAAAATTATTTGAGAAGTATACAGAAACAGCCTATAAAAATGAAGAATATTTAAAATTAAAAAGATCTCAAGACTTTCAAATAATGGGTAGTTGGGACATAGATAGAAGAAGAGATCAAGAATGGCTACTATAGGAATTCTTCCAGCATCTGGAAAAGCATTAAGAATAGGTGGCATACCAAAGTTTTCTTTGCCTATATCAGATGAAAAGTCTTTATTACAGTGGCATGTAGATCAAATGTTAGAAGTTTGTGATGAGGTCAGGGTATCTACTAAATCAGAATGGATACCAATCATTCAAAACATGAACATGAATATTAAACTTATTGCTCTTGAGCCATCAACAATGTCTCATGCAGTAAAGTTTTTAGTTGGAGATTATAACGATACAGTTTTAGTTGGCATGCCAGATACATATATACACAATACAGATAAAAACATATACAAACAAATGATGAGTGTTGCTGGTGATTTAGTTCTTGGAACATGGGAATGTGACAATAATCTTAAGGGCAGTGTTGGTCAGGTTTTATTATCTGGAAACAAAGTAATTGCTTCTACTGACAAATCATCTGATTGTGAATACCCACATATGTGGGGAACAATGATGTTTAGAAAAAACCTGGTAAGATATATAGACCCAGACCTAGAGCATCCAGGAAAGCAAATACAGGAATGGATAGACATGAATCTAGATATAAGATCCTCAAGTTCAGGTGGTAAGTATATGGACATAGGAACATTCTCAGGTTTAAAACAACTATATAAAGAAATGGATAAATAATAAAATGTATAATGCCAAACTAAACAATGAGGCTTTTTTTGAAACAGATTTAGATAAACTTTCGGAAATCTGGGAACCAAGAAAAGAATATATAGACAAAGATTTATGGGTTATTAGAAACTTTTTGATACCGCCTGAATTAGAATGGCTAAACAATGAAGCAAATGATCCAGATGGCTGGTACACAACTATGAGATCTCCTTATGGTGGAAATATAAAAAATAAATTTTTAGGGTATATACCAGATTATGATGAAAATGGAAACATGCTTGTTCCTACAGAGCATTCAAAATGGAGGGAAAGAGATCATATTAATTATATAGAAAAAAGAATAGAGTCTGTTGTACCTAAATATTTTGGTGGAGCTGGTGCTCTTCAGTCTTTCTTTGAAGTTTCTGATGAACAAATTTTTCAAGAAACTGGAAGAACAGATATTGATTATGCAATGGGATGGCATTATGAAAGAGATGATAGTGACTCAGAAAACCAACAAACAACTATTGTAGAAAACTCAAAAACACAAGGTAAAAGAATTAATAGTCAAGGGAAAATATCAGGATCTTTTAATGTTTACATTAATGATAATTTTGATGGTGGAATCTTAGAGTTTAGAAATAAAGATTATGTTGTTAAGCCAGAGGTTGGAATGCTGGTGAATATTCCTTTGTATAAAGAGTTTGAGCACAGAGTAACAAAGGTTACAAATGGAAATAGACACACGATCTATGGAAGATCTTGGGATATTCAGGATGGAAAATATTTCTCTACTAACGAAGACTGCTAGACTTGACTTTAGCTTTCTTGTGGGTTATAATTAATGTATGACTACTAGTTGTATAGAGTGTAATAAGATTGATACAGATGAAGACTTTTATGAGACTCATCAGTACATGTCTAACAATAGGTTATGGTGTGTAAATGCCAAAAGAGCCTAGAATTATGCAGATGGACTGGAAAGCTTTGGGATATGAGAGGGAGTATAAAGATGGCAAACTCAGATGGATTCCTCAAGAGTTCAAAGAAAATAAACAGGACAAGGATACTTCCTCTTAGATGGATTGGTAATATCTGTAGTAATATTGCTACTAGGAGTTTGCTTAAAGCTTTTTATTTAGATGAGCAGGGCAATTATGGATACCGTTTCAAATTCCACAGCAAGGTTTGGGTTACACTTAATAAACCATATGAGCGTTGGGGTACATACTATACAATTGATACAAGCAAGTGGAATAAAAAATGAGACAGCCTATTCACGGTGCATTTGAATCATATCTGCAACCAGATAGTGGTACATGGAACTGGAATGAATCGTTACAGGCTTGGGAAGAATTAGATAATTATAAGCTACAAGAAGCTTTAACTATTTCTGGATATCCAAGAAGTGGAAACACATTTATTAATCATGCATTTTTTAAGATGTATGATTTTGCTCACATTAACTTCAATCGTCATACTGTAAAGAGTATTGCAGAAAGAGATCACACTTTTGTTCCCTTTAGACACCCGCTTGAAGCAATAAGTTCTTGGCACATATATCAGCAGGTACATTTTTTAGATGTAAGGTTTATTGAAAACGATATCAAATTCTACAATAGGTTTCATGAACAAGCATTAGCAATGAAAGATAAGATAACTTTTCTTGACTTTGATCTATTTAAAAATAACACAAAATATTTAGAGGATAAGGTTTCTCATATATACAATGTTTCTGCAATGCCAGTAGAGGCTATTGAGGTAAAAGAATTCATGGCTCATAGAAGACTGACTCTAAATATCCCACGTAATGATGATGAAACTAAGCAAGAGGTAATGTATTTTGTAGAGAAGCAAGAATTGTACAAAATATCTTTAGATCTTTACAATCAAATCAAGGAATTATCTAATTAGCTATAAGCGATTTATCTGCCTATTTACAAACTCTAAGAACTTTCCTGTTAGTAAAGTAAAACCTAGCTCTGGTTTAGAATTAACACACTCTGCACTAACCAAATACTTTGCCCACTCCTTAACTGCAGCCTTATTCTTGCCAGAAGTGTCTGCCAGAAGGTAGGATACAATACCTAGAGGGTATGCTCCAGGTTCTTTGGTTGCATAGTCGTATGTAAGTATGTTGTTTGAGTCAACTGATGCTTCTCCTAAGAAGGCTGACACATTTGCACTGTCTGGTGCTACGAAATTACCAGATGCATTTCCTATGTTTGCCACCTTAAGATTAAAGAACTTAGCAAATGATACCTCTGCATATGTAATAGAATACTTAGTCTTTGATGCAAGTGTTGCTACACCCTGTGACTGATTTGCTCCAACAACTCTTCCCATGTTATTAATATCATTAATGCTCTTTGGGAATGATGTTGAGAATGAATCAGATACAGCTTTTGTCCAAACCTCTGGAGAGTTTGCCTTCATAAATCTAACAAAGTTATTTGTTGTTCCAGAGTTATCAAGTCTAAAGACTACCTTTATCTTTTGGTTTGGTAGTGTGTAAACAATGCTTTTGGTAGCAGTTCTTAGTATTACTGGATTTCCAGACTTATCCTTAACTAGATTACCAGCCTTATCTTTTCTATATATAACTTCTTTAATCTTTCTATTGTTATCAGCCTTAATAGCAGGATCATTCCACATTGTTATTTCTCCCGCAAAAATCTTAGCTACTGTAGTTGATGATAAATATAGCTGTCTGTTTCCTGGGATATTGTGCATCACTGCGATAGGTGCTGCAACAACTGGAATGTGGATTACTGATGGCTTCTTTGTTGATGCTGTGTGTGCAGAGTCTGAGAACCAGAAATCTCCAATGCCCTTATCAGATGAAGTCTTACCAGCACCAGATCCGTTTGCTGAATATGTAACAATGTTTCCTGTTGACTTGGCATAAGATGATCTGCATTCATCAATAAGGTTTGCTGGAAAAGATGCTCCATTACCAACAATATTTTCTGCTGCAAAAGCAGGGGTAGAAATAGATAGAGCAGCAACGACTGCTATTAGGATAAGTTTAATTCTCATAATAATAGTATATAGTAAATAAACTATATTATGGCAAATAATAGGCTCATTTAACCAAGTGTTCACCTGATGTTCTACTTGACTTGAACATAGATAAAGTGTATACTTGGTATATGAGCAAAGACAAAAGAATACTTAAAGATGGATCAGAAGTTGATTCATTTGATAGGCCAGTTGATTTAATTATACATACCAAGGCCCCAGAAAAATGGAAATTAGTTGACATGGAAACAGGCGAAGAATACCTTGGCTCTGAAATAGGTACTGACTTTGCAGAAATATTAAGAGAAAAGGTTAAAGCAAATAAAATAGGCACTTGGGTAAAAACCAAGGGCAAGCAGCTTGACTAAACGACTATCTTAGGGTATACTGAATATATGAACCAATTTATGGAAAACTATGCCTCATGGGTGCTTGCCGTCATAGGGGTCTTAGGTATATTTTTTGTTGGCCGTAAAAATTTTCTTGGCTGGTACATTCTTTTATTCAATGAAACTTTGTGGATAGTTTATGCTGTTGCTACTAAACAGTATGGGTTTATATTTTCTGCTCTCGCATATGCAGCAGTATATGTTCAATCACATAGACACTGGAAGGCTTTAGATTCAGAAAAGTTATCTTGGAGGAGTTTTGCCAAGTTGGTCTGGGACCGCAATGATTAACATGGAGATTCCTGATCCATTCCAAACCTTTGTAGCCAAGAAGTATGCCAACGCTAAGGGATATGTGCATGACTTCTTTACTGGAGAGTGGTCTTACAAGTGTTTAACTTGTAAAGATGATCTTTATGCTCCATCCCGCAAAATTATGACAAAGATTCGTTTATACCATACAAGAAATGAGTGCACAGGTGGATACTGAAGAAGAGTTTGACTTAGAGTTTACTGTTGAAGAAATGATTAATATTTATGGTATTAATAGTCTTGAAGATTTAGATAGGATTAACTAATGTCATTATGTATGCTAGCAATACTTTTAACAGTACCGTCTTTTTTATTGGGATACTTTATATCGTACCTAGTAATGACTGTTGGAATTAAGCAAGACAAAGAATAGTGGTATTAGCTCCAGTAGCTCAGTTGGTTAGAGCCCCAAACTCATAATTTGGTCGTCGTAGGTTCAAGTCCTACCTGGTGCACGAGATCTTTTATAGATCTACTTATATAAGGAGAATAAATGAAAACTGTAGGAGAAAAACTTGGTAACTTTGCCGTTACTGGAGTTAAGCCTGGGGCATTGTCTTATGATGATTCCTCATTTGAAGTACTAACGCAAGATTCTTTTCCAGGCAAATGGAAGATCATTGTGTTTTATCCAAAGGACTTTACATTCGTATGTCCGACAGAAATTGTTGCATACGATGCACTTGTAAATGATTTCAATGATCGTGATGCAGTATTGATGACTGGATCAGTTGATAATGAATTCTGTAAGGTTGCATGGAGAAATGCACACGATGACCTAAAGAAGACAAACTCATGGGCATTTGCAGATACAGCACATCAGTTGGCTGGAGATCTAGGCGTTCATCATTCATCTGGTGTTACATATCGTGCAACATTTATTGTTGATCCAGAGAATACCATTCAGCACATTACGGTAAATAACCTTGATGTTGGTCGTAATGCAGATGAGGCACTTCGTGTGCTTGATGCACTACAAACAGGAGAGCTTTGTGCATGCAACAGACCTCTTGGAGGAGAGACTCTATAATGTCTTGGGTTGATCAGCTTAAGGACAATCTTCCAGAGTATGCAAAAGACATTAAGTTAAACCTTGATGCAGTAATTAATAGATCATCTATTGATTCTGAGCATGCCACATATCTTGCTCTTGCAGCTGCCTTTTCAACTGGAAACGGTAAGCTTGTTGCTTTCATTACAGCAAGTGCAACTGATGAGGTAGAAAGAAATGCTGCATTGACTGCTGGTGCAATCATGGCACAAAACAATGTTTGGTATCCATATTTAGAAATGGCAGATGATGCTAATCTTACTGGATTACCAGCACAACTTCGTATGAATGCAATTGCATCTCATGGTGGTACAACAAAGGGAAAGTTTGAGGCATACTCTCTTGCTTCATCTATTGTTGGTAAGTGCCACTTCTGTGTTAAAGCACACTATGAAACATTGAAAGAAGAAGGCTATACTATTGAGCAGTTGCGTGATATCGGAAGAATTGCAGCAACAGTTAATGCATTAGCAAAGATACTTTCAGCTTAGAAAAAGTCCTGGGTATGACTAAAACTGCCCAACATAAGATACTAAAGATTTGTATAGAAAAGGAAAAAGTAATTGAAAGATTCTATTTTTATAGCTATAGCTGCTTGTAATGAAAGATTTATAGAGCAAACAGTTAGAAGCGCATTAACTAATGCAGAGAATCCAGACAATATATTTTTTGGAATATTTAACAATATTACTGATCCTAAAAAATCATTATTATCAAATGACTATATTACAAAAAACAAACATATTTTTTATGCAGAAATCATAACTCCATGTCCTATGGGTATAGGCTTCGGCAGATTAAATGCTTCATTGTTACAGTTTAAAAAATTTGATTATATGTTTCAGATAGATGCACATACTCTTTTTCCAAAGAATTGGGACAAAAGCATTATAAGTAGCTTCAACTTAATAAAAAATGAAAATGATATTGATGAAAACAAAATTATTGTATCATCTTCATCACCAATTATATGGTATAACTTTAAAGAAGATCCCTATAAAATTATGATTAATAAGACTAATAAATCTTCTAGTGATTTTATTGAAATAGATCCTTATAACTTAGAAGAGTATTTTTCAAAAGATATAGAGTCTGGAGCAATAAAAGTAAAAATGTTCTATGATGGAAAACAAGGAGATGTTCTTCTTGAAGGAAATTTAGGATTTCCAATGGTATATGGTGAAAGAAAGATAAAAGAAGGATTACAGTATGAAGAAACAAATGGCGTTCATGCTTCCTTTATGTTTTCAAAAGCTAATCTTAATAGAGATTTATTACACGACCCAGAGGATACTTTTGATGGAGATCAAACTAACTACAGCATAAGATTATTGAGTAGAGGCTATCGCATATTTTCTACTAAGTATCCAGTAATAGCATGCTTAAACAAGCAAGAGGAGCATAAGATCTATGATCCAGAGTATAATCATAGAGCTGCTGAATATTCTAATGAAACTCCTGCAGCAAACTATCTTTCTTATAAGCATAACGATGACAGAGATTTTTTTAAAGACATTATTTCTGGTAAGTATTTTGGATATTGGGGAGCACCAGATATGGAGTCTCTTAATCTTGCTAAAAAACAAATTCAATATCCAGAATTTAAAGGTTAGAAAAAGTACAAGCACCAGTAGCCAAGTTGGTTAAGGCATCAGTCTTATATACTGAAGATCGTAGGTTCAAGTCCTGCCTGGTGTACGTGTGATATACTTAATATTATGAAAAATATTATATTAAATTTTCAATATTATATTGAAAAAATATATAGATTTGTTTTTAGAAAAAACAAAAAAAGGAAAGAATATATATACTAATGAAAGATATTGAAAACATTATAGATAAAAAAAAATTATTTTCATCAACAAAACAAAACGCACCATTTGACAATATAACTCAAAACTTACTAATGTTTCAAGATGTTGTTGCTTGGCCTGATCCAGATGAAAGCATAGATTTTTATAACCTAGATAATCATGAATATGTTTATAACGGTTGGTCAGACTATTTAGTTAACAGACTTTATATGAGGTCTCCAAAATTTAATAAAAGCAATAGTATACTAACTAGCGGATGCTCACATAGCTGGGGAGTTGGCATTAAAGATACACTAACATGGTCAAACCTTGTTGCAGAAAACTATAAATTAGGCTATTCAAATGTTGCTCTTCCTGGGTCATCAGTTATGCTTCAAGTATTAAATATATTTCAATATTGTAATACCTTTGGTAATCCAAAAATTATACTATGTATGTTCCCAAATTTTGAAAGAATAAGAGTTTTTGTTGAAAATAATATTTTAGAAGGAGATACATTAACAAAATATAATTTTGGTCCTGCAAATGCATTTACAAATAGAATAATAAACAAGCCAAAGATCACCAAACTACCAGCCAACAAAGACATTCTGGTATCTGAAAATCATGCTTTTTACAATAGTGTGTGCTTTATTATGATGTTAGAAAAATATTGTAAGTCAAATAATATAAAACTTGCATGGTCTTCTTGGGAACATGAAAAATATAATGATCCATTTAATAACATTTTTGAAAATTACATAAACAATAGTGCTGGATTAAATGCACAGAATATATCTAACTGTAAGAGTCACCAAGATTTAAGAGATGCATTCCCTGATATTTATGATGAAGCAGCTGATGTTCCAAAAGGACACTTTGGTATTCATTGGCACAAGCATGTATCAGAGCTTTTTATTAATGAAATCAATCAGAAAAATCTATTATCTTAAAATGTTTTTAGAATAGTTTGCTTCCCACTGTCTTATATCTTCTTCATCGTTTAAAAGTGGCTGACCTTTTATGTTAAGGCTAGTGTTTAATAAAATTGGTATGCCAGTCTCTAAATAAAACTTATTCAATACCCTGTACAAGCCTCTATGCTGCTCTCTGTTTACAGTTTGAACTCTAGATGTACCGTCAGCGTGTACCACAGAAGGTATCTTATCTGGCTGAAGACACTTAACGGTATACTGCATGTAAGGGCTTGTAAAGTCCATATCAAACCACTTAGAGGCACACTCCTCAAGAACTACTGGAGCAAAAGGTCTAAATAGCTCTCTCTGTTTGATTAAATTAACTTTGTCTTTAATTAGTGGATCTCTTGGGTCAGCAAGAATACTTCTATTGCCTAATGCTCTTGGACCGTATTCTGCCCTACCTGATGCTACTGCTACGATTCCATCTTTTAATATACCGTCAACAATTTTCTGAACTGGATATTCTCCACCAATGTCATAGCCAAGATAGGGTGTCTTCCAATTAATGTGTTTTCCGTATAAGGCTGCTGCTGCTCCTAAAGAACTCCCAGCATCTCCTGGATTTGGCATAATCCATACATCTTTAAAGATATTCCATAGCAGTGTATTTGCTGAAGAATTAAGGGCACATCCACCCATAAACACTAGATTGTTTTTTCCAGTAATTGAGTATGCCATATGCATAAACTCATTCAGTCTTTGCTGATAAACCATTTGTACTGCTGCTGCAATATCAAATTTATCTTGTTCTGACTGAATCAAACCCCAATCATTAATTCCTTTATGAAAGTTATATTTTTGTTTATAATATGAAGGAAAATAGTCATCAACCTTTTTATAATACTTTGTCCAGTCTCCATATGCAGCCATACCCATCATAATATATTCTTCTTGATTAGGCATTAGACCAATTAGTTGAGTGAAAGCAGAGTAGAACAGTCCAAAACTAACTGGATAGTTTTGCTTATACTTGAGGCTAATCTTTTCGCCTTCTCCAACCCAGATAGTTGATGTGTTATATTCTCCAATTGCATCAAGTACTACTATGACAGCATCACTAAACTTACTAGTATAGTATCCAGCAGCAGCATGTGAGTAGTGATGGCTGAATGATTTTCTTGGTATCCCGTCAATTTTAAGCCTTGGCTTCCAGTCCCCATGACCACCTCTTAAAACCAGTCTAGAGGCCTTTAGAGCTGGTTTTTCATAGTAGGCTATAGCATCTGGTTCACCATATTGAAAAGCATCATTAATTAAATAATCATTCACATACCAGTCATTTTTTTTCTTGCTGTATCTTTCTGCATGACCAGCAAAAAGTATCTCTCCATCTTTAATTAAAGACAGGGATGCGTCATGAGATGTTTCATTTATGCCAAGGATTATCATTAATAAATAAAATTTCTTTTTTTTGTTTTTCTTTTTTTAAAGAATATAAGTATTTGGTAGAATTTCCACCTAATATTATTTATCATTGTCTATTTCCATGTATCTATTAATAAAAAGTTCTGCCATGTGTTGATGGTTGTGAATTCCCCAATGACCTACACCTCTTTTACTGCCATAGTCTGCAGCCCAGTCATACAATTTATGATTATTATTAATTTTGTTGACACACTCATCATGTATTGTTTTATATGGAAAATCATCATATGCTGAATATTTAGATGTTTTTAAATAGTTGTTTGAAATATTAGGAAGTGATTCTATGTCTACCTTTAAATTATAATCATCATATATACTCCATATAAGCTTTATATGGTTTGATTTGCAATATTGTTCCAACATTGATATAAACATAAAATTATAAAATACTACAAATTCATTTGGAATAACATATGTTGGATCGTGTGGAACCTTGGAAAATTTTAATACAGATCGTTCATTAAAGTATGCATTTGAGAACCCATTTGTTTTTGGTCTATTTTCTAAATTTGTTCCGCCAGTAGATAAAAACGATTCTGGAATTATAGGGTATTCTAGTCTATTTATTGGAAACAATGCTACAATTATTTTTGGATTACCTATTTCTTCAAAATACCTGAATGCTTTATAGATTTGACCACCTATGCTATCTCCTAAAAATGCAAGTCTTGAACATTTTTTATTTATAGATTTACAAAAAATTTCTGACCAGGTAAATTCATTTGGCATTCCAGCACCATAAGTTTGGGAGCATCCTAAAACTAAAACTTCATTATCTTTATCAAACTCATCAGACCTATAACCATAACTATTTATTCCATATTCAACTCTTTCTAAAATATCGGAAGGAGAATAAATTATTCTTGGACTCTCTTTTTTATGATTAATTCCTAGATGAATCAAGCTTCTGTATAATAAAAGTTCTTCAAAATTATAGCTATCCATTGTTATAATATTCTTTCCCCTACTTTAAGAACAACTTATTAATTGTATCATGTATTTGACTTTTAGGTTTATACCATGTATACTTATATTAAATGCCTTTATAGCTCAGCGGAAGAGCGGACGGTTTCTACCCGTTAGGTCGGAGGTTCAAATCCTTCTAGGGGCACCTTTTTATGTAGATGTCTGCATACATATTTTGCTGTAATGCAAAACCAATTACTTCCCAGTCTTTATTTTCATCAAGGAATTCACAAACCACTTCAATAACACCGTAATCAACACCATGATCCTGATCAACTATGTAATCATTAAATCCAATTATTCCACCTTCAGCAAGCAATTCAAGGGAATTTATAAGGTCAGCCTTGCAGTGCTCATAGTCATGGTTAGCATCTATGTATATGTAGTCAAATTTTTTATCAAGTGTTGGCATTATTATTTCGCTATACCCTTGGTGATAAGTAATAGTTTTAACATTCTTAAATCTATTTTTTACAAAATTAAAGTGCCCTGATCTATTAAATCTATTACAGTCAGGCCAGTCATTGGACCTAAATACGTCTACAAGGTCAATAGAGGCTGGATTAACTTCTTTTATAAGTACTTCTGCATAGTCTCCAGCAAGTGTACCTATCTCAAGTATCCTTGATCCTTTTGGAATATGCTTTGCAAATTCTTCCTTGCTAGTAAAAAGTCTTGCATTATTAAGCTGTTCTTGTGATATAGTTTTAATAGACATAAGCCTAGTATATCAGAGTCTCTGGTGTATAATGATATGTATGGGGTATCCAAATTGGTTTAATATAAGTGCCGTGAAATATTTTGACTTAATCTTGCCACGCAGGTTTGCAGGTAAGCCCTTGATAGACTTTCTACAAATAGGTGCCTATACTGGAGATGCTAGCCAGTGGATGTTAGATAAGATACTTACAGATCCAACTTCATGGCTTACTGATGTTGATACCTGGTCTGGCTCTGAAGAAGAAGCACACAAGAAATTTGACTGGAATGAACTTGAACAGTTTTATGATAGCAGAATGTCTGCTTATACAAATGTATGTAAAGTTAAAGGGTACTCTGAAGAGTTCCTTAATACCGCTGAGAAATCACACTATGATTTTATATACATAGATGGCGATCATACTGCACATGGAGTATATACAGATGCAATACTTGGCTGGGATAAGCTAAAAATTAATGGGATAATGGCATTTGATGACTACCTATGGCAACATGATACATACCAGGAACACCTTAGACCTAAGCCAGGAATAGATAGGTTTTTACAAGAGCATAGTGGTAAATATCAGATACTGATTATGGATGAGCAAGTTTGGATATTAAAGCATGAGTAAGCTTAAAGGGTTTGGACCAGCATACGTTATAAATCTTAAAGACCATACTCATAGATTAAAGAACGTAAAGGAACAGTTCAAAAAATATGGAGTTGCTGACTATACAATTGTTGAGGCTGTAGACGGTAGAAATAGCGATCTGTCTGATCAAATATCTGGAAAGTATCCAAAACTAAAACCATCAGAAATTGGATGCATGATGTCTCATATAAAGACTATAAAGCATTGGCTTGACACTTCTAATAGTGAGTATGCAATTATTATGGAAGATGACTTTAGTTTTGATACCGTTGAATATTGGTCATGGGACTGGGAATATGTAATGAACAACTTACCCAAAAGGTGGGATATTATTCAACTAATAATGATCAAGCATGAACCAGTAACATTTAGCATGCATAAAAAAGAAAAATATAACGTAAATCAAAGAATGTCATATTCTTGGTCAACTGCATGTTACATAATTAATAGAAAGTATGCAGAAGCAGTAGTCAATAGACACATTGAAGATGATAAATATGTTCTTAAAAACTACGGACTTAAAAATCAAGCAGCAGATGTTATATTATATAATCTTGGTGAGGCATACTCAATGCCACTGTTTACACATATTGTAGATGCAGAACATTCAATTAACAAAAGCCATGAGGATTTTCATTCAAAATCTAGCAAAAATATAAATAAATGGTGGGAAAAAAATGGAAAGCTTTATCCTAAAGAAGAGTTTTTTGATATAAACAATGGACTTAATAAGAAGATTGGCAAGCCTAGTATTTGTTTTAAAATATTTCATAACGAAGAAGACACGCCTCTCATGGAAAAAAGAAATATTCTGACTAAGCGTGCTATCACACAATTAGATAAAGACTTTGACAATTTTGATACACCAACAATAATGATGAGAAACATAGAAGACATACAGGAATTTTATAAAAAATCAGATATTAAGGTTGACCCAAAAGGTTGGCTTGGTGAAGGATGGAAGCCTGGAGAACTTGGAATTTGGGCTAGCAACTATACTGCATGGGCAAACTTTGCTAACTCTAACTATGATCATATAATATTAATGGAAGATGATATACAGCTTTCAAAAGATTTTAGTGAAAGACTATACGAATACATAGATGAGCTGCCAGAGGACTGGGATGTATTCACCGTCTATGTTCCACCTACTGGCAATATTAGATATAAAAAAGATGGAAAACATTTAGACATTGGAAAGAAGAATGTTTGTAAGGTTTATCAGTCTTGGTCATGCTTATGCTATGTTGTAAGCAAGTCTGGTGCAAAGAAGCTGCTTGAAATGGTAAAGACTCCAGTATCAAGACCAATTGATCACTATCTATTTTATAATGAAGAACTAAATGTGTATGCTATTAAATACAACAGAGCAAACATTTGTAACATATATTCAACAACATCAACTGTTCAGCATACAAAAAAGCAAGACATGACTGGCTATCTTTAAACAAACTTATTGTAAAAATATTCTATTGCAGAGCCTTTAGGAAGTTCATTTTTGTCAATGCCTTCTCTATTTAAAAATTGATTCCAGATCTGCAGTGTATGAGAGTATTTACATTTATCTAAAACCTCATCTAGGTGCTCGCTCATCCAAATCTTTTTCCATTGCCAGAAATGAATTGGATAGAAAACCTTTGGTTGCTGTGCATATCTTAAAAGACCAAGCTTTTTAGCACACTTTGTTACAAGTAGTGGTCCTATCTCTGACCAAACTATCTTTGTCTTATCGTACTTAACTGAGTTATCTATTAGCATGGTAACAAGTTCAGAGTCTTGTGGCATTCTTAATATACCGTTTGCAAGTCGCCCCTCTTCTTCATACCCAAACAGGTAATCTCCAAAATCCCATTTGTGTCTAAGGCATATAGAGTCTGTATCAGTCCATGTAAGACCTGTTTTTTGTATCATTGTATATCTAAACATATCTGCAAATGGTCCATATGAATTCTGTATTGTAAAAATCTCAGACTCAGGAATTATTTTATTAGCATCTTCCTTTACTACTCCTTGTGGGACCTTCATGTTCATGTCATAAACAAACAGGGTAAAGGAATGACCATAATATATAAAAGATGCAAGGGCTGTTTGCTCAACTTTGCTTAATGGATTACCTATCCATAATGATCCAAAATCAGCCATGACTATATCCTATCATACAAAAAGAAAAGCCAGCCCATTTCTAGGCTGGCCCTCTTTATTTGATACTACTTAACCTGATTAGGCTTTCCACCACCAGAAGACTTCTTAGCAGCCTTCTTTACAGGTGCTTTAGCAGCCTTCAGAGCCTTCTCTACGTCCTTAGCATCTGGTAGTACACCAAACGCCTTGTCGTTAGGGTTAATTGCTCTAATTGCTACGGGTGCAATCGCTGCAACAAGTGCAGTCCATAGATCCTTTGGATCTGTCACGCCTGCCATATATAGGGCAAGTCCTGATGCAAGAACTGATCTTCCGTATGAAGATAGTAGTGCTTTTAGTTGTTCTGTATTCATATTTTTCCTCCTAGGATATATGATCATATTCTGATCATAATGAAGCTACCTATGTTTTAGATAACCCCAATTCTCTGTATTCTTTTATAAAAGATATAAGATTTTCTCTTTCTTGTGGTTGATGTCCATTCATTAATATTTCAGTAATACCCTCTGATTCTAATTTTTTTATAAAAATATCAAACTCTTCGTGGGTAAAGTATTCAATGTCAGTGACTTGACCATTCTTTTCACCATCTTTCCAAATTGGTCTTTTACCGTAATCTTCAGACAAGTCTAACTCTTCATGTGTCTTTCTTATTATTGGCGTTATGGCCAACATTATATTTCTTCCTTTAATATCAAAACTACTGCCATTGTCTTGTTGTTCGTTTTCAGTAATTAATGTCCAGTACCCATTTTTATAATCTCTATATGGAAGAATTATTTTGTTGTTGTATTCTGATGTTGCATTAAATACATATTCATTAGTTGTAGAAACATAAAAGTCTAAAGGCTTTTTCCTTTTGTTTCCAGGCATAGTATTTAACATTTTAACATAATCTATCATGTAGTTTGATCTATCAATACGACTTGAATCATCTCTTACATCACCTAATATACCACCAAATTCTTCTTCATGTTTTTTTATATATCCAGATATTAAATTTATCTGTAATCTATTGGGCGCTATTTGATTAATTGATTTATTAATCATGCACAGATATTGTGGAGATATAGCGTATGGTCTAATTGCAACCAAGTATTTTATCTTTTCATTTTTTCTAATATCTCTTGCAATATGTGTAAACACATCACCAATTACTGCATCGTATACAAACATGACTCCATCAAAATGGCTTTGTTCTAATCTGGTTATTTCACCAGGGTTAAAATTACCACCAAAATAATAGAAGTTCATGTATCTATTATCTCATATATCCTGAAAGTATGTAGTAGCCAAGCCATAAACCAATGATGCCAGCGACACCAGCAAAAACTGGTGGTGCTGGAACTGGTAGCTTAAATGCAGCAAATACTACACCGCAACCAAAACCTGTAAGTATTGACAGGAATATGTCTTTCATTTTTCCTCCTCAGATGGTAAAAGTTTTTTTAGCTCTTTATACTCTTGTGATATTTTTTTCATTGAGTGATAGTGTGGATAAGCATCTCCTACTAACCCATACTCATCAAAGTATGCGATCTCTGGCTCAATTTCATTAACAAACTTTTTAAGACCAGACTGAACATCTTCAATATATTCGTATGCCCAATCACGAGAGTCAGATAAAAACTTGATAAAGTTTTCTTTGTGCACGTCGTTGTCAGACTCTTGTTGCTTAGTGCTATTAAAAACATCTTGCACCTTTACTAAAGACATAGCTAGGGTTAACATTCTTTGTCTAAGCAGAATAACCTTTAATGTCAATAAAATTGATGCCGTACTAACAGCAACAAGCAATAGTCCAATTATCATTGTAGTTAAATCCATTTATTTTACCGCTTCCCTAGATACTAACACAATTGCACCCTCCATCTCAAGAGCATTCTTAAGCTGAACAACATACTGTAATGCTTTTATTTTTTCATCATGATTCATAGAAATAAAGTCATACTCATTAAGTTTGATTGTAAGGAAATGATCATTGTCTATTAGTTTTACTGAAAAACCTTTAGGAGCAGTAATAGAGTGAAATGCTCTACGCATTGAATCAGTGTACATTTACTTTAATCCTTTTTCTTATCAACAAAATTAAATACTTCTTCAAGTGTTTCCCAGCCCATGTCTTCATCAACTTCTAACGCTGCAAGAAATATATCCCATGTTTCATAAACATACTGTGTTGCAAGTTCATTTGGCTCAACAAGATCGTTGTCAACTAGGAATGCAATTGGAAGTCCAATATCGTTATATTCAATAAAATCCTTAAAGTATTTATCTGACTTATAGTCCATCCATAGTTCACCTAGTATTGAGCATATTGACTCAAAACTAGTTACTTCTTTTCTATTGTTAGACTTGTCCACATTTGACCCCATTTTTCTTTAGTTCTATGTCTACTAAACTCTCTGGATATTTCACCGTTCTCTAAGTATATACCGCCCCAAACACCCCACTCTTTGCCTGACACACCGTTAGCAAAGCATACCCTTTGAACTGGGCATGACTGACATAAGGAATCTATTTTTGGTCTTAAAGATTCATCTTCTTCGTATTTATCAAAAAATAAATTAGTATCTGAATCAAAACAACGTCCTTCATCTTTCCATAAGTGTTGTTTCATATTTATACCTTATATCTATTTGGAATATCCCACCCATTGCGATCAGGTACAAAGTTTTTAGCTAAAAACCATTTTCCATTACGATAGATTCCATTGATAGCTGTCTTTGCCATATCAGATTGCTTTGTTTCTACAACTGTCCAGCCATCCCAATGTAGATTGTAGTTCTTTGCAACAATCTTTTCCATTGTGTTTAAATTATTTATAATCATTTTTACCCCTTTAGTATCGGAAAATTCCAACTTCAATGTTATTTTGTTCTGCAGTCGTAACAAGTTTAGATACAGGCTGCTTAGGTTTACTAAGAAAAGCAAGATAGTTGACACTCTTGATATTTTCTTCAATGTACCATGTAGGCACCTGTATAAACTTAATCTTTCGTCCACGAGACTTCATACCTCTTTCTGAAAGATTACAAAACTCAGAAACAAAAGAGTTAACTGCAGCAGGTCCTGCTGAGTAAACTAAAAATTCTTTGTCCCCATCTTGCATTCCAGAAAGAGCGACACCCATAGCACGAAGAAAGACTTGATAATCATCAAAGTCAGTTGTTCCATGCACCGCTACTATCATCAGAATTTCCATTCTTTAAACTATCCAAAATGAATAGCATCTTATCAATATCCCGATTTGACATATTGTTTGTATCAATTGGCCTTACAGTTTCTGGATTAACCAATCCTTCAACAGTATCAGCTGTATAAAACATATTGTCATGAACCCAATATGCATGATCTTCTATTATCAAAACCCTAACCGTATTGTTTTTCAAATGCTTTCTTGCTTGAGAAAGCGGTTTTGGCTTTTCAAAAAGATCATTAGGGATAAAGTTCTTTACTATTTTGTGTATATCACTTTGTGTATATACTACCTTAGAAAAGTACTTATCCTTCTTTTTTACTGCTACTATAATTATAGAGCATACCACTATCAATGTCAAGCTGATAGCTAATAACTCAATCATTAGTTTTCCTTTTTAGGATGCTTAACAGTATAATTATCAATAATAGATTTAATTGTACCGTTTTTATTTAAACGAACAATCTTTCCGTTTTTAATCTGTGTTGGATTAAATGATCCAGATTTCTTCTTTGGCATTAGATATTACCATTTTCTGTTGGCTTAAATATGTGTGTCAGTGATTGAGACGTTGTGTAGTCTTTACCAAAGTCAGCAAACAATGCTTTATCTCTTTCACGATTAGCAATTCCTCTTGACCATGAGTAACCTGCGTCTCCACCCCATGCAAGCCACATGATGTATCCATTAGATGGGTTTGCTGAGTTGCCCCAGTCCTTACCCTTCTTATCTACTTCATGGCGTGAGAAGTATGAGTACATTCTCTTAACAGTGCTAAGAGATATTGTTTCTCCTCTTGCTAACTGCCCTGCACGAGTCCAACCAACTGCAGTTCCTGCACCAGTTGCTTTGCCATCTTCTTTAAACTTAAGTGCTCTACGAGCTGCAGATCTTGCACCAGCAGGTGGTGAGTAACCTTCTGCTTTTGATACTGTATCTGTATCGTATTCAACTGTGTCATCATCTTCAAACAAGTCATCTGCTTTTGCTACTGGAACACAGTTAGGAACCATCCTACCGCCTTCTCCAGGCTTCATTCCACGTTGTACATATCCATCCCAACATGGTGCTTTCTTGTTCATTTCATCTTGACAAACTGGACATTCTGGGCAATCAACATTTAGCTCTTTGCATGTTTCGCATCCACAACCTTGATATGCTTTACCAATTGATGCCTCTGCTGGGCAACAATGAGATTTGCCAATTGATGAGTCGTACATAGCCATCTCTACCTCTGAATCCATTGTATGATTTTCCATATCTGCTATAGTTGCATCCTGATACATCATGCCAATACTGTATGCGGTTGGCTTCCACTTACCATCTTCTTCTTCATAAATTCTAACAGCCATTGCTGGATTTTCTGGTGGCATAGACTGAATTGCATACTCTGTTCCAGGAACTCCGTATACCCCACCCTCAACCATAATATGTTCTACAACACCATGGACAAGACCCTCAGATGTTGTGCCCATAACAAAGTCGCCTTCTTTTATCATATAAAGATTATATCAGAATTCTTTGGGCTTTACGACTCTTTTTAGCTCTTGAAGAGACCACTTCTCTTGTTTGGAAAGCTTTGCGACCTCTTCTTGGTTATAAGATTTTTTAGTTAATGATATTAGAGGGTCATCTTGAAGAAAGTCTATGTCAACATATCCTTTTTCCCAAAGCACCATAAGCTCAGCATTAACAAAGTTAAGGTGGTCATGATACAACTCTGGCATTATTTCTTTGACCTTTGGAGTAAAAGAGTATAACATTTCACCAGTATCAGGGTCTACACCAGCGACCTCTATGCCACCCTCAAGAATAAGGTTATCTATTATTTTACTAATAGAGTCATCATCAAACATCTACAAAGTCCAGGAACTCTTGACGAGTCTTTGCACCATTCATACGTTTTACTTCTCTTCCATCTTCTAGAAGTATGTATGTTGGTACAGACTTGATACCAAACTTTTTAAGTAGCTCTATTTCCGTATCTGCATCAACAAAAATAAAATCAATTACTCCATCTTTTTTTAGCTCTTCTGCTATTGGTCTGGTACGCTGACAAGGATTACACCACTCAGCAGTAAAGTATAATACGTGACTCACTTGCCAGACTTCTTTCTAGCCTTTGCAAGAGCATCAAAATCTTTTACCTTCGTATCACCTAAGTATCCCCATGCATAACCGTCATTAATCATCATGTCATTAAGAGATTCTGTGTCTCCATTAATATATACCCATCCTAAAATGCGACCATACTTTTCAGATGAATCCATTTTCTCAGTCTTAATCACAACAGACTTGGCATCCTTTAAAGCCTTTTTTAAATACTCCTTGGACTCAAGTCCTAGAGCTTTTTCTTTAAGATCCTTTGTGCGAGACTCAGGGGTATCAATGCCAGCCAGTCTTACACGAGATGCAAATAGGATATCAAACCCTAAATCAATAAGAACGTCAATGGTATCTCCATCTACTACATTCTCTACTTTTCTTACATAGTATTCATACATTATTTTCTCCCCCATTTAACTTTATTCCAACCACGCTCATGGAAGTAATAAAGGATTGTTTTTGTAAATACCTCAAAACTTGCAATTGCTCCAGCCGTAACTGGCTCTTTTGTTATTGCCCAAGATATTACAAAAGTATCTGCTGTACCAATTATACGCCATGTAATAGACTTTAATGCTGACCTTTGTTTGGTTACATTCATGATGGCCACTCCATGTTCTTGGGACCCTTGGCTAAAGAACTATAAACTTTATATACCCATTTCTTTACGCTTTTGCGTAGCCGATATAGCATGAATGTCTGCCCCCAAATCTACTTGTTCAATCTTATACCCAACATCACGACCATAAACAATGTTAGTAATGTTAGGTAGTCTTAGGACTAATGCACCATCCATGAACTCATCCCTAGCGATATATCCCTTGACCTCATCAAATGTCAGTGGATCCTTTTCGCTTGTGTTGTAGGTATTGCGGACACCCAAAAGCACTTGATCAGTTCTCTTTCCAGCTTCCTTATAAAGGGCATGGTGTCCTTCGTGCCATGGTTGATAACGACCAAGCATTAAAGTCGTTGGAGCTGACCAATCATGAAGTTTAAACTTTTGAATAATATGCGATGCCTTTGCATCAGCGTTTAAATTATGACTGATGAATGCTACATCAAAACTTGTTGGTCTTTCAAACATTTTGTTTGTATCTTCAAACCTACCCTCAGCAAGTGTATCCATAAATACAAGAATGTCTGGCTTACCAAATGCTGCACGAGTTAAATCTGTAGGGCATACAAAGTCAACAACAACTGGAGCAACCCCCTGTTTTGCAATAAGACGAGCCATTTCTCCCATACGACGAGCCTGCTCAAGTCTATCTTCTGCACTAAAACCTAAGTCTGAGTTTACTGTTGCTCTAACCTCATCTGCATTAAGATGAATAGCATTTATGCGTTCTTTTAGTGCCTTCGCTAATTCTGTTTTACCAGAACCTGGAAGACCTATGATCTGAATGATCATGCGTGTGGTTCCTCTGTTGCTTTGTTTTCAATAAGCTTGTCACGCTCATCAAGTATTGTTATTGCAAAAGACATCATTTTCTTATAACTATCTGGATTGTTCATGATGCTATTATAGTGATGTCCACAAAACATTAGTATTCCCTCAATGCCTGTTACTTGAACTAATGCTTCTGCTGCACAAGAATCACAACGGTCTGTTGCTTTCAAGATCCATTCTGGCTTAACAGTCTCATCTTTAATCATTGTAGTCATAGTATACCTTTACTTTCTATTATCAGTGGAATAAAAACCACTACCGTTAAAAACTGCTCCTATATTAGAGTATACACGAACTAAGCTAGCATTGCAAGTTTCACATGTATAACCAGGATCGTTTTCCTTAATAGATCTTTCTTTTGTGTACCGTTTTGCACAAGGCATACAGTCATATTCATAAACTGGCATAATTAACAATCATGAATCCATGTAACAATGGCATATTTTTCACCAGATGTAACTGGGTGTGCTATATGTCTATAAGCATAATTAGACGGAAACACCAATAATGACCCAGCTTTTGGCTTAATCTTTATTCCAAAGTTAACGAACTCAATCTCTCCCCCCTCGTAGTCTTCATTTAAATAAACTATGGGAGACACCACCCTTCTAGATGATGTATCTCCATCGTAATGTGCTTTGTAGTACTGTGAATCTGTATATTTTAATAAGCTATTGCTCTCTGTGTAAAAAAATGTTTCATTTATATTAAACATTGAACGATAACTATACAAGTATACATTAAGAATTTTATTAAACTTTTCATTTATATTTTTTAGATCTTTATCTGTCTCTGAGGCTTTTTTCAAAGAAAGTGAATAGTTTGTTCTTACTTTATGTATTCCAAGGTTAGCATTTTCTTCTTCACTTTTAACTTTTCCTTTTGAAAAATATACTTGAGATTCTTGGTCTGAAGATATATTACTTATAGTAATAAGGTCTTCAGCCAAGCCATCCCAAACATCTTCATATATAGCAATTACACCAGCAAGCGTATATGTTGGCTTAATTGAGTTTAACAAGATTAATCACTTAACCTTGTTACCAAACTTAGCCCAGACTCTTTCATGTAAGAAATATCCAAGTGCTTCCCAACCAATGTAAAGAAGAGCACCAAGACTTGCATACTCCCACTCACCAGTAAATAAATAAATTACTCCAGCAACTCCAACAAGGTGAAAAGTTTCCCAACTTGCTGTTTTTAATAGTGTTCTTTTAGTTGATTCCATTATAGAGCCACTGAACCCTTTCCTCCGCCAGAAGACTTCTTTGCTACAGTCTTTGCTGATTTCTTTGCAGCATCTGCAGTTGTAGCTTTAACAGGTGTTGCTGCCAACTTGTTTAGTAGTGGGGTATTCTCTTCACCAGTATAAACTGGACGGCCCCAACCAACTACAGCATTAACTAGCTTCTTCTTATTGTTCTTTACATATGCACGAGTCTTTTCTACGCACATACCACCATTACGCTGATCTCCCTTTGCAGTTCCAGATGTATTTCCTTCAATAACTTGTATAGTTCCATCTCCATTGTTCTTAATGCAAAGACCAACATGTGAAATACGATTTACACCATCATCTGGGAAATCAAAATAAATCCAGTCTCCTGCTTGTGGGTCATCGTTACGAGCATCTGACCAACGCTCAGCCTTCTTAAACCAGTCTGCTGCTGCTACTGTTGATGCTGACTTAGGGAATGATTTTACTCCCGCAGTAAACGCACACCAAGAAACGAATGACTGGCACCATGGTTGGAAGTTAACCTTTATCCATGCACCGTACTTTGTTTCGTTATCTTTTGGGCCTTCAATCGTGCCCACTTCTTTCTTTGCAATATCAATGATTGCTTCTAGTGATCCTTTAGTTGCCATTTTACCCTCCTATAGGTATCTATCTATTATAGCATTAGGAGGCTTTGTGTGTCAAACGATAATGAGTTCTTATTCTATGACAGTTAGCACAGACTACCTCACACTTTGCTATTTCTTTTTTAATGGCTGCCCAAGAAAATCCATCATGAATCATTCTTGAGATGTTATATTTTTTATCATGCAGGTGATCAAAATCTAAAACTATATGATTATTAACGCCACAGTCTACACAGCCAGATGACTCTTTTATTTCAGACAGTCTTTTTTTAAACTGTTGCTTGTTGTAGTGAACCAACTCTTTGTCAGTCATAGACTTTAATTATATCAACAAATATTAAGCCCCACACAGGCAATTCACCTGACTTGCGCCACGGTCTCTATCCAATGGGTAACTAATCCATCACTAAGGTCCTGTGTGGGGACATTTATATTGTACTACTTGATTTTGATTGTCTTAGGCTTCTTTTCTTCAGGAACAATGCGTACTACATTAATGTGTAGCATTCCATCCTTTAGCTCTGCAGAAGTCACTTCCATGTATTCTCCAAGAGCAAAAGACCTTACAAACTTTCTACCTGCGATACCTTTATGAACTACCTCTACATTTGCAACCTCAACAATCTCACCCTTGATAATTAATGTTCCATTATCTACTGAAACATCAATATCTTCTTTTGAAAAACCAGCGACAGCCAGTGAAATCTTGTACGTATCTTCATCTAGTTTGATAAGATCATACGGAGGGTATGACTGTGAGTTTGTTTTGTGTGCTGTATTTAGGCGACTTAGCTCTCTGTTGAAGCCAATAAAAAAAGGATCATTGAATAGATCCATTGCATGTGTTACTACCATTTTATTCCCCTTTCAAGCGAATAAGTTAATGTACCCCCGTAGGCAGTACAATTCTATTATAACATATTATGAAATGATTCAGCAAGGTGTAACTGCTGGTGAAGTCCCCAGTGAGGATGGCCAAGCTTATCGTCAGCAGCAAAATCAAAAAGATCTGCAGCGTACTCTTGATGACATGTCCTAGTTTTCCCGTCATTAATAAAATCACCTAAAAAGTAACTATCTAAATTGATTCTATAAAGAATATCAGAATACGATGTATCATTATAAGAAGTCCACAAAAGTTTAACATTGTTAGTCTTACAATATTGATCTAACATCTTCATAAACATCAAATTATAAAAAATTGGTACTTCTTCTGGAATTACCTCATCTCCACTATGTGGTAGCTTTGAAAACTTTTCAATTTTACTATTATTAATAAATATGTTTTGTATATACGCTCTATCTTGATCAGAAATGTTTGGCTTTTTATCTACACCAAAAATATCTTTTACATATGGCATCTCCATTCTTGACATTGGAAATACACCAAGTATATATTCTGGATGATAAAATTCTTTAAAAAATTGAAATGCTTTTATTACTTGTGCTTGCATGCTGTCGCCACCTTTTGCTAAGCTGATATATGGCATATTTGTTTTTTCTGAGAGTAAGAATGGCCATGTATACTCTAGAGGTAGCCCAACACCCAAGGTTTGAGAACATCCCAAAACCAAAACCTTTTGATCTTTAAATTCTTCAGACCTATAGCCATATGAATTATATTCATAATATATTTGTCTGTTATCATTTAACATTATAGTTTTTCCAGGGTCTCTGGAACTCATTTTTTTTAAAGACCTTGAAAAAAGATCTAGAAAATTAACCTCAGTCATGCCAATATTTCCTTCCATCTGGAACTTTACTATACTTGTCAGGATATCCAATACCTGGCCTTCCATCTAATGCAAAATCAGCATACTGACCATTTACATCAACATAGTGCAAAAATGCCTGTGCCTGCCAAGATCCAACAGGTGCATCAAATGGTTCACGCCAATGCTCTAGACTAACACCTTTGTAAACTACCATATCTCCAGGGAGCGTAATATTTTCTTTTCCATCTACCCAAATATTCCAACTATAATTTTTATCATCTGTATTATAAAAACATCCTAGGTTAACTGTTGCTGATATCTCACAAGCAAACCTGTCTTTGTGTTTTTTGAGGTAATCTCCAGTTTTATATAGTCTGTGGTATGAATATGTTGGTAAAAGAGTAAGTCCTGTGGCCAGCTCAACTGTGTGATGCATTGCTACAAGTAGTGATTCTGTAATAGGGTTTGCATAGCCAACCTGTGTAGGAGGACTTATAATGTCATTTTTAATGTTTGGGTTTGAAATTGAATCAAAATATATTGCATTAGCAAGAATATTTGCTTCATTTTGTGTTAATGCATTAGATACTTTAACATAGCCATTTTTACTAAAGAGATAAGAATTCTCTTTATTTTTATCAACTGGATTAATGTATGACATCTGATTCTCCTAACTATTACATTGCTGGTCTGGCAAGACTTGAACTTGCGACATGGGCATTAACAGTGCCCCGCTCTGCCAACTGAGCTACAGACCAAAACCTTTATCTAGCAATAAATACATACCCTAAAACTTTTGGCAAAGAAGATAAAAAATCTCCAAAAGTTTTTGATTGATTTAGAGTTACATACTTTGTTGCTGCTACTACGGTAGCTCCAGAAGTTTGAGAAGCTGCAACATTTGATACAACCCCGTTATACATTGTTACAGGAATATCTCCACGTGTAACAAGATCAAGTCCAGGACCACGATTTGTACTTGGAACCAGGTTTACTTGAGAACTTTGCAATGAGCCAACACCGATTACGTCAACGACACAAGATGGAAAGCCAACGATTTTGTCTGATCTATCGTTACCAGTTGCAGCAAAAGTTGGAATATTTTGTGCCTTTAAAGATGCTACAGCATTGATAGTATTAGTATCTGATGTGCAAGCCAATAGGTTGTTTTTTGATGTACCTGATTGACTAATAGATACAGCATCAATACTATATTTTGATGCATTCTTTGATACCCAGTCAATTGCTAAGGCTAAAGACTGTGGCTGGTTTCCTGAGTTACCCTGTGCCGTAATGTCTGCAATTCTAACAAATACAATCTTAATGTTTGGATTGATTGCTAAAGCTGCCTGTGTCATGTTATGACCATGATACGTAGCATTACCAATGTTTGCAGGCCATACCTTTGAATTTGCTGAACCAACACCCTCCATGAACGCTAGTCCATTTGGGCAAGAACGGTTTACAGTGAAGCATGCTTCATAAATTACGGATGGAATCTTTGCAGAGTCTACTGCTGTGTCAATGATTGCCAATACCTTTTGATCTTGTGCCTGTGCTGGCTCAACTGCCATTAGTGCAAGTACTGCTGATAGTGCTACGATTACTAGTTTCTTCATTTTGTTACCCCTTTTTTGTTTGTTATTGTTGTTTGATTTTAAAAACTACTTGACAAGGGTCTCCGCCCTCTTCCCATTCTTGCATTTCTTCATCTGTCATGTAACTGTCACCTTCGTGTGTGTTACAAAATGGTTCTGTAATCCAGCCACGTTTGATTCCATTTTCCATCCAGATTTCAAATTCATCATAGTCAGACTCTAATGCCTGAATATCTTTTAATATTTCTTCAAACTCTTCGTTCATATTATAAGTATATCCTTATCCTTGAAGGATGTCAACTGGACCAATACAAGATGTACTGTATGCAACCGCTGCATTTAATGCTAGAGTCAGACGACGCTTGGGATCTTTATGATTTTGGGTAGCATGAAGAGAACCCATAGCGAAGTCTGCCCCAGATCCTATAGCACAGAAATCTCTGTCATAGGAAACCAATGTAAGGCCATCTGCATCATGTTCATACAGCTTTCCTTTTACTCCAATTAATAGTGATAGCTCACTATCTTTACCGCCAATATCCCACTCACTATAAAATGATTTAAGTGATTTTAGGAATTTACCATGCATAAACTTATCAGGATTGCCTTCTAGAGCAGGTGGAATAAAGTTATATTGAATAATCTGCCCATCAAATGTTCCTGCAAAACCAAATATGTAAGGACCTGATTTCCATATTTTTGGTTTGTCAATAGGAACAATGTAGGTACCCTCAGATGCCCCACGTTCTCCAGCAAGGTATACCTTACCGTCCTTCATTATCCCTGCAATACAAGTCATGCCTACCCCTAAGTCACTATATTACTAGTATACCAGAGGTAGGCATGAGTGTCAATTAGCCTAAAATATGACTAATTAGCTTTTTTATCTACAGTTTTAAATGCATCATTTATTTCTGCGATAGTAAGCTTGCCATCGTCCAAAAAAGCTCGTGCCAGTCTTTCAATAACTGTTGCCACTCCTAATAGACCTGCAAGCATTACTGCCTGAATTGTATCAATTCCTACTACTGCTCCAGCACCAAGTACTGATAGACCAGAAGCAGCAAAGACTGCTACGATACGCATCAAAACATTTGTCAAAGCTTTTTGTGGGTGCTCCTTTTTTGGAGCTTCTACTACCTTTTTTCTAGTTGCCATTTTATTTTTCCTTTCGTAGTGGTATTGTGATTAGCCATACAACTGTGGTTGCAAGCACTGCAATCCCAACAATGTCTCTGGCTGATCCTGTTAATGTTAGCCATGCTATAAAGAAACCAAGAAGAGTAAAAGCTTGTGCGATTACTTCAACTCCAGCGTCTTTCAGCCATGTGAAGAATCCCTTCACAACTTTTTTGATTATTTTCATATTATCTCCTCATCCCAATCATTACGTTTGCAATCTGTGAAACAATGATTACTGGAATAATGACTTCCTGGGCCTTTTCTCTCTGATCATCTGTCATATCGCTACCTAATTCAGAGAAATTAGATAGTAATTCTGCTACGTCCACCTCAAGTACTGCTCCAATTGGGTCTGCTAAAAATGCTTCTGTTTGTACTTCTGTTACTGCATCTGCTAATGTAAATGGCATTGGTGTATCCCCTGCAGATTCTGCTCTGTCAGTAAACTCAACAAATGCTTCAGCAAGTGCTGGGTTAGACTTCATCTGTTCAGCAATCTGTGCAACTTCTGACGGCTTAATACCAAGGTCTTCTGCAACTTCTACTTTTGCTTCTTGCGTCAATGCTTTGAGTGTTTGACTTACTGCTG